AAGTGCCTCTTTTATGCCAAAAAGTTGTTCAACGCTATCTAATGCCCTAAGGAGGGTTACACCATTTTCAACAGTGACAAAGCTCTTTATGTAACCTTCACAGAGGCCATCCAACTCAGAGTAAAGGCGAACGGTGATGTCCATGTTGCGCCCATAGCTCTCTGTCTGTCCAGCCCACACAAAGGAAAACGCAATGGCAGGGCCACTCGGATAGTAGTACTTAACGACGATGGTCTTATCATATTTATCCCTAACGAGACGCTCATATTCTTTGTAGGCTAATGCGCTAGGGTTCCAACTCATGGACCCTGACGGTGTTTGGCCCTCCTCATGGATATTGACTTTTACATTGTAAACCAATGGTTGCGGCCCATCGGACCCTGGCCATTTCTCTGCGCCTTTAAAGAAGGTGATATTCTCGTCTCCCCAATAAACTTCGCAGCGTGGTATCAGTAAATCTCCGCCCATTTTATTCTCCTTGGTTATGCGTAATGGTTTCTCATTTGTTCAACTGCCATGCTAAGCCTCGTTACGACAATAGTTGCCAGTTCTTCTGGATCTTGGCCCGGTTGTTGGTGTATGGTGATGGGGGCACTAAGGGTCAAATCTCCGTATCTTTGGGATGCAGTTTCACTGTAAGGTTTGACATCTTTGGGTACGGTATCATTAGGTATCAACACCATTCTAAATTTGTCTGCCCCGCCATATACATTTGGGCCCCCAGTCATTGCACCCCTAAACAGATTTTTACCCCCATTTCGTGCTATAGCCGCATCAAACCCACTGGAACCTGGTGCCCCACTATTCCATCCTCCGGGGTTTGAAGTGGTGAAAACTAAGGCCCCGCTTGGTATTTTACCTGCTTTAACAGCCGATAAATAATCTGAATTTTTAATTACGTTTGCATTAAAATTACCATAGGGGCTTCTAATTTGTTGTGATCCGCCTAAACCGGGTAAAGATTTCCATCCAAAACTATTTATAAGCTGAGAGGCTAAGCCCCGGGGGTTATTTCCCACGTCTTTCCCGGTTGCAACAGGGTTCGGTATCCTATTCATGGCCATGGTTTCTAGAACTGCTGTTACACAGAGGCTACCAAGTCTGTAGGCTAATTTTTTTGTACTCCCCAACTTCAATAGAGTAGGACTAAACCCTACAGACCCCATCGCGCTCAGGTCAATGGGTTCTCCACTAGTTTCCACTAGTAGTGGTAAGCCTGAAGGTGTGGTTGCCCCCTGATTCTTAAGAGAATCATCCCCAAGAGAAAGTTTAATTTGATTTAATTCAGATGTGTAACTTTTGGTAGTTAAGCTAATCTGCTCCAAAGCAAATAACATACTATTTAGAATACCCATCTTGTTGCTAATTACAAAGAGGGCCGACTTTAGATTGCCTAAGGTAGTTGCGGATGTTTGGGTGTTTTTTGCGGTTCTGGCGGTTTCAGTTGCGGTTCTGGCAGTATTGGGATTGATTTTGGCTATGTTTGTTGCCGTTCTGACATTGGATGTTGCGGCAGCAGTTATTTGAGCTGGAGACGGCCCCCCGGTGGCAGAAGTAGTTGAGCCACTTGGTTTTCCACCTAATATGGCCTTGGCTTCTTCTATGTAAGCCTTCAGTTCAACAATTCTATAAATGTCTAAGTTCTTTTTGGTATTAATTTCTGCCTGGGCACTTGCAATACCTGCTTTTAGGTTACCCGGCCCCATTATACTTTGATTATAGGCATTCTGCCTGGCCCTAGCCTTCATTTCCTCTCGCTTAGCCTCATCGAAATCCTTCCAAGCCCCTTCCTGATGGGTCACCATTCTAATCCAAGCCAAAAGAGTGGCCAAGCCTCTGATTCCCATTTCTAGTAACTGGAAGGCCCCCGTCAATGGCAGCATAAGGAAAGCTATCAGATTAAATCCATCTTTTACTATACCTAAAGACCTACTTAGATCTCCCATTATCTTGAATAAGATCTCGGTAGTTTTAATAAACCCCTGGAAAGAACCCCAAATGTTCTTAAAAATTTCTGACAGTGGTTTCTCCAACAGTTGCCCAAATTTAGCACCTAATACAGCACCAAGCAAAGGTCCTACAATGGGAATCCACCCCAACAGCACCGATCCTATTGCGGCACCAATAGCCGGACCAGCGCCAGATGCCAAAGAGTCAAATATATTCTTCCCTTGAAACAAAGAAATTATAGTCTGCAACGCAGCCCCAAATAAAAGGAGTCTCCCTGAAAGCCCTCTAAAGGTTTCTCCGATTCTAGCTATGTTGGTGGCCGCTACACCCCGAGCTAATCCCCCTATATTAGCAGCTCCCCCCATAGCTAACCATGATACCGACCGGGCCAACCCTAAACCAACCGCTCGTGGTGCGCCGGAAATAACCCCCGAAGCCCTGGCCATTAACCTAGGGGCTGCACCCAAACCCCTCTCAATAAAGGTCCCAAGCCTGCCAAACAATGACAACAATCCGAAAGTAATAATCTGCTGAATGATGGGCATACCGACAGTTAATGCTGCCAATATGGACATTTGCATCGGGGCAGCTTGGAACAAGGTTTGTATCGTATTGCCAATTACCTTAAAGAGGGACTCAAATACTAACTTAACTCCTTCAAACCCTTTCGTCGCTTTCCAACCTTCAGCCAAACCTTCGGCGAATGGCCCTGTTGCCACAATGTTTGTAGCTCCGGACATAATGTCGCCCAGCATTTTAAGGGTTGATCCAATGGCACCGCCAATGGTTTTGCCGACGAAATGTGGTAAATCAGTTTGAAATAACTTCGTAAAGAGGTCTTTATTTATACTAGCCAAGTCCGCGCTTGGCTTCATTAGCTTATTTCTAATTTCGTTGAAACCCCTTAAGCCAAATTTACCGTCTAGGAGGCTGATTAAATTGGCCAAAGCCAAAGTAAAACCCCTAGCCCCGGCAGACTTTTTGATCGCTTGTCCGGCAGGGGAGTTTATCCCCATGCCATTGGCAAGATTTTCAAATCCTTTAGAGAAATAAATGAAACTTCTGTAGAAACTTTGTGCCGTGTCAGCAAGTGGCATCATTATATCGGCAATACTCCTCAATGGGTCCCAGATTTGAGGGAGTATCGCTGTCAACTCACTAAGTGGCAAACCGAAACCTTTTATGATTTTAGAAATTATTTCAAATAAACTATAGTCTTCTTCTGCTGCTAGTGCCGCATCTTTAACCACTTGCCCTTGTTTATTTAGGTAACGACCATACTCATCAATTGATTTGCCAATTTTACCAAACTTTCTACCAAGGCCAAATAGACCTACCTCCGGGTCTAGGAAAGAAGATCTAAACGCTTCAAGGAAACCACTTGTCGAGTTTTTATATGCCTGAATGACTTCATTCGGCAGGATCATGTCAAGCAATTCCATGACGACTCTAACCCGGTCAGGTCCCCCTGCTTTTGTGGCCGCCAGTTTCTTCTGCATCTCCGGGTCTTGGAATGCGCCTGTAAAGATAGGGTTGTTCCTGAATGCCACGTATTTTTGGAACATCTTCGGACCAATAGCCGGGGCATTAATCAATTGTTCGATGAGCTGGGGGGTTCCCAAAGGTGATTTAGTTGGGTTGCCCATACCAATCAACACGGACTTCTCTGTTAACTTCTGGATTAGAACTCCCAAAGAATCCATCTTATCCCCAACTTTAGCCCCAAACTCTTGGCCCAATTTTGTGAACCCCTTTGGGTCATTCCCCATTGCGGTCATTACCGTGTCAGAGAGCAACTTCCCCTGCTTAACGTAATCTTCAGTGGCCCCTGGTAAAGCAGCAGCAGATTGTGCGAGCTTATAGTTAATTCTCTGCAGTTCTCTCATTGCTGAAGAGAAGTTTGGGAACAAGTTCAGCCCCTTACGTTGACTGATGGCAAACAAACCCCCAGCAGCCTGGATGTCTGACATTTCATCTTTAATTCGTTCCCCAAATGCGCTTGCAAAATACTGGAAGGGCTTTTCCATAAGATTGACGCCCATTTGGAAGCCGCTCAGTATGGCCCCAGAAATTGTGTTGGCAATCTGATAGCCCATGATCTGTGAGGCGAACCCATCACCACCATATCCACCGTAGCCACCACGGCCATATCCCCTTCTACCGTAGCCACCACCGCCACCACCTCTTCGTTGGGTTTGATTTAACCTTTGAGCAGCAGCATTGGCAGCATCGAGAGCCCTGACATAGTTATTCATCTGAGTGTTCAATGGCACCACAGCTTGACCCAGGGTTTGGAAGTTTGTCCGTAGCTGGTTTAGGGTGCCATTAATCCGGTTTAACTCGGGAGTAATATTATCAGTAAAATTCCCGCTTAAGTTAAATTCTCTTTGCGTATTACTCATCGTTTTGGTACATTTGTAGGATATTCATATCTATTTAAACCACCCTCGACATTTGGATTAGATGCCGGTGTTTGTACGCCTGCAACCTGTCGGGCAGTTTCACTATTACTGGAAAGTAATTTAGAGACAGCATCAGACACAGAGGGCAAAATCGACGTTCGCCCAATTAACGCAATATTGGCAAGATCCCTGCCACTAGTAACCTGATAAGGTGGCACCTGAACAAATGAAACGTCAACCGTAGCCCTCGTTGCATTGCCCGACAGATCCCTCATCAATTCCTTTACATTAACGCTCTTAATCACAAAGTACCCGCCATCAGCACCGTTCAACCCATTTCCATACAGTTTATTATTTGCCTGGACGTAATAGACCGGAACTTTAATGTATTTGTTTTTGGTATCCAGGGTGAAATTCATTAAATTTTCTAATCTAGCAATTTTATCCTCAACTGACCTACCCCTTGAAAAACCCTCCACAAGGGCATCCGATAATGTAAGGTCTCTCATGCTCTTTGACCCCGAGATAACGGGCGGCTGATTAGTACCAAACATAGGGACACGCTCGACTTGGGCTTCGCTGTTCCATGAAATGCTTTCAGGGGCACAAATAAAATTCCAACTACCAGAGAGTGACTCCGCGAGAGACACACTAAGGTCAGAATTTGCAAAAAGATCCCCTAAAGGTAACCCCCCAGATCCCGACAAGTAATTAAAAAATTCCTGGCCACCCAATGAGGAGCCCCCACCTTTAAGGTCAGGCAGAGACAAGGCAAGATCCATCTCCTTAGAGAAAGCGGCAGTTATGTCGGATTGCGGGATCGATGAAAAAACTCCTGAGGTATCACCAAAGGCCTCCCTAGCATTTAAACTTGCTTTTGATTTTGGATTAACTAACCAAGATGCAGATTCCCTGGCAGCTCCCGAAAGAGCTGGTATAATAGAAAAAGTTACATCAGGTCCATTTAACCCCTTTGTGAAAATTGTAGACCCATAATTAGCTACGGGTTCATTGGATGCACCTGGAAACCACCTGCTGGATTTCCCGCTACCTACTGCTGCCCCACTTATGTTCCCTAACAGATTCTGAAATACATTACTAGCTGCAGTCTGAGCCAAATTTATTCCAATATTCCCTAAAACTCCCCCTGCCCCTGATGGTGATAAAGTATCAGTCAAAAATTGATTGAAAAGTTGCCCCCCAGCAGAAAGAGCGCTCCTCTCGATTGATGGCAGAATATTATCGAATGCTGTAGGCTCCACCCCGAGAACCTGTCTCCATTCCTCCGGAGTTACTTGATTCAATGCGACGTTAATAACAGACCCGCCTAAAGTTTGAACTATGCTATTCCCTAAGCTATTAATGGCCCCATTAGCCGTAATGGGGAATGTAGGGATCACCCCACCAGAAAAATTAGCCATCAGGACCACCCCCTATTACGTACTTTTCGGTGTTGGGGCGCCTTCTTCTTATTTTTTATGTCGGTGTTCTTTTCTAAGGAATCCAACGACTTCTCGTCCATCCTGTAGGTACACACCCAGCCCTGCTCAGTAGGTAAGATCTCAAATAGAAACTTGTATTTATCAAATTTAAATGAACCAGAGAAGGTTCCGTCCTCGTCCTGCAAGAAATTGTTCTTTGGGGAGGGGTAGCCCCCAGATTTATCTCTTATGGCATCCACCTTCTCACCAAACACACTATAAATAACTGCTGACAGAACCTTCTGGGCTCTTTCAGACGAACTCAAATTATCTTCAACAAAGTCTAATGATTCCTCTTGCCCATTAGAAAAAATACCGCCCAAGTCAAGGTGCTCTATGGATTCAGGATCAGGCCAAAAATCAGGCTCTACCTTACTTAGCAATTCGATGGCTTCGTCTAGCTCCCAATTTTCTAACTCACCATCTATAGAAAACTTAGAAAAAGCCGACAGCAACGATACATCCCCATCCTGAAAGCAATGGCTAAAATGCTCAGAGTAAGTCTCAGGAACGCATTCAAAATCCCCACGACTAGCTTCGTAAAGAAGACGAGCCATAGGGAGAGCTTTTGCGAGGTATGCTGAATCGGGATTCATTCATTGATGTTTATCTAAAAGAGTTTTACCCCCTTTGCCCCACCCTTGACTACCCAGGCATAGTACCAGGGGTTAGATACCAAGGGACAAATACCGAATGTCAAATACCGAATGTCAAATACCGGGCCCATCAGGTAGAAACCGGAATTTCCAAACAAATCTTAGCAAAGGCCTTTACTGCCTGGTCGTAATGGTCGTTTCTAGTATTATGCTCAGGGTTGTTGATTTCGTAATAAAAAGTTTCGTCCCATAACACCGTATCAATGTTCCATTTAGGGTTTGGTTCGCACAAGTCAAACAACTCGATAGGGCTACCTTTTACGGCATTGTCACACATATCCCCGGCAGCAGCTTTGTGCTTTGCCAGCTCACTAGGGTGCCCAATGTCAACTTTCATCCTATGTTTAGCCCACTCAGCAACGCCAATTTCCCCGTTTAGTTGCTCTTGGATTTTTTCATTGGGGCGACATGCCCGTGTGTTTGAGAAGTAAATTTGGTTTTTATCATCGCACAACTGAGTCCAGTCCCTATCTACAGTGTGAAGCAAGATTTGGCGTTTGTGAATAACGTCGTTGGGTTCCCCCTTGTGGGATGCTCTACAGATACTACCTGCTATGTCATCGGCTTCATAACCAAGACGCCAAAACCACGGAAAATACATCTGGCAGTAATTCCTACCTTCATTATAAACAAACCAGAAAGCATCTGATTTTTCACTCCGTGTCCCCTTATAGTGAGTGGCAAGTTCTTTGACATCGACTCCTCCAGCTGCCGCATAATCGACCCATGCTTGTTGAACTACTTCGGATTCTTTCATGAAATCATCCCTCCAGTAGTTATTTGTTTCTGGATTGCGATAATCCGCAGCAAATACAATACGGTAAGGGTGTCTCTTCATGAACTGTGGACCGCGATTTACGAAAAGTGCCCAAGCTCCACGAACCAGCTTCTTTTCGACTTCTTTGCTGAAGGATCCTTCAATTTTTGATTCATACCAACCCAAAACAGCAAAGCACATGACGTTGAAGTCAATGACTAAAAGGGGGCTAGGGGAAGTCTTTAAGACGATAGTTTTTTCGAGTTTAGGCCTGTCCGTCATCTTGGCATGGGGAGATCAATGTAGTATGTTGGAAGTCCGACTTCCTGCTCTTGGAATCTAGAGTCTGGGAGGCTTAGCCATTCCCCGGACTTGAATTCCCACACATCACAATCTACCATTAAGAAAGTTCCGTCATTGGCAGGGAATGCTACAAGGTAATCTTTATCTGTTGTGGGATAATCTTCGGCGATTTTCCAAAACCCTTTTACGATCTGATTGTTCATTTTTGATTAGTGGTATTTAACTCCATGGAAAATTAAGGGCTAAGTCTCGCTTTGTGGAGGCGCTTCTCCTTGTAGTAATTCCAGACATTTGGGGCCCATAGCGCTAATTCCGGAATAAAAGCATCACAAAGAGATTGGACCTCTAGTTGAGCATCTAGTTTTGCTCTGAGATCAATGAAGTGGAGGATTGAACGTAGGTTAAAAGAAACCACAAAGTTTTGACGAATGGCCTGTGCAAGGTAGTCGCGGATGTGTTCTTCGCACATTCCTTTAGCGTACCTATTGGCATACTTCTTACAGCCTGCTATAATCCAAGCGAATTCATCTTGTCTATCCTCTTCAGTCCAATCGTATTTTTTGCCTTGGCGGTTAGTATAGAAACCTGCCGGCCGTACATAAAATACATCTTCAACATCAAGCTCACCTTCTGCAACTTTAATAACCCTCTTTCCCGTATATCTTTGAGATTGAACATCCCAAGAAGTTCCGATACGATGAGTCCTACCTTGTGCCACAACACTGTGAACAAAACCGGCGCAGGAAAAAGTAATTTGAGGGTGCTCAAGACAATTTCCACAAATTGCAACCTTATTATTGCGTCTGACAATAAGAGCGCCAGTGCTCACTGTTGCACAATGAATTTCACCCCTATAGTCTACCCATTCTTCAGTATAAGTTCTAGACCTGGATGTTTGAGTAATTTCAACTCTAGGATAAATTCTATCTGTAACTCTCAAACAATAGAGGTCACTATGATTTTCATTACCCCTAGTTTCCGTGCTACAAGTAAATTTGAAATCGTTTACTGCGGCAAGAGCCTGAAGTTGTGAAGCAAGATGATAAGAAGTCGTAGCATAAGCCCAGGTATTTCTACGAGTTGTCCCGTCAGAATTTCGTAAACCATCTAAAAGATTAGCAACGCAATCTTTTTCCATCTTTAAGTATTCATGCGGAAGAACTTTTGCCCCTGTTAGAGAAAGGCAATTAGACTTCATCCACTTTCCAATATCTGGATGAGAAACAACAAACCTATCGTTTTCCGTTGGATAAAAATCTAGGTCTAATTCTAAACATAGATTCTGAAGATACTCAATCTTTCTTTCTCTTTTTAAATGAAACCGTAGTGTATTTGTACTAGTGTGAGCTTCTCCATCACCAATCCAAAACCCAACTAAGCTCCAGAAAACAGGATCATCAATTGGAGTGTCAATAGAACTTCTATGACTTTCAGAAAGGTTTCCACAAGTTGAATACCTGACAGGTTTATTGTAAACCTCTTCGGCTGCTATTGCATAACGTTGAGACCAGCTTCCATCCTTTTTTCTAGTTTGAATAACCATTCGGTGATCAGGACTAACTAAAAAATCTAATGCCTGACCATTTAAATGATACATTTTTCCTTCGTAATCCCATCGTTGAACTGCAGAAGGTTTTTCAAAATTAATGACACCAGTATTGGTATTATAGGCAGCCAATACCGTCCCCTTGGTCACACTTGGCCAAAATACCCATCCTTGTTCAGTCAGTACTTGGGTATCGGAGGAGTAGCAACCATAATGACCTCGTTCATTGGCTAAAAGTTCTCTTACAATCCACTCACCACACTCTTGGGGGGATGGGGGTTTAATGTGATGTATGGGAACTTCTGAATAATCCCCTTTGCCTGCTTGCCAAATAACAGTTTCAGTTAGCTGATAGCCATCCAACTTAACTACTTCTAATCGGGGGTCTAGCGACAACAAGTCACTTGATTTTACTGGTTTACTCATTTACTAAAAATTCAAATCAATTTCGTCTGCGCTGGCTTTAGCCGGATTGTACAAACCAGACATTAATTCCAGTACTTTCAAAGTAGAAAGGCAATCAGACATGGCATCGTGCGCCGGAAGTGCCGAAAGGTTTGGCAACCTTTGCCACTTAAATCCATCTTTCTTATCGCTCCACTCACCACTCCACTCCGAGTATCTATCCATAGCGCATGACACTCCCGAAGTCTTAGGGGGTTCGAGATTGAACTTCTTGTACAGGTGCCACAAAAGCTTCAAGTCAAAATCCGCATTGTAAGCAATAAGGTGCTTGCCATCAAGGATAAACGACAGCATTTTGGCGATTTGCGGAAAAATCGGAGCATCCATAACCATTTCATTGGTGATTCCGTGGATGTCGATTAGTTCTTGTGTTAATGGCTTACTAGGCTTTACAAGCATAGAAAAGGTCGGGCGACCCTGCATGTTGATGACAGAGATTTGCACGACTTCCGTATCAGGGTCCTTGCTGAGGATGCCAGTGGTCTCAACGTCCAGGATTAGGGATTTTCTGTCCCCTAGGCGCTCGTTAGCCCAATTTTCTGAGTTTTTCTTAAACTCTGCTAGTTTTTCTTCTGATGGTTTCATTTTTGAGGTTTACTCATTGCTATTGTAGCAAGTTGCCACGAAAAGTCAATGCCTTTCCTCATACTCCCTAGAAATTCGCTCCCTCCACTCTAAAACCTTAGTGAAAACATTGATTAGATCCGTAGAGAAACCTCTTACGTGCTCTATTTCCTCAGGACCATCCCATAAGTCAAACTCATAGTATTCTTTGCCGTTGGAGAAGCCGTTTTTAATTTCGATTTTCATAATGCAATCTTTGGTAGAATTCCGTAATCAGTTGACCCAAATAACCCCCTATCAATTGATTTACCCCCCATCCTTTTGTAAGGGTAAACCAATCCGGTGAATCTTATTCGTTCGTTTTGGCTGGGTAACTTACCTATTTGCTGTAATTGCTTTTTAAGTATCCACATGTGGTCAATAGCTATAGATTCCCCAAATGGCACCGGGGTGACAATGAGGTTTACAAGTAAGACGGAATCAAGATCTTTCCTCTTCTCATGACATTTGAATTCTTTCACCCTGCCGGAGCATTCCACGGTGGTCCCATTTAAGAACTCAAGATCGGTCCTTTGCCGGATTACGGAGTTTGACATAGTACCACTCACTACAGTAATTATAGCACATATGACTAAGGGGTAAAAGTATTGTTAGCAAACCAAGAAACCAAGAAACCATGACGATAGGTAAAACCACTTTTGGCCTCAATAAAGGTGAGTACTCCGATAAAATAACTAGGATCATTGATAACCATAGGACCAATAGCCGCTTGATTGGGGTTCCGAAAGATTTTGTTCTCCGTTCATGCCGACTGACGGAACAGTGGATGAAGCTATCGAATGAGAACGATGTAGAAGTTTACATCCGTAGCATCGACATTGCTGGCGGAAGAAAAATCAAAATGATTTCCCTAGAAAGAGGGACAACCAAACAGCCGGTTGGCAAACTAAAGCTGATTGACATGTTGTACCCACCTAAAAAAATCGGAACCGCCCCATCTCCGGAAGAGAAACATTATAATGCCGTTCGAGCATCAATGAGGCTAGCGGTCAATGATCAGCTAAAGGCGTATAGATCATCCGTCTCGCTTCCAATTACTTGCATGATAACGGGAATTACCATTAGGAATGGGGTCAAGACGGACGTTGATCATGTCCTACTGAGCTTCTCTGAAATTGCAGACTCTTTCATGGCTTCTAGGGGTTTGGTTTATGCTGATATCCCCCTGGTGGGCCCCCCTACGGCTAAAAAGTTTAAAGACCAGCAACTATGGAAAGATTGGCAAGAGTTTCACAGGGGGGCTGCCAGGTACGCCTTAGTGCTAGCTAGTGCCAACCGAAGTAAAGGATGCGGGAATTACACGACCCCTGGACACTTATATGGTTCCTTCTCAAAGCAGGGTCCAGAAGATCTAGCTCTAGATTTTTGATTTCGATCACCCAATCCCGGGGTTGGGAAGGGTCACACCCACGGAGGGGTCGCGTGACAGTCTAACCCAATCTCGCGGAATTAAAGCGATTAATCAGCGGGAATCAAGCTAAGAAGCATATTAACAAATTCCTCTGGAAGATGCATTGCACTGGCTTCAGCAGCGAAACTGCGAAGGATAGCCGGGTCGGGCTCTACTGAGTTAAACACTGAGGATAAAGCAGCGTAGAAGGGGCGAGAATCCTCACCGCGAATAACCTCGTTCAATTCAATTTGAAGTCCCAAGGCATTTACTGGGTCAGAAACAAGGGCTTGTGTGATGATACCCTTAAACTCGGGGGAACTTTGTGACAGCAACTTAAACGCTACCCAGTCAGGTTGAGGGATCGGGTTGTTAATAAGGTCCCACTCGGCAATTTCCTGTTCGGTTGCATCACGGATGGTCCAAGTCTGCTCCCATTTGCCGTCCGAATTTTGCGCAGGTTCAGATTCACTGATTCGCTGGGTGCGAGAATCGGTTAGGAGCGGGGGTTCGGTTAAGGCCACGGAGAAACAGTGGAAAGGCTCCAAGTCCCCCTCTGAAGGGGAGTCCGGGAAGGATATATTAGGGTTTTCTGCTCTCAACCGCGAAAGACTATAGGGGTAAATAGGGTTGAAGTCCAGTTTTGTTAGAATGTAATCCATTGAGTTGAAGTCAGTTGTTGTAGAGGTTGATTCGATAGCTATGGGAAAGTCACAGATGCCCTGTAAATGTCGCCACCAATAACAGCTGCGTAGAGGTAATCGCCTAAGGCTGTTATTGCAACCCAATCTCTACTTGTTTGGCCAAGCCCAACAAAGTTACCAGAGCCCCCTGTCTGCTTGTAAATATCGCTACCATAAACAGTTGCGTAGACATCACTTCCTAAGGTGGTCATTCCAGCCCATGCTCTACTTGTTTGGCCAAGCCCAACAAAGTTACCAGAGCCCCCTGTCTGCTTGTAAATATCGCCAAAAAGAGCAGCTGCGTAGACATCACTTCCTAAGGCGGTCAGTCCACGCCAATCTCTACTTGTTTGGCCAAGCCCGACAAAGTTACCAGAGCCCCCTGTCTGCTTGTAAATATCGCCAGCATTTACGCTCGCGTAGATATCACTGCCCAGGGGTGTCATTCCAATCCATTGTCTACTTGTTTGGCCAAGCCCGACAAAGTTACCAGAGCCCCCTGTCTGCTTGTAAATATCGCCACCCCTATCACTGGCATATACGTTACCGTTGAAGGTTGTCATTGCCATCCAATCTCTACTTGTTTGGCCAAGCCCAACAAAGTTACCAGAGCCCCCTGTCTGCTTGTAAATATCGCCACCTCTAACACTGGCATATACGTTACCGTTGAAGGTTGTCATTCCCCCCCAATTTCTAGTTGTTTGGCCAAGGGCGATAAATTGGATTGAGGGCGATCTCGCCGCCATTAGCGCCATGCGTCCCATCATTATGAGTTCCTCCCCCGCAGCGCGGCAACCTCGATCACGTTTCCGCCACCGACAACTGTGATAATCACAGTCTCAGTTTCATTTGCCGTTGGTATAATTGCGTTGTTTCCATCCCACCTCAAAGTGTATCCAGAGCCTGTATTGGCCGGGAACCAATTTATGATCCCAGATGTATATGCAAAGGAGAATACAGCTCTCCAGACTGCTCCTGTGGGAATACTCGCTAGGTTGGAAAGGTTTACTATCGTGGCACCTGCAATGGCCGCATTCGTTACAAACTCATTTCCTAGAGTTGCGTTTACGGTGTAGGTCCCAGCTGATGCCGTAACTGTTGTTCTAGTTGAGTATTGGGTGCCGTAGGTTACACCCGAAATTGAACCCCCTGTAAAAGTGACGTTTGCAGAACCCAGAGTAACCCCCGAGATTGCCCCACCAGTGATGGCTACGTTGGTAGCAGCCTGCGCTGCCATGGTTCCTGCGCCTGAAATTGTGCTAAGCGTCTGAGTACCGGTATGGTTAGCGCGATTCAAAAGGAAGGCATCAGTCTGATTCGCAGTTGCGCCATCTGCAACGCCGTTAAGCTTAAACTTATCAGCTGCACTCATGGTTCCGCGAGCAGAAGTCGTTGCTGCTGCGATAGACAAAGTCCTCTCATAGCTCCAAATTCCTATCCCGTTTACACTAGCATTGCCGGTAACACTTAAAGGCCCACCGACTTCAACGGCCACGTTGGTAACATAACGACTACCAGTGTACTCCTTAACAGCGAACTGAGTTGGTACGGTATTACCATCGGCAACTCCTGTACTTGCAATTAGGCTTGTATTATTGCTAACCTCACGAAGCTGCTCGCCGACTGTGCTAATACCACCGTTTCTACTGAATGGGCCTATGAAATTCAAACCCGACAGGTTAAACTGATCTGTATTAATTGTAACAGAGCCAGTGGTACCGTCTACATTAAAACTGCTTCCGACTGAAAAGTTCCCAAGTTCGTCGGTGTTGCTGCTGAAGACTCTGCCATTGTTCGTTTCAACTATGTGGTTGGCAGGGACTGGTACCCCTCCATTATATGGCAAGGCGTCATAGTTTGTGCCGGAGCCGACATATTCGAAAGTGTGGCTTGGGGCGCTAACTTGGCTTCGGTTTCTAAAATCAATAACTTGGTTGGCATCGATCGTATTTTTCAGGCCCCCGTTAGTTCCAGAATAGAAATTAATTCGGTAACCAGCTTGAGTGGGTGCGTTAAACGGTACAGGATTTCCGTTAATATCAATCGGAACACTACCTGTAATCACGTAGCCCGAAGTTGGGCAAATGAAGTTTAGGCCCTCAACCGTGACGGTTCCGGAAGACGCCCCAGGCAAAGGGGTTACGGTTGTGATCGTTACGAGCCCAGTGTTTTTAACATAGGAACAATCTGCCACCCCATAGTCAGTTGAACCGATGGTGGCCGTACCACCTGAAACATATTCGTGTTCTGGGCCAGAAGGAGTTGCAGTAGTTGAATAAGTGAACGTATTAGTGCCCGTCTTGATGTAAGTGAACGCTGTAGCACCACCACTTGGGAAAGGAAGTTGAGGGAATAGTAAAATACCAGAACTAGGGCGGCTAGAGGAACTACAAGTGAAAAACAGATTCTGCATCGTCACTTGGGCACCTAAGGTGGGTGCATAGCCCGTAGCTGTCAGGACCGTGGAGCCAGTCAGATTATTGTAGGTACAACTTGTAACCGGATAAGTATTAGCGCCGATGGTAACAGATCCGCCACCAGTATACTCGTGCCTGATGGAGCTGGTGTCTAAGGTTACCGTAAAGCTAGACCCTGCGGATGTGCCACCTCTGGCCGTAATCGTAACGGCATTTCCAGGACTTCCTGCGCTTCCTGCAGTCGGGTATTTGAGTTGCCTACCTAATCTATTGGCACCCAAGTCTATTACATCAATTTCGGTATCACCCTGGCGAATAACTGTGTAAGTTCCTGTGGCAGTTCCGGAAATGTTAACTGGAGATCCACCTTGAGACAGGGAGACTTTGAAATCTACCGTGGTGAAACCACTGGAAATCACAAAGTATTTCGTCCCTGTTACTATGTTATCCGGGAAAGTTCCTTGCGAACAGTTGAAGACAACTTGGTCGTCAATTGAGAGCCCATGCCCCAAAAGGTCAATGCAAGTTATCAGATCGGTAGAAACATCAAATGTAACACCTTTTTCAATCCTTGACGCACCAAATGCGGACACTCGTGCTTTAGCAGTATATAGGGAGGATGGAGAGTAACCATCGGCCATTAATCCATATGTACCAAAGTCACTAGTACCCCCGCCGGAAAGGTTAACTTGGCCTCCGCTTTCAGTACGAACATGGTAGATACAGAAAGTCCCGAAGAACGAAACTAGCTGCGCATAACCATCATTTTTGACAAGACAACCAGGGCCACCTAGGTTAACTTGTGTAAAGCTATCGACCACCATTGAACGGATGGGACTATTTTTAGCACAGGATGCACCATCAACAATGATTCCACCACCTGTATCCCCAGTTGACTGGGAGCCTGCGTTACCGTTGTCGTCTTCTGCAGTCAGGGAGGTACAGTTTTGAATATAGGGTGACTTGAAAATGTAAGCCCCGGGCCCGACAGCTCCTAGTGCAGTGTTATCAGCAGTTTCATCAAAGCTGACGGACCAGGCTTGCTTCCCAGTGGAACTATCAGCCTGGTGCCCAGCAAATTCCAGACCCCAGCACCAGAATCCACTATCTACTTTGAAAATATCATTATATTCTTGACCGGCTGCAGGTTGTACCCGGGCGTTACGAAGACCCTTACCCAAAATGCCAACATCACGCTTCCAACGAATAGGGAGGCTTGGCTCGGTATAAAGGCCAGGACCAACTTCAACTAGGTCACCAGGCTGGGCCGCTGCTGCTGCTGCGCCAAGTGTGAGTAAAGGTTCGCCCGGGGAAGTTCCATCGTTGCTATCGCTAGCGTAAATACTCTTGGAAACATAAATCCTATTACTATCTCTGAACTTCAGAAGTTGTTGTTGCAGGGTGGCAATGTTTGTGTTTGCAGTAGATAAACCTGAACTTATAGTCCCTATGTTGGTGCTTAAGAGACTGATTGCCTTCGGCGTGGCCGCCAATGTCTCGGAAACATCGGTCAAAGATGACGAAAGCTGGACTTGCCCCCTTTGGGAAATGGATGCGTTCAGGTTGAATCTTTGGGGATTCCCGGCAGAATCTGTGAAGATAAGGTAGGGGTTACTAGCCGTATTGGTAAGGGATAGGTCTCCCAAATCCCCGGTACCGCCTCCACCACCTTGGATAGCGATCCAAGCAGACCCGCTCCAAATTTTGAGTTCTTCATTAACAGTATCATACCACATTTCCCCGATGCAGTTTCCTGCAAATAGCGGTGGCAAGACTCCGGAATTGGGGGGTACAGGGCCAATGTGACAAGGCCCAACTTTCCGAAGGTTGCCGCTTGTGTCAGAGAAGTATAAACCTGGCTCAGCAGGATTAATGTTCGCAGCCAGTTGCCCCGGCAAAAGAGTTGCGGGGTTGGGGCGCTTCTTTGCCTCTAGACTCCTTAGGATTTGGATTGTTTGGGGCATGGTGACTTGGAACTCGTTTTTGTTCTTTATTAGGAGTTATACCCGCTCTGATTTGAGGAAAGGTCACCAGGTTTGAAAGCTTTCGCTTTGGCAGTAGGTCCGCAGACTTTCTACACTATTTTGCGAAGCGGCGGTTGTGAGCTTCTCACTAGCAGCGGCTCTCACGGCTGCTCTCCAGGTAACCCATTCTCCAGGAATTGCCTTGCCAGTTTCAGACTGACGCACTACATACCAATCAGATGGTAGCAACAGCGCATAGGCTTTATCGTTGACTAGGCTAGTGACATAATTTTGGGCGCCAGCCAGGTCCAAATCAATAGGGAACGCTGACCATACAAACTCAGTGCCGTCCCAATAGAGAGATGTATTCGGTGAAGGTTGAGCTGGGGGGGCTTGTTCGGTGCTGTTGTCGGGCTGGGGCCAACCCTTTTTAGTCACTTCAATGGGAGCACCAATGGGGGCGACAGTGCTGTAGAAAGTTTTAGGGTTACGTCGGCAGAAAAGAATTTCCTCCGCATCTAAGATTTGAGGTTCCCAGGGGTCAACATTGGTGATTTGCTCTTGGGGCCTAGTGGCACCAGTCTCCGGGTTTGTTTTAAACTCTACCGTCCCCTTACCTAGCTCTGTATTAAACTGAACGGCATGAATTTCCGGGTCTACGGATGCCATGTCAACCCCGGAGGCCGCTGCTCCGCTAAGGACCACTACTTGGTCGATAGGGACTATTGTAATCTGTGACATTTTGTTCTATGTATAGAAAGGTTTTACCCTGGCAGGATTTCTCTCAATTCTACCGGTTGAATGGCATCCCTATTCGTGTGTCCTTGAGAAGCCTGCAAGAGGATTGTATTCATCAGGTCGGACCTTTCTATGGACTCATTCCTGAAACTTTGAACTGACGCCGAAGTTTGTCTCTGCTGATTAGAATTTTCGATTAGGAGAATTGGAAGCAAGGTTACAGCGCATTGCCATTCTGCTACTTCTTGACCGGTATTTGGGTTAATCCCCCTCACTTGGCAAAACCAGGAGCATTTATGTTCAATGCAGTCTTTTTTAATGAGGGGGCAATAATTTACGTTTTTCATGGTTGTGTATTAGTGTGTTAGATTGAGTTAGAACCGTTGTGCGACAATGAAATCAACATATTTTACATTGAAGTTCAGTCCACCCATTGAGTAAGAGGGGTTGGTGAAACTGTGTCCGTGGGAATTGCTGCCACCACTCAGACCTGTTCCCCCCTTAAAGGTCATCTTATAGGAACCATTACCCGTATAGCTCATGGTTGGGTCTCCTGTAGCATATTGGCTCGGGATATTACCTATAAATAGTCTATCAGGATTAGAGGTATCATCCCAGAAATGTTGGTGAGATGCCAATTCGGTCACAGTCAGTGTGTGATTACTCACAGAGCCGTTGGTTGCTACGCTAATACCTGAACTCCTTGATGCGGTGAATACGGTTGTGAACGGTTGGTCACCACTGGAACCCCCCGCTGCAGGGAATGCAGCTCCCGAAGAGTTAACAATCCTGATAGCAGCATTATCAAAAGCGGCACCTGTTACGATGGCCCACCCTGGAGGTGGAGAAGCGTTGTTGAAACTCATGCGAGTACCGGTTGGGAATCCGATCACGCCTGATGCAGAAGCGTAAGCTAAGGTTGCGGGAGAAATAGCTACATCCGTGGCAGTACCAGCGGCGGTTTCGACATTGGTCGCATAACGAGTAATTCCAGTTTGGGTCTGGCTAGCAACACGGAAGTTCTGATACCAGTCCAGGGAGAAAATCGGGGCTCCCGAAATGTTACACCCTGAAGTAAATTCGACACTTGTGGTAACGCTTAGGTTATCCACGGTTAATGCAGGGTAGTATGTTGGAATATCAACTCCCGCGAAAGGATTTCCAATATCGGTAATACTAATTGTCGCCCCAGTACTCAAGTCGGTTAAACCTGCCGCAGTTACAAAGTAGCCCTCTTGGTTAAAGCCAGTCGCATAAACTCGACCACCGAGTTCGTTAGTGAAGTAATAGGTGAACTGATTTTGTGGGGACAAGTCCCCTTGGTAACGGGGGAGAGCTTTCGTATAGTTGAGGAAGCCCGCCCATTCCCAAGCATGGCCAAACATGCGTAGAACGGATGGACGCCTGAACTCAATGGACCAGTTTGATAGCAAGTTTGCTGCTCCATTAGGGGTGTACCCCTTCATGTCCACGTTGGAAGCCGGATTTAATTCCCTGTCGGCAGTTGCTACAGGTAGCAAAATGCTAGTTACTTGGGGTGCAGTGAAACCGATACCAATCAGGAACTGATAAACACCCCTATAGTCGGTTGCTGTTGTGTACTGGCCAATGATTTCTGGGTCAGTAGACCAGCAAGTGGTTAGATTATAGCCACAGTTTGTGGTAGGTTGATTGCCATCGGTATCATTATCGAAATAAATTACAGGTGCTACGTTGACGAAAAAGTCATAAGCATTGAAATCTGAGCCCATGTGAACGTAGGACTGGCTCCACTTTTCAGTGTCAAAAGTAGTATCTGAGTTCTTAACTACGCAGGTGAAGTGCTTATTCTCGCGCCTAACTGTTTCACCTGGCCTGTAATAATTGCCAGCGGCCCAAACATTGGAAGGATTGGCTCTTTCTAATATGACCTGAGCTTTCCTGGTAACAGGGTCTGTTCCAATCGGTATAGGTCCAGACTTATTCACAATTACCATGTCTGACTCAGGGAGCGAGTCTACGATACCACCACCAGAACCCAAGGTTGTTTGAATTACATAGTCTCTTAAAGGGGTGCGAGTGTTGTTATCAGTGTTGGTTACATTAATGCTGTACCGCCTTTGAGTCAAAGAGCGGTTGTCTACAAGGCGGCGAATGTATACCTTACTGCCCACTAAACTAGGCGCACCACCGACTCCTGGCGAATTTCCACTCTGGTTCCCCATTGGAACGGTAATTTGAATGTTCGCGGGGTTTGAGGAACTCCAAGCTGCTGACGACAAGGGGGCCCTCCAATCTGGTCCGCTAGGGTTTTCAATCCACAGATAGCTGCCGTCTGCGAAAGTGTAATTTTTAGACGCAAGAATTTGGGGAATACCCGGATTCACCTCAGAATCTATTAAGGGTTGGGTTAGAGTTATAGTGATAGCATTATCAGCTACACCCGAATTTACCACGCCGAGTGAGATATTATTTACGACGGTAGTTTGATCCGTCATGTTTGTTGCTAGGTTTATTGTGGCAACGCTCCAGTTTGTATCCTGGGGGAATGCCTCAGACTTGTATCCTTCAGCTAAAGCAGCACACCCACCAAATGAAGAATTAGAGTTCGTTATAGAAATTTCACCGCCAGACTTCACCCAGTGGTGAATACCTTGTCCAATGGCAAATACAGAAACTTCCTGAATGAACGCCTCATTGACAGCCCTAATGTGGAAACTTCTTTTAGCGGGGTCCATCCTAACATTATTTGGATCTAACGCGATATAAGAGTCATAGTTGGCGATGGTATTGGTCCATGTTTTTGGACCTGAATTATATTTCTGCCAGCATGTCAAGTCTCTCTGTAAACTAACGCCAGTAAACTGGGCTACAACCATGGACTTGAATCCGGTTACATCGTTGCCGTCTGCGTTAATTCCACAAAGGCCATAATTTGAACGCACAGAACAGTTGAAGATGTACGGGGAAGATCCGATAATGCCGTCTGTATCCTGCTCGGGGATACCAGGTGGCTGGGGGGCTACAATCTCAGTCTCACCGGGGTTAACAGGGACGTTGGAATTGGTTTGGGCAAAAATAATTTTTACTTTTTCATAGTAATCATCCAGGTCTGCCTCAGAAACAAACGAAAAACAGTCTAGGAGGTGATGACTATCGGAAAGACCTTCTTTGTCCTTGAAAGTGAAGTTAAAGAAGAACCCCCCACCCGTGATCCTTAGAATAGAGCCACGGTCAGTGTCGATATTACCTGTTTTTAGGGGAACATATAGGGGCCTAATGATGGTCTTCCTTAGATCTTCACCAATGACGGATACACCCCTGGGCAAAATTATACCTGGATAATCCACGCTATTCATGGCCCTTAATTGGGCGGCGGACGGCACGGCACCGTTTACCCAGGCCGAAACGGACTCGCTACCAGTGGCATTATCAATCAATGCAACCCCGGCAGTACACTTAATTACAAAGCGATCGAATGACTGGTCATCTTGGCCTAAACCATTCTGAATTCTGGCCACTTCTAGTGCGGCTCTTTGCAGGGTTTTAAAGGGTTTTTGAGCAGTGTAGCCAGCCTGCGTCATTTGGTTGGTGATGACTGGTACTACTGTATTATCGTAGATCCCGGTTACATAAATGTCGCTACCAATTTGGGGGTTAACATATAGAGTATAAGTTCCCGTGAGAAGGGCCTCGTTAAGGTCAGCAGGGCCGTATGAGGTTTGGACCCATGAGCCACCAAAATTTATAAAAAGATTGCCGCTGTCACTGTTCCAATATAAACCACCTTCTGGAGCTTCTTCTAATTCTGTTCCAATATCCGGGTTAGTAGTGGAAATGGGTAATGCTGCCTTGAGGTTAGAGGCGTTGGTACCGTCCTCCACTAGACCAAAACCGGGAATTCTGCCCCATGTTAGGCTATTACCTGCTCTGAGGATAAGCTGGCCATTTGTTAATACGGATTCTGGCCAGATATAAGAGTTGAATGCTGCAGCGTTGTTTGTCCTTACTACCCCTGAAGATGTATTAGCTTTAAAATTTATTGTGCCATCAGTTAAAATCTCAACGCCCGTACCGGCTTTAACACCCCGGACCTGATCCGCAAGGACATCGCCCTGGTTTGTATCTCCAGCTATGTATTGGGCTCTAGTTAACATCGGATTCCTTCTCCTAGTATGGGTATTTTACCCGCACCTTGTGCTTATTGTATAATATCGGCACTATCAGCAAGTTCCAAGACAATGCTAGGCCCCCACTTCAAGAATGATGATGCGCCGTACTTCCCAGATGGGCAAGTTATAAATTCGGCATTGGTTATAACCCTGATATTCACCGTAGCACCCTCTGCAGGCCCCTCAGTGAAAATTATCCTCGACCCTTCCACCCTGTACGAATAGTCGCCCGCAGACGCACCCTGGAAGTAAGGAATCTGCATAGAACCCCCCAGATTAACTAAAATATTCTGAGAACTAACTGAAGCAGCGTTAACTGGTCTTGGGAGAGTTTCTGCTACATCGAAGTACCCATAAGTCAAATCAAATTCGGTTTTCACACCATTAAACTGGCTGGAGATGGAATTTAAAGAATATACTTGAACAGGAAAAACCGACTGAATGGCCCAGAAAGAAGAGGTACAAACAGTTCTAACATCAAACACGGTGCCAACTGCAAGGGCTTCGGAAAAAGTGATTTCCAACTCAGAGCCAGAGAGCCTAGTTAGGGTGTAAGAGTAAGGATCTAATGGACCGGGGGTTGTTATGGGCAACTGTCCAGTACCACCTAAGAATACAAAAGTATTATTGGCGTTAATGTCGAACGGTGCCAAGTTAATTGCAGGATCTTTTGATACCAAAGTAAACGAGAACCGGATGCCATTAATACTCTGGCCTTCCTTGATCTTTAGGGGCACCATTTGCAAAGTCCTATTATCATCATCAGATGTGACGATTCTAATATCACTCACTGCCCCTTGCAAAGGAGCTTCATTGAAGATTATTTGATTGCCATTGACTGTGTAGTCCTTACCGGGCACCTGAGTGACGGCCCCTAGAATTGCAAAAATGGAGTTAGCTGAAATCTGAGTTGGAGGTATGGGGACCCCACCTTTAGTCAAGGTGAAGATAGTCGTGATACCGTTGAATAGGGGCGAAATAGAATCCGTTGAATATGCAGTAACCTGCCCAGGAAACTCTACAAATGGTTGCTGTTCGTAAATTTGTTGATTGGTCAGGTTTGCGAATGGGTTGATTTGCTCGAAATAGTTAGCTGTAAGGGCTTGTCTTTGGGGGCCAAAAATGATGATTTCACCCTTATCGTTGACACCAGTAATTGTCAGCCTGCCACTCCACAAAGTAGTTGCTTGGAAGTCCGCCGCTAATTTTCTAGAGATATCGTTTGTTTGGAATTTAGGTAAGCCACGGGAGTAATTGTAGTATCCTACATATGCCCATGTATGAGTATTAGCAATGACTATGGACGGTTGATTGAATTCTACAGGCCACCTACTGGTAGTTAGGGCATAACCACCGGTTTCGGGGGTCAATGGTAAAGCACCGATGGGCAAGAGCCTATCCCCCCAATATTTAGGTTGAAGGTAAGTAAGTAGAGACTCCGGAGAATACCCCATAATCTGGAAGAATCTCAGTATTGCTCTCTTAGTGTTGGACCAATTAGGGTCATATAGCCCCGGTTCAGGAATGGGATTAGTTCCACAAACCTTAACGGAAGTTTGAATGGGCCAAGAATTTGGTATAGTACCGGAATTAAAGTAGAAACCATTACCGGAGTTAAGTCTGATGGCCCTAACTATGGAGCCTGAGATACCAATTATTCGGACAAACTCATGATTGGTGTCATTTCCGATTCTGACGATAGAAACAGTTTGCCTAGGGTTCTGTAGAACACTAGCAGATAGAACAGAGAACTCAACTATTTCTGGCCTGTATCGTTGTGTGGGCCCTGGCAACCGCTCGGTTTGAATAACCGCAAGTGGGCTCACCAAGAAAGTCTCTGCACTGGTAACTAAATCTTTAAGGCAAATACCAAGGGATTCGGAACCATCATCATCGTCGTACTGATTATTAACCGGGTAGGTGGTGTAAGGGTTGGTAGAACCCCGGAAGTAGGTAGAATTTGGATAAACCGATAAATATTCATCTGCAGCATAGGACCCCTGGAAAGTCTGGCTGACTAAGTCCTGTCTTTCTAAGGTACTAGTATCGACGAATGGGGAATTGGTAGAAGTTGGGGATAGTTTTTCTGGTCCTGATGAGGGCTGGAAGTTACTAGCCTCCCCATAATAAACTGAGGTCCAGTAATTATTTTCCGCAGCATACCAGTTTCTATTGGCGTATGTAGTGTAGGTTCCCGAAGGGTTATCGAAAGTCAGGTAACTATTACTGCCGGAGTCATAATTCTGCACCCACGGCCTATCGTAATCGGATGCCGTTATGGTAACATAGTACTCTATGTCTTGATTCCCATCCCCAATCAAATAGTTAAACTGAGGTGAAGATCCCAAAATTCCCGTCTCCACTGCATCCACGGTGAACACACGGCCCCATCCCCCTAGTATCCCTGGGTCAAATTGAACATTGGGCCTTAAACTCGATGACCCGAGAATCTGACTACTTTGGTTGAGACGTAAAACATCGCCTATTTGAGGAGAAATAGCATTCGATGACGTATTACTTAATACTACGCTATAAGACTTTTCAATATCACTACGGGGGTCATGGAAACGCCTGATGTATGGCACCCCTAGGACAGGGATCAAATTGGTGTCAGTCGGTATAGTGCTGTCAGAAGACCTAATTCTCAACTGAGCAAATCTAGCCGGGTCATCCTGACCAGTGTTGATTGTGGGGCCACCATCTGTGGCCAGGAAGCCACGGTATGTGCATTCTTCCGTCTCTACCCAAATTGCACTACCCGGCTTCAAAGAATAAGGAAGTAAATACCGTGGATCAAAATCCGCACTCAACTCAACTAGCTGAATTTCGGTATTAGTTGGATCAATGTAAGAGCTTACTATTCTGGATCCCAGGGAAAGAATCTTTTTGTTTTCTGACTTCTCAACTTGACCGATAGTTAAAGTCAAAGGTCTCTGGATGCCTTCAAAGACAAATCCTTGAGTATTATTCTGTGCTCCACTTATTGTATTTATTCCTAGAAAACCTTCGGCTTTGAAAGCTATGGACCCGAAGTTACTTGTGCTGTTAGTTAGGCTGGTGATTCCCCCATTTAGTGACCATACCCCAATTGCTGGACCGATGGTGTACACAGATTGTAGTTGAGCATAGGCTCCGTTCCTCACTCTGAACCCAAAATGTCTAAAATCATTATCTATATCTACTATGCCTAAACTAAGATTATCAACGGTTTTTAGGTTCTGATAGTAATAACGTATGTTATTGATGGGTACTGAATTTAATTCTTGGAGCTGGTCTTCAACGGTTATATCAACTATAGATGCGGGCCTTTGGGATAAAGGCTTGGATAGATATGTATACTCAGTCAATGACCACCATTTTTGTTCAGACCCTAGAGTGGTATAAACCTCATATGCCGTTGGGTCATTTTGTAGGCTGACAGATGTACAAGAGTTGGCAATGATGGACTTAAACCCAAGGACATTGGACCCGTCAAAATCAGTAAAACACATCCCATAATCAGACTTTAGATTTACCTGATTGACATAGGATGATGAATTTTTTGTAGTATTTGAATTAATATTGTTCGGGAATGCCGTATCGGTGGGGCCCACGATGACAAAATCACCTGAATTAACCAGTAAATCACCGTCAGTTACTCTGCCCCCAAAGAATTCTGGGAAGGCTCTTTGAACCTTAGTATAATACTCGGCTAAGTCATTTTTAGATGCCTCTTCAACTACTCTTAGTCTGTGGGCTGATTTCAAAGTAAGGGAACAGCTGAAACTCACAGTCCTGGAATTGACATTAAGTGGAATTGATGTAAACGCAACGCTAGGTGCTCCACTAAATGGTAATTGCTTTTCTGTGGATAACTGAAAAGTATATGTTGTTATGGGGATGGCATAGTATTCACCAGTAGAGAAAGTCCCAGTGCTTTGATCGATGCCAGGTGAGTACTGGATGTTAACTAAATCATTCAACTCTAGACCATGGGGCCTCCTAGTTCTGAATAGTGCGTAGGTATTCTGATTGGTAACTTCGACTACTTCGTTGTAGTTTACTTTATCGTTGATGGAAAAGTTGGAAAGGGACGAGTTGCCTGACAGTTTAAAAATAGAAGTTATAGGTTGATTAACTCCTGCTAATGCGGTAGGGAAAGTGTGGTTACGGTATGAAGGTACATATGAAGGGCAAACTACGCACTTTTTCAGGTCCAAACCAACGATAGAAATACCAGATGGCACTATAATGGACCCGCTCTCAGTGTTAAATTTGCTTAAATCAGAGCTGGAAATATTTTCCGTTCCATAATTTGATAAGTCAAGAGAGAAGTCCGACAAGCTCTGCCCAGGGCCATTATTAGCGGTGAATCTTGACGACGCCAAAAAGATTGTGTACCTATTAGATTCACTCTTCTGGGATAAACCAGCCAGTACGTTGCTGATATAAATTTTCGATAGCTCCAGGATAGCCCTTGTTAATGTCTGGTAGGGCAATGCTTGTCCATCATTGGCAATGGCATCCGAGGAGAACTGAAATTCCGGGGCTACAAATACTACATTACCATTGCCCCCAAGGAAAGGCGCTGCGATTGACCTCCATGACCTTACAGCATCACCTACATTCAAAGTACCGTCAACGGTATTCAACCAGGATTCACCCCTCTCTGGGGTGCTTGTAGGGGCATCTGGTAGAACTGCCGTAGGACCAACTTTAATTACTCTTCCATCTGTTGTTCCAAAGAATAATCCCGGTTCTTGGCTATTGGTGTTCAAACCGATTTCGCCGGGTTGCAGTTGGTTGGTAGGACGCTTACCCAGAAGGCTGGATTTTGCGAAAATGATTTTGTTTGCTGATTGTTCTCTGGTCATTGCTAAAGAGCTTTCTATTTGAGCGCAAAGGCGCCCCTATTCTTACCCCTTAATCCTTAGAATAGTCTTTGACTCCATCATACAAAATGTCGATAACTTTGGCAGCGTCATTGTTTGATAGCTTGGCCCATGGGCCTTTCTTGTATGACTTCAGGGGCTGCCCAACCCTGGACACAATCATATAGGTAATTTCGTTGTCGGAGATGCCGTGACTCCTGAGCGCATCGTAAACCCTGGGCAGATTGTCCCTCATTTTTAGCAAATTCTGGGGGGCATCCCCCTTGATTGACCCTTTATGTACTCCCATTTGGGGGTCTGTTTTTGATCTATGGTCCCCAGAGGTCAAGGGATCAGTTTTTCTAAGGTCGAAAGTCGAACCTTTTGGTAAAAACCCCTTGTTGGTAAAAGCCCCCAGTGCTTCAGATAACGCTGCTTTGACGCTTTGCTGCGATAAGCCCATATCAACAAACCTGGACCTACCATTTTTATCGATCAATACGTTATCACTATGTGCATCGTTGTGAGCTATCCCGAGCCTATGGACCTGTGATCTCAAGAACCAGTAAGCATCTCCAATGGATGTCTTTCCTACTTTGTCTGAAGACTTACTAAAGTTACCATAACTCTCACCTGGCACCAGTCCCATGACTATACGACCATTTATTATATAGACACCACCCTCTGCCTTTGGTTTGCCTTTGGCTATTTCCCCATATATCAGTTTAGGACCTAAACCGGCTTTCCCTAAGATTTGAGTTATTTCCGCTTCCGTTGTACTTACCTGGCCACGTTTAACGGCATAGCTCGGGTTTCCTTTTATCAAGAGCACAGTACCAAATCCACCTTCCCCTAATTTGGTTCCTTTACTTAGGGACCCGGACCAGTCAAATTGATCCTTAGTGCCATTAATGATCCTACCTACCTTGAAACTAGAATCAAAATCAGAAGCATCATCTCTGGCCCATTGTGTGTTACCAGTAATTATTTTTCCTGGCCTCTTGATTGACTCTTGATTTACTTTGGGTACAGATTTTGTGCTTGCTTTTGTGTTTGGTTTCACCCTCGCCAAGTAGTCTTCCAGACTTTCCTTGGCATCATCGATGAAACTAGCATCAATAGACCCGGATATACGGTCAATAGATTTAGATATGTTATCTCCAAAATCAACCCTACAAACTTTTATTCGGGAGATGCACGTTGACCCACATGATTTTCCTATATCACACCTGTCCCCTTTACCAAACACGGACTCAGCCCCCGTTTAGTAAAGTCTCTAGTCTAGCGATTCGGTTTGATACTGTGTCTATCTTTTCGGAATATGACAATTCTTCACCTGTGGCGATTCGGTGGTCATCGGTATTCTTTCTGGCCAGGTCCAGGGTGGCCATCTTGGCATCTATGTCTTCGCGCTTCTTGACTAGCTCCTTAACTTGCTTCATTTGTTCTTGCAAGGATTGAAACGCCCCCCTCTGACGGGAGATTTTCATTTTCTCGTTTAGGGACTCTATTTGGCTGGTTAAATCCGTATGCTTTTTCCCAAGGTCTCCATACTCGCTATAACTAGGTCGAAGGCCCAGGACTACTGTAGGCTCCATTACAGTACCTTTGGCATAATCTGTGGGCTTATGGGAATAAGCTTGGATCGCCTTATCGTATGCTTCTTTTGAGATTTTATCTTTTCTCATTTTAAGAGTCCATTATGTTTTCTTTTACCCTAATTGAAGTCGATGTTTTTTCTGGCCATAATATCCATGGCTTCATTCCATTTAAATCGATTCGACCACCAGGCCGATGAAGATGGCCCTTTAGCGATGTTCTTGGAGTGCCTAGACTTAAACTTTTTACGCTTCATCTTCATGCGTTCAGATTCACCTTCTTTAGGTGGCCCAGCAGTTTCTGCCCCCTTTTGGCCAAATTTCTTCAATTCTTCCTTACCGTCATGGCACCATTTGACCACATGGCTTTTTTCGTCGCCAGATTTAGTAGGGCGTGGTTTATTACAAGCCATTTTAGACTTGTCATAAGTCTCCCCAAACTGCTCAGCAAACATGTTATAGAATGCCTCTAGGGCTTCATCGCTGAAATTTGCACTACCGTAAAGCATTACTCTTTCTCTCCATGTTTCAAATAGTCTGCAATTGCTGTTAAACTGTGGGAAGCTTCTGAAATTTTTGATGCTATCCAGGGGTCTGAGTTGCTATTGGGGGTGATCATTCCTAAGGAAGTGGCGATATTATCCTGCATTGATTTTAACTGAGTGATTAACATACCACCATTAGGTTCGAAATCAGCGTCCCCTTCCCCCATGATAAAAGTCGATGGTTTTGTGATGGGTTCTTTTTTCATACCGGGGGCAATGGCCATCTTATCCATTGGGGTAAGGTCGGGGTTTTGACCCCCTGATGCTTCACCAGATCTGGTAGTCCTGGGACCTTTAGCACCCTTGGCAGCATTCTCCACAAAATTCAAGTCAAAGCCCAAACCTTGGAGACGTCTCCAATCGTACTCAGAAATAGTCATTTTATCTCAGGAAGTAATTAATGTTACCCTGTGAGGGTTGGGGTCGTAATACTTGGGAATTAAATACCGCCATACCTAGCGAGGCCACCATTTAAATAATTTCCGGAGTGGCGATGGCTGAATGAATCGTGTCCTCATGATTTCGGAAATTTCCAGGTACAGGTTTTCTAAGGTATCCTTATTGCTTTTTATTGTTAAATCAAATTTATTCCTTTCTTCAGTACCGTACTGAACTGACAAGATTCCAATTGGCAAATTACCCACCTTAACCATCCTATTGTAGAAACAGTCAATCCCATTCCTAGACAGATAGTCCTTACAAGCTTGAGGCAATTCCTCACTAAATTTCACAGTCAACCAATCATTTTCCTTAAGCATGGCTTCAATATCCCTTATGAAACTGCCTATTTGAATATCTTTTACCGGGGATGCCATAGCAGAACTATCTTTAGCTGTGTAGGTATTGGTAGTGGACATTTTTTGGAGGTGGTACCCCGTAAAATCAACTTGTCCATTATGGAAGGAACACAAAATAACCCTAGAAGCATTAGTTATGATACCAATTTGAGCCAAACAAGTGTTGATTTCCTTTTCTTTCTCGATGTGATTTAGAAAGACATCTAGTTTATTTATAGTTCGGGGGGCAATCACCTTGGTAACAAGGGCCCAAAGGGCAAACCCAAGGACCAACACGGAATCGCCGGTAAAAGTGAAATTGACTGGGGCTTGGGGAGCAGGTTGCGGAGCAGGTTGCGGAGCAGGGGCCCCTTGACTGATATTATTTGGAGTGGTCATAGAATTTGGTAAATTATTTGGTTTTAGAGTGCTTTTTCCAAAGGTCGTTATCAGCCTGGCGAGCCTTACCAACTCCTGTAATAAATGAATTCACTCTGGCTAATGCCCATTGCTGCGGGGAAACTCCGGGCCGGTGACCGGAACGCCATGCTGCGATCCCTCTACTGTATACTTCTCCTAGGATACTAGCAGAAATTCCGGACTTCTCAGATTTTGCTTTTAGTGCCTTGCTAGACCCCTCTGAATACTTATCATCGAAGGCTTTAGTTGCGGGGGATTGAGGGATTTTTTCGTTTCTTTTCCTGAACTTATCGTCAGATTCCCAATCTTTGTATAGGTCTTTGGGTGATACTCCAGGGTCTTTAGCCTTTTGCATCGTTTCTTTAGCTTCTTCCTTGGCGATGGTTTGTTCCTTGGGGGTCAATCCTTTTTTATACCTAGCAGGTAGGGCCCTCTCTACAAACTGCAAATCAAAGCCAAGACCCTGTAGGCGGTTCCAGTCGTATTCCATCAATTGCCATCCGGTAAACCACTACCACCATTTTCAAGCCTTTGCCTGACAGTTTCCGGTAAACCAGATTCCCATTTGTTTTTGATTGCGATGCGGATGATGGCAGCCATAACCTTACGTGGATCAGCGGTGCGACCTACGGATGACCATGCAGCAGCGACATCTTGGGGGCTAGCGATTGGGAAAGACATTCCGGGGCCTGCGAATTCCCCCTTTGTTTTTCCTGCCTTTAGTTTTTCCCTGGACTCAGCATCCCATTCCCTGAATTTTGCTGAATTGCTTGGCTTCGCGTTACATGAGTTACATTTACAATTACCCGACTGGCAAGACTTGCATTTATCTTCTTTGAACGGTTGGGGAATTGACATCAGTTCGGTATCGTCTGCAAAGTTATATTCTTTTCTTTTAAGTTCTTTGAAAGAATCCATTCTAGCTTTGCGGCGACCCATGATTTCCTTCATAGCATCTGCCCCGTCAGCGTGGCTATCATAGTCCCTATTGACTAGGTTGGCCCTCCGTTCTCGGATGGCCTTATTGCCCTTTAGAATAGCCTCCTTGTGCATCGACAAGCCACCTTCAGGGGTGGGGGACCATTTACGGCCGATTTTATTCCTTTTCATCAACTGATCAGTAGAAATGGCATTACTGGCATTTAACTGTCCCCCGACACCCGGCAAGAGTACAGAGGAGAAATCCATGTGTTCTCCGTAAGGCATAAGAGTAGTTAGAAACTTATTTCTTTTACCCTTTGCCTTCGGTATTTGCATCTGAGTTGCTATCTAAACTATTGTCCTTATTGTTTGACTTACCGGAACTCCCCTTGGCAGCCATCCCCAAAGCAGCAGCGGGTACTAGCAACGCTAAGAAGACATTGGCTGCGGATTTGGCAGTTTCGGAGAAACTATCGGATATTTTTAAGCAAAAAGCTGAGTAGGAATCATTTGGTGATTTCCTTAGGTTATTGCGGCACGATATATTTTCATACCCTATCATGGCAATTTGTGCTACAAAAATAGCCACCAAAGCTCTGACTAAAAATGCTCTCTCGTTGAATTCTTTCATTGCCCTTCAGCGAATCTACTTAGATTTACCCTTTGCTGACTGGTTAATTCTTAAAGGTAACGCATCCCCTCAATTACTTCGGGAGATACCGAGCCTGAACTCTTTAATTCTTGGGCTGCCTTAAGGAGGGTTTGGGCCTTTTCTAAATCAGCAGGGTCTCTGCGGGCGACTTTATAAGCCCCCATTAATTTTTGGTATTTTTTATCGGATTCAGACATTTTGCTTGCCATCAGACCTTGTCGTATAGAAGGTCAATGTATTTCTTAGGGTTTTGCTAGGGGCTTCGCTGCGGACTTCTTAGCCGGGGATACCTTTTGAACTTTCTTAATTGCTTCAACAGCTTTATTTAGGCCCATGTTTAAAGACCAGGGGATATCAACCATGCAAACATGGTATCTCGGGATGCAGGATGCTCCGCAAGATTTCCCTTTGTTGCACTTTTTTCTTTTTAATTTGGGCAAATTGAGGCCGCCTAGTCTGGCTATTTGGCCTCTTTTTGCGGTATTAATTTCAGCTTCCGTTTTTCCCAGGGGTGCCATTGAATTCAGGGTATTTATGCTTTAAATTTACCCAATTTATTCCTTGTCGTTGTATTCCCCGTCTTCATCATCATCGTCATCGTCCGAGTCTTCATCGCCACCTTCGCTAAGGATCTCATCGATCAGGGTATCAATTTCATCTTCATTTAGTTCTTCTTCACCTTCGACTTCGGACTCCTCATAAGGGTCTTCTTCGTATTGGGTTTCGTTGTCGTTGCTGTTGTCGTTGTCGTCAGAGTCACTTTCTGCGTCATCGTCAGAATCGCTCTCATCCGAACCCCAAATCTCTTCAGAAAGGCGTTTAAATTCTTCATCGGTTAGGAATGTTGAGTTTTCATCTGAATCTTTAATATCATCGGCATCTTCGGCATCTTCGGCATCTTCATCAACTTCTTCGGCACCATCTCCCGGGCTAGCCGGAAAATAATCGTCTGGATTAAATGGCTGGTTGGGTTTAAAGTCACGGGACATACCATCATTGGCTTTCCAGAGCCCGGTATGCTCAATCCAGGGAGATGTATTATGAACTACGTTAGTTGGCAACCCATTAATGGGGTCAATTTCGTGATCTTCAGGGTTTGACAATTGAGCTGCATAAGCTGCGCGGAAAGCTTCAATAGCATCCTGTTCAAAATCGCCGTTGATTCTATTCGTCATTTGTTTAAGGGTCGGTACTTGAATGTTTAAGTGTTGGGGGGGAGGGGTTTGGGGTGTTGGGCCCTGGTCCATTCAGCTTTCAGTTTTTAGGCCTATTTCAGCAAATGTTGAAAGTGTGCCCCGAGACCTACTTAGACCAATGATTATTACCCATCGTGCTGGCGGTAGGGGTCACCACTTTTCAATTTTACCGGAAATATCTTGCAATAATTTGCTATTGCCTTGAAGTTCCTCTTCATATTGTCTTATGGTGGCCTTGACTTCAGCCTTTAATTTACCCTCTTTAATGAGACGTTCCTTTCTCTCATCGTCAGTTTCTTCCTTTTCAGCGTGATTTCCGTCAGCATCGTCAGCATCATCAATAACCACGGGGTGAATCTCATGAGTTAACCTATCTAGGAGTTTATCCATAGAGTCTTTCAACCCCCTTCTACACACTGAATCGGCAGAAATTTCCATGGGGCCGCAAGGAATCCTGTATAAGTCTCTAATTTTAGCCTCAGTTTTGTCCATGTCAAGCCCCTTCTCTAGGTTTTAAAATCCATTCATTTTCGTAATCCGTGTAATGGATACCTTTTCTTTTTTCTAATCTTCTGGCAGGGTCTTTCTTGTTGGCTTCCCTCATACCGTTTACCATGATGTCCCGCATGGCCCTAAGTTTTTCCTTTGGCACTTCACAGTGTGGGCTGTCCCTGTAGCTTCTATACCATTTACAAACTTCTGAGGGATCATCAGATTGTAACATCATGTTCCAGATTCCCATTTCTTGGCTACCGGTTAGCGTACCCACTGGTAATTTACCTTCTAGGTCTTCACGGGGTGGCCTATTAAATCTTGTGTCTCTTCTCATTGGGTAGCTACCAGTAGGGCTTCCATTAGTTCATTTTTGATAAACTCAGATGACTCCATGTCCCCTCTTTTTCCCTCTAAATCAGACAAGGCAGACAAGGCTTTTGCATATTTATCGAAGTTTTCTTTATCGGAAGGTGCCTTACGAATTAAGGCCTGGGCTTTTTCGATGCTATCCATAGTTTACCTCAGTAAGTTCCCTTCCCTTAGAACAGACTCCACCAGTTCATATTCCGCTGGAAAAAGTTTTTTCATTTTGGGTCCAGCGAATATGTAACTTGAAAATAGCTCAGCATAGTGCTCTAGTTGATTTGTTTTACTGTATGTGCTAACTCTTTTGAAGCTATCGGGAATTCCAACTTCTTTCGCTTTGAAGTGAGCGTGGTGCCCTAGTTCGTGGACTAACGTCACCAGTGTATTATTGCTGGCTGACCCTGGAGCTTTACCCATAGTGTGTGGCAGTTCTTTACCTTGGGCGGCACTGGATAAGTGCTTTTCGGCAGTGGCCTTTATTTTCTTTACTTGCGGGGTAAACCCCTGAGCTGACCGAATAACTGTGACCCCTTCTTTATACGCTAACCCGCCCCAAGTCTTATTGTAGATTTTCTGCGAGATGGTGAAATCTGGGTTTTTGAAGTACCCTGAAAATGCGCTTCTGAAGGCTTCTTTGTTGCCTGCAATGTCCTTCCAGTCCATGAATAGGGTCTTAGTCTTATTGAAAATCCTCTGGAGAACTTCTACTCTGCGGGGGGCGTCTGGGTCCAGGGTTTTTAAATCCCGGATGGCACCCATGATGGAGTTCCTGTTAAAGTCTATCTTTAAGTCAGGGTGAGCTTTTACTTCGCCACTTCTCATTAGCTTGATGAATTTCCCAAGGGAATCTGCAATATATGGGCTTAATTCAACTCTGCAAACTAAACCCCGTTGAATGCAAGTTGAGCGACAAGATTTCCCTAAAGAACATCTTTTCTTCCCGGACCCCCCCATCTCTGGGGTGCGCCTAGGTGCTGAATGGTTCCTGCAATTGCAAAATCAAATTCTTTAGGGTTATCTATTTCGATCATTAGTCCTCGTACCTGCCTATGGGGAATTTAATAGATGACGGGGTATATAGTAGTCCATGAATAAGATTTACCCAGGGTCACACTAACTCCCCCCCCTATCCATTAAGCTTCGTATGCCTCCAAGATTTCTGCTATGATGCCGTTCCTGACGATGTCCCCTCTTTCAAATTTAACTCTCCCCACCCCTCTAATGGAGGAAAGCCGGTGATAGCAATCTAAAAGTCCATTTTCAGGTTTAAATACATCTAGGTCAATTTGCCTTGTGTCACCCGTAATGACAACTTTCGAGTCTTTTCCAACCCTACTGAGGACGGTTTTAACATTTTCTGGTAATGAATTTTGGGCCTCATCAAAAAGAATTAGGCACTCATTTAGTGATCTCCCCCTCAAATCCTCTAGGAGTGTGGGTTCTACAATCTTTTTATCTACAAGGTAATCCGCAGCCCCCTTGCTTCTAGTCATTACAACCAAATTGTCATAAACAGGTCCCACCAGTGGCTTCATTTTTTCTTCCAGGGTTCCAGGAAGAGCCCCCCTATTTCTTTGGTGAGAACAGCCTACGTCACTTCTAATGTAATAAATTTTTTGAATGTTACCCTTAGAAATTTCACTCAATCCCCACCATAGCGCCACTAAGGTTTTTCCAACTCCTGATGGGCCTATAGCAATGGTGACTGTATTCTTATTTAAAGAAGACCACAAGTCCTCCTGATGGTTTGTTTTCGGGTAAAAGGGTAGAACATCCATTCCCCTATAAGAGTGCTCAACCATTTGGGCGGACTCTGCGCGGCGCGATTTGCGCTTGTCTTTTGATCTCAACATTTGGTAAAGAGGGTTAATGACAACTGTGGATAACGTGTATGCTTCGTTGCTAATTTGGATTACATGATCCTCACCCCCTTCTAAACTAATAGGCAGAGTCATTTGTGAAAGGGAACTCTACGACCTTATTTTACCCTGCCCCTGGCAAAAAGCTCCCGTTAGAGAGCTAATGCATTAGAGAGACCACCATTTATCGTGGTTGAGCAACCACTCTATGTACTCATTCATGGACCCTTTCGACGAATAAGTCGAATCCATTAGCGCCACCACACCATCGGGAGTAGGAGTCTTTCGGGATTGTGTATTGAGGTCTTTTTTTCGCTTGGCTGAGGTATCGGTCAGAAGCAGGGTCGGTAATCAGGCAGCGGGTGCCGTGTAGCTCCTGCATGATAGCGGGGTTTTTATCGGTTGGTGAAATAGCCATGAGAAACTGTTGGTAACAACAGCAACTTTTTATGCGGTTGCGAATCGCAATTTGCCGTCAGGTAACGATGGGTAGTAGTTGACTGTAGCTAACTAAGATTGCACACATGGTATCGGACGGGGGCCCCAATGGAATCTGGGGGTCATCACATCTATTCAAAGTGCTTTGGATATTAGGATTGGAAGATTTCACTCTCCCTGAGTCTAGCATATGGGAGATAACGTTTAATGTGGGTTGTCTCGGCTTGCTACCTACGCAAACGTTTAACCCTAAGCCCTGTAGGTACACAGTCCAAGCTGCACTTACCATGGCGGATTCAAGTACAATTTCTTCCGCTTCGTATGCCTTAACTGCTAGGCTTAGGATTACTCCGACAGTTTTCAAGTCCCAATTGCCTTCGTAAGTGTCAAGGACATACATGTAGTCCCTTTTCTTTGTAACCCCTGCGATGCAAATACCTGTTTTATCAATGCTGCCGGCACTGAAAGCAGGATCAACAGAAATAATTACTTTATCTAATGGGGGGATTTTCGGTGTCGGTGAGCATCCCTTATAGAGCCAGGAGAACTTTTCATCGCCGATATTCCTTCTAATATGGTTCAGATTTTCGGGGGACCAGTAGGAATTGATTCTACTCAAGGTTTCCCCTACATTCCTACCAAGAATGTCAGCCTCTGCCTCTTCTTTACTTTCGATAATTGCTGACAAATTAATGTGGACGGCTCCTTTCGGGTTTGATACGGGGTCGAAAACACCGAATTTATCTAAGAAGTAGCCGAAAATGTCTTCATCGCCCCATCTTGACCCAAAAACAACTATGGCACTGTTTTGGTGGCGCCGGGTCATAATTTCCTTTTCTATCCAGTCTTTATTTACTGTCATATTTGAGGACTTGTGATAGTCATCGATTAACCAAACCCCTGGTACCCCGTTGGGTCCACCCCAAGGTGAACGATACCCGTGCGTACGCCAGGGGATGTTAGCCGATGTTACGCTATCAGCCCGCAAATCAAGTTTTGAAAACAATTCCTCAAAAGGAAAGGCACTAACCAACTGCTTAACTCTACTTACTGCTAAGTCGGTGATACCCCCATTGTAAGAAGTTACGAAATGGTTAGTATCAGGATCTTTCCCCAGGAGCCAAGACAGAAATAGGGAGCCCAATGTAGACTTCCCAGTACGAGGAGGCATCGATACTAAGAGGATTGGGTACCTGCCTTCGGCAATGTCTTCAAAGGCGGACCCCAAGACTTCATAAGTTTCCCAATTTAGCAAGGAGTCTGTGCCTTCCGTGGCGCGAGACAAATAGCAAGGGAAACTATATTGGGCGCACTCTTTAATGTAGTCATTAATTATTTCCTTAGTCGCGCCTCTCATTTCAAGTTCAAGAAGTCCCCTCCTATACTTTCTCCAGCTTGAATGTTCCGATAGCTGGGAAGCGTGTGTTATTTTCGGGTGTTTTGGTGTCATTTTAGTTAAGATTTTGTTGGCTTGTGTTGGCTTGTGTTGGCTTGTGTTGATTTTTGGTTTGCTCTAGGACTTTTTTTACCTGGGGTCAGAGCGATAACCCATAACCAGTGTCATCCCTATTGAGGCGAGGTCTGGAAAAAGACTCTGGACCGATAAAACCAGAACCAGAATCTAAATTATTGTAAAGTCCAGCCGAAGGTAAATTCCTCCCTACTCTACCAGTAGGTAAATTTGAATTACCCAAGAATGGCCTTCTGTTTCCTCCGCTCCACCTCCTCGCTTGTATTATAGCATCTTGTATCCCACGGTCAACGGTGTCTAGCTTCATCGCATAGTACGTCAGGGACCACACAAACGCATCCACCGAGTCATCGTGCTTAACGAAGGGGAATCCTGTTAGCTCCTTAATAAAACTATCTACCCATAACCCCTCAACAAGTTTAACCCTGTCATTCTCTAAGAGTGGGCAAACAGCTTCGAGTCTAACCGTTTTTGACCTAAGGGGTCTCATTTCTTCTACAGGTATTTTTGTTTCCCGTCTCAACATTTGTATCAAAGATTGGCCGGATGCTGCCTTTTCGATACAGATTACTTTTGGTTTGTAGAAGGAATGTAGTTGCTTAATAGAGGCAATCAAGTCCGGGAAGCCCCATCTCCCTTTAACGATTTCCCTAATGTAAACAGTTCTGGGATCTCTAGTCGAAATTCCAGCCACACAGACCGCAGTTTCGTCTGCACCTTCTTTTTCAGAAAACGCACAGTCTACACCCAGCCATACTACATCTAGTGGTGGGCACTTTTTTTCTTCTACCATGGCGATCCATCCGGCCTTTACAATTTGACCTTCTGCTGCAGTTGGAGTTCCCTGATAAAGGGCCGCAAATTTGGAACTGCCCATAGTTTTCTTTTGGGCCTCCAGCATATCAATCGAGAATGCCGGGTTATCAGGCCAATGGGACTCACCGATTTGCCTGCCTAAGGGGTCATCGACGGGGTCTTCACACAGGCCCGCAATATTCACCCATCTCCAACCTTCCGGGTTTTCTTCCTCATCATAGCTGCCGTCCGATTCTAAAACCTGGCCATGCAAATCATTGGCATGAAACCTGGTCGCAATAATTAGACGGCAATAATTGTTAGTTTTACGTGTCGATGCCTCTTCTTGCCACCACGTTTGGAGACTCTCAAAAGCCCTGGCAGAAGCTGAGCTTTTCAGTGGGTCGTCGATTACCATGGCCCCCACACCTGGGCTAATAATGTTTACAGACCCTGCCGTATGGCCAGTCAACACACCACCGACAGAAGTAGGCAGGATGTATCCGCCACTAAGCATCTCAAATTTAGAATCCTTGGCAAAACCTTTCCAATCGGGGAAGATTTTCTTAAAGACAGGTGTCTTCAACATGCCGATAACTTCCTTATGGAACTTATTGGACAGTGATAAACCATAAGAGGCAATAACGTGTTGAGTTTCTTGATCTCTCCCTAGTAACCAAGCCACAAACATTGATGCCAGCATTGATTTACCAGATCGAGGAGGACAGGATACGATCAAGTTATGGTAGCGTTTATTTGCTAGATCCTCAAAACCACTGGCAATAATTTCATGGAAATCCGCGACCTTTAACGCACCACCCTTCATTAAGTCTGCAAAAGCCAGGAAACAATACCTAGAAGACTCAAACATGTAGTTCTGAATGACAGAGTTTGGTGCTTCTAAGACATTAAGATGATGTAAACCCCTAATGTAATGGCGCCATGAGCTGTGCTCATCTAGTTGACTAGCGTGGTTTATTATCGGCCGTGGGAGTGTCATACTTGGGGTTTAAACTTCTTAATGAGTTCAGCCGCAGTACCTATATACTCCTTAGTGAGTTCCTTCTCAGACTTACTTTCACCTTCTGTCAAAGCAGCCGCATCGGAAATGAAATCTCTATGGGCTTTAACGGAGGAGTTAAAAATTTTCACTAAATCGTCAGTACTACACTCCTCCAAAGAAGCCTGGATAATAGTCAAGGAGTCCTCAGCTACTTGTAAAGTCCTGAGAGCTAGCTTTTCCTTTTGGCGTAGAATTTTTTCATTTTGATTCATCATCTGAATCTCCTATTACAACTTGAGCAACCCTGTGGTTTAGGGGTAGATTTGTAGGAGTGCAATCTTCTTAGTAGGGTTTCAGCTAGTTTGTTATCGCCGGATTTAACTGCCGTATGGTACTGAGCCCATAGGGATCTTGGAGTTTCCATTTAACAATTAGCAAAGTTGACAAGGTGTAGAGTTTCCTGCCTGCACATCAGATTGGGAGTTGCCACTTGGATCCCATTTTTACGAGGGCAATCATGGCAATCTTCAACACAGGGCCGTAGGTTCTGGCCCACCCTGGCAAACCCCACACCCAAGTTTCCACAGGGAATTCATGGAAGCAAGTTCAAATGTACCTTCTAGTAACCAACCTTTCCCTTGAGGGGATTGACCCACGAAGTAAAATCTTCCCTTAGGCGCTTGAATGAATATATCTGGTTTTACCCCAATTAATGAACCTCCCGCCAGGGTTTGGGTTTTTGCCTCTGGGTTTAGGGGGTCTGAGTAGAAAATTTGAAAAGCCCCCTTAACAACTGCAAATTCACCGGTATTCATTCCCTGGAAGAAAATGGCTTCTTTGACAGAATCGGATGCAATGCCGCTATTGCCATCGGTTGCCCCTTCCAGTGTATTCCTCCATAGTTCAACAGCATATCTAGCTAGCTTTTTCCCGGAATCTACATAGAAAACTTCCCTCAGTGGCTGCCTAGTTTGAGCGTCCCAAACGGTAACCACTAGGCGACCATCTTCGGTATAGCTATTGTTACTTAGCAAGTAAATAGGTTGCCCCAAGGGGTCTTCTATGTATACTTCGGAAGGATCGCAAATAAAGACCCAGTCTCCACTTTGAGTTACTTCATTACTCCATCTGATGCCAGACTGGTTGGAAAACTCGTATTCTGACGGATTAGCGCCAGGGTACCATGGGACATAAATACTACCGGAAGCCTCGTCTACTACTCCGCCTAGGGGCAATGTGGTAGCTACATTAAGTCCTGGGAACAACTGCCTGCAATCTCCCCTTTGGACGCAAGGGTCTAATGCGACGTATGGGTAGACTTCCTGTACTGTTACTGTATATAGTTGGGTGTATGCGTATTGAGATTGCTCGGTTATCCCCCTAAATTGGGTCGATGCGCAGTGGAACGGCTCAATAACTTGCACGAAAGAACCCGACGGCACCCCACCTGAAATTGTGATTTCTGAACCCATTAACAACTGAGTAGCAAAATCATGGCCAGAACTGGTTAGGTAATTTTGGCAAAGGAAATTCAATTCAAATTGCATCCTCTTATCGTAAATAAGGGGAATTTTATTTGTCACATTAGACGATGCCCCTACAAATCTAACCACAATGTTGTTAGTCTGATTTACCACACCCTCGTTATCCATGGCATCTGCCAGCCGTAGGACATTGACATTAAGTGGAATTAAAGGAGATGCTATTAGGGAGTCGCATAAGTACTGCTCTATGCGGGTTATAGTAGAAAGTTCAGCCATTGTTTACCTCATGGGAATATTGTATTTGACCCGCCGATGTCGTAGCCACCCGCATCATTGGGTTGTATGACTTGTGGGGTGCCCCCCAGGTCTTCATAATTACTATCTGTTATCCAGTTGGAGTTGGTATTATTTTGTCCTGTGGCGCCATAACCCAATCGGTAATCTGGGGATTGATCCCCGGCTGGGTCTGTATTCCAACCGCCGAAACCCTTTCCGGATACACCATTATACCTTTGTGGAATACGCCATGTTCGCATTATACCGCGTTTAGTATCAATAGCAGAGTCCCCGTGTCCTGCCCGAATAGCAGTCATTTGCCGTTCGGCATCTAGTTGCTTAAGAGCCTCTACATAATCACTTTTGATATCATCTCTTTTACGGACTGTATCAAGGTAGTATCTAGCAATAATTAATGCAGTCCTTCTGCGACTACTGGTAATTAGTACTTTGCCAGCCTTTCCAGACTGCTCAATATAAGAGTCAATTAGAGAATTAGCATCCTCAATGGCCATCCTGAGCTTAACTATGTTAACGCTAGTCGCAGAAGCATCATCGATATTTGTCAGTTGAACGGCTTCTTTAAGGCCGAAGGCTGTGATGAAATCATCCGGGGATGCGCTACGTGGGTCTGAACGGTTGGGCGTTAAAACTCCTGAGCGATCCTGATAGGGGAAGCCATAGCCGCCGATGGTTTGCCCTAGGTTAGACCCTTTTTGGGTGCCATCGGTCTTTTCGTCAGGGGCTAACGTATTTTTAACAGCAAACCTATAAAAGGCCCTGACGGCATTCCTCTTTTTGATTACATCATTTGAACCCGGTGGTATGGGCCCCCTGAGGCATACATTTAGGTCTAGTGGTGGTTCATACGAAACAAAGACTTCATCCCAAGGGGACAATGCAGAATCTAACCCCAGTGAGATCATCGTATCTGAGGAGTACACTATGGTGTTCACCCCATATTGACCGAAGCATACTGTGAAGCTGGAGACGGGGACAGGTATGGTAATGTCTAATGGCCCATCAAAGAATAGGACAACATTATTTGGGGTCGTTAAAGTGGATTCCTTTAATTTGGGTATTGCCATGATTATCTCAGAATTAAGTAATCGTCAGGTTCATTGGTTACGGGGAAGAAATTCTCTGATACCCAAAATGGATAGGCATCTCTATTGACTCTGACTAGGAAGCCTTTCCCCTCCGGGTACAAGCAATTGACCAATACCTGGGCAGCAAGTCTCAGGGGCCATTCGTCTCTCCAGTTAATCTCCCAATGCTCTACTGTAATAAGATTACCCACAAGAGTGTAATCGATTCTGGACACAATATAGCCGCCCCCGAAATCAGGTGCAGGATAGTCAAAAGTTTGCTGCAATGATTCATAGGGTTCTCCGTCGTATTTACCGAGGATGTATCTTCCTTGTTCTGGGCCATTTTCATAGTATAGAAAATCTTGAAAGGCAAATAGGTCTTGGCGATAAATTGAAGGTCGGCGGATAGCCATTGTTAAATCGCAGCGAGTACTGTGAATGTGCCATTCTGGGTTACAATTCTAGTTGGTCTAAACTCTTTACCAGCGACAATCAGGCGGTCGGTATTTGTAATATCATTTACCCTGAGGGTTTGTTCGCAATTTACGGGTTGCTCGCAGTTTACGGGTTGTTCGCAATTTACTGCCTTAAGAAAGTTAGTTGGGACCCCGACGCTAAACAAGTCTTTACTAAGCAAGCTGTCACCTACAGAAAATGATACATCGGCAAATATGCTTCGAGACGCATAAATTGAATCATAAACCGACAAATTATTAACTACACCAAGGGACTGATAAAAAACTGGAGCTAACGGGTTTGTGGCACTTTGACCGAACCCTTGATAGATTGGGAACCCTGGGTCATAATCAGCGTTGTAGTTACTTTCGAATGCCATTATTTGAAGGGGTTTAGTGCGGAAGTCAAAGATGAGTAAACAGTGTTTATAGTGCCTTGGGGATTTTGTAACGTTTTTAGTATGAAATTAGTTTGAGGGGAATACGATTGTAGGGCCGCCAATGCAGTTGACTGAATAAATGTTGTGGGATCTGATATGATGTTCCTTGCAGCCTCAGCGATAGAGAGGGCTTTTTGTGCTGTTTTTAAAGCGGTCTCCGCAAAGTTTATGCCAGGTATTGCTGGTAGAGTCGCTGGAATTTGTGGAGTCCATGCGGTAGTAAAAGAGCCTTTAATTTGGCCTTCTATGTACCCGGCATCCTTCCTCACAAAATCCATCGCAGCACCCATGTCTAGGAGCTTAGGGTCTTCGAAAGGGAATGGTTGTTTATCGCTCATCGGTGGAGGATTCCAATTAGCATCGACCCCAAATGGGTTACCAGTGGGCGCAGTCCCGAAAGCTGAGTATCTTTTGCACTGGCCATTGGATGTTGGAAAAGTACAGTCGCCTACCGTCCCGGCTTGAATGGGGTTTTGCCTATTTCCAGAAGAGTCTGGTGGTTGAATGGAATCATTAGCCCCTGCGTGTCCATGTTGCAAGTCACAATGCCTTACCCAGATATACTCACCGTTTCTTTTCAGACAGACGCATACCCAGTCAGAACTCATGGGGCCATCCTCTTCTATGACAGAGCAACCACGGTTCTCCTTGCAAGGTGGTGGCAGGCTCCCTGAGGGGTAAGCCGGGAGGCGGGTCATGGAAGAGTTATTAGGAATTGTCAACCCCCCTGCCGCTTGTTCTGTTAGGTTTTGTGGGTCGTAAAGGGTATCACTCAAGATGGCATAGTGATATTGGCCATTACTTAGTATGACATTTACTCTGGACCCTACCAAGTCAGGGGGCTGCTTACCGACAAATGCAGGAGAAGCGTCAATCCAATGGGAATATGAATTTCCTTTACCGTCCCTTGGACCCGAAAATAAACCGGCCCCTTCAATTTCAGGGATATCCTCCGGGTTCATAGCATCAAATAGTACCCTCACCCTACCGAGATTCTCAGGGTCATCGACATCGACTATTTTTCCCCTAACCATCCCCCTAGGTAAACCAGCATACTTAGCATTGGATTCTGCAAATAGCATCAACCTGGCTAAATTGTGAGTTAGCGGTATGCAACTGAGACTTTGTGCCATTACTTATGCGCTGAGAATCTAGGGGTATTTCTAAGTTGGGTGCGCTTTGGTTGGGGTTTGACTATCTTTTGTTCCCCTTGAGCTACTTGTGCCACTTGTGTGTCATCAACCGTAAATTGAATTAATTCATTTTTGTCTAACTCTGCAGTTTCCTCAGGCACTTTTGGTTTAGAGAGGGCTTTAAGAACTGGGCTTAGTTGCTTGGGGGTTATTTCCAAAATTGGTTCAGGGCTTTCGGGGGTCTCGGGGTTCCCAAGGGTCCCAAGGCTCCCAAGGCTCTCAGCGCCCTCGGCGCTATCAGGAGTCAAATCCTGAGTCTCATCCAAGTTTTTTCTTTTGGTGGTCATAATAATTTGTTTGTATGGTGGATTTTTACCCTGACTTTATTGTTACAGATCAATTATGGGCAATCCGGGCACGGGGTCAAATAGAGGGAGGTTCTTTGCGTACATTTTTTCCAAGATGTAGGATTAAATGGGTCGAAGAAAGTTTCATCAGCGGCCGACAAATCAGCAGCAAAATACGCATAGCCGACCTTATAGTGGTTGGCGTCTACTCTGTAAGATTCTTCGTTTATGACACAAGTAGTTGGAATTTTATAGATACTGGAATCCCAGAGTGGTGCGTCTACTCTTTCGATAATTGAATCTTCCAAGTCATTAGCCAAGTGGCCAGATAGTCTTCCGCATTCGTCAGCTCTGTAGTAATCCCCTTCCCAATCCCCATAGACTTTATCTGATGTGGCTTCAGTGGTCGCTCTACGGTCGTGGAGGGGAGCGTATTCCACTATTTTGGACCCTGAGAAATCATCAAAATCAATGTCCGCACCCGGCAATATGGCGGCATTTAGGTAGTCCTCTTCCAGACCTAGGCCGTACCTTACATTGGAATATAAGTAAGATTCAGAATACAGATAAGTAGGACTCGATGGTTCTAAACCGTATAGAAACACATCGTCGTAAATTCTTGGTTGCTCCTGCTGAGGGGGACACTCCATGTCTTCTGGAGATAAAGGGGACCCCCATAAGCCAAAATCTTGGCAAATCAGGTTTACTTTTTGCCACTCTGGTCCGTTCCTTTGGTAGGCTGGTGGTAACCTTAGGAAATAATTCTCCCAGTTATCATCGCCTACTCCTGAATTTAAATCCGCCACGAGGGCATTGTCATGCATGTCCAACTCTGGTACGGAATTGGCCACATACATGGGCTTCGTCTTCCAAATTCTCAAAGAAGTAGAAGCGTCCATTACGTTGGGGGACATGTAGATTTGTAACCCACTGAATACCAAGTTGGAGATGTCGTGTCTAAATGTGTAAGTCAGCGAATCCGTTATTATTACTGTCGGGAGTTTAACTTTTCCCTCGAAAGTCATTGTATTGTAGGAAAAATTAAAAGTTCCATTCAGGCTGTCAACTGTAAAAACTATTTGAAAGTCCTCAGTTTGATACGGAATAGATGGCTCTAGTGGTACACCGTTACAAAATACCTTAACAGCATCAAAATTGACAGCTGATGATGGGACAGCAGGGGTGAAACTATTGATGTCTACCCAGTCTCCTTGTAGTTCCCATTGGGTGCCCACCAACTCCCACCGATTATAATAGAAGATAGATGCCCCCCTTGTCTGTGGGTCGGGGTTACTGTAATCCCAAGATAATTCCCCATCTTGTAGCTCATCGCCAAAGAGACGGGTATCTCCGATGTACCTTAATTTGGACGGGGGTGAAATATACCAAGGACTCCTCGGCTGATTATCCCACCTTGATAAGATCAGGGGGTAAGGGCCCCCCAGGTTTGCCAATAGGTTGGCAATCACATAGCTACTAGTGGATGGGCTAAGGGATGCCGAATTCTCTAGTTTGATAATTACCCTTGCAGGTAAAATGGGGGCGTCTATGGAAAAGTTTGCCTCATCAGGGTATACTACGGACTGCAGCTGCCAGTGCCCCTCATCAGATGGTTTGAACAGGTCGATTTGGCAAGTACCGGATATGACCCCAGACAGACCTATAACTCCATCAGCTTCTGATAGCCCGGTGGCGTCTAAGATCCTAACGACTGCCCCGACTGTAATTGGGTCCGTATAGCTAGAGAAACTATTATAATCAGGGAATAAGAAATCAGGGATTAAGGGGAAATTACCATCTTCAGGATACTCTATCTCCACCCATGGGCCACAGTTGAAGCCGCCCCCGTCGTAAACCGAAAATGATCCTGTCTGGCTATTCCACCAGATTTGATTTTGTTTTGGGGACGGGGCAGTAGGGCTTACTGCTGCCTTCTGGTAGTAAATGAAATTTAAAATGTCATTAAATGGTATCTTTCTCTCCACTGGCGCCAAATACAGGGAGTTTCTTTCATCGAAACCATGTAAGCTAAGGCTATCAAATACGAAATTAAATGGTAAAAATCCGCCCTTATTTCCCCAGACCCCTGTAAAATTATCTAAGACGGATTTGCAATTCCAGTCACTATTGAATGACCAAGGCAGTACCAGGAAAGTAGAGCTGTACTCATCATACTTTAACAGGGCATTAATTCCAAGACCTTCTAATTTTAGATTTAGGGGGATGTCTAGGAACCATGACTTTGTTTCAAAACTATAGGTTGGATTTATGGTAACTTCTTCAGAAATGATGAGCTGTACGGGTTTATCAAAGTATAGTCTGGACCCCGCATAAAATATGTTGAATACATACGGTAAAGAGTATTGGTTATCAAAATCTGGGTGGAGAACTATGGAACCAGTCTCATTTACTAGGTTAACCAAAAATGAAGCATCAGCAGAGATGCCTGGAGTTGGCCTATAGAATGGGGCTGGTCGAGTACTTTCTATATCAATTTTAATTTGGCTACCGATAGAGTAATCAAGTATGAATTGATCATTAAACTCGCTAATAAACAACGATAAGGATTGGCTATTTTTTTGGACACCCTTTATTTCGTACGAGTAATCACCCAATGTCAAAATTTGACCGATTTGTATTCTGTTATCAGATTCAACGACAATGGAGCCTTCCCAGTTCCTAATTTCTTTGACGGCAGGAAATACAGAGCTATTGTAAACACCAAAAGTACCACCCAAGAGTTGTCGTTTTTGGTCTATGTTTGAAGCAAGACTAAACCAGTATTCATCACCGCTCCAACCTAATAGCTGAGCTAACCAATCTAATTGGTTACTAACTCTGGTTCCAACTTGTTGGACAGATGAAGCTTGACTTTCTGATAGGAATGGGTTGGAATACCCATAGAGTTCGTAGTCACCTATGTTAAAATTTGGGGAAATTTTGGTCATTTTATTCTACAATGATTAAATCATCAGATAGTGCTAAGTATTCTTGATTCATGCAAGTATTGGGGGTCATCCACAGGGTCGAATAATTATCCACTTGCTCGTATAGGTTAATCAAGTTGTCATCCCATGGTCTTGTAAGCCATTCTGCAATGGGTTGGTAATCTGCATTTACAGACTCTCTGATGTCAAAAATTTTCTTTACTTCATAACTCGGGGAAATATCAACTTGAGCAAGTTTACAATAGGTGACCGGAACCTCTTTTCCAGCACCATTGATTACTGTAGATGGCAGACTGCCTAGTGGGTGAGCAACAAGGGATACTTCTGATTTACCCGTTGATGGTCTCCTCAGGAGGGAGATAGTCCCTGAAACAGAAACAGATTGTATGGAAATTTTGGGGTCTGACCACTCGATTTTCCAACCAGTATTAAAAGTAGGTATTGCAATTTTAAACGTAAAGAATTGACCTATACTATCCCTACTAACTTCCACTGTTTCCACAAAAATCCAATCCGGATCAGGGCAGTATGGATTATCAGGGTGCGGTTGCCCAGGGTTATCAGGATCTTCGTTAAGACAATTAGTTATAGATAGGGTGGCGTTGCCCGTAATTACAGTGTTAGGTGGACAACGGAAAGTTATCTCAGAAAAAGAAGCCGCCCTGGGGAATTGCCAGTATAGGTATGGAGCCCCGGAATAATTTGGGAATAGCCCATCGTAATTTCTCCACTCTAAGGTCGTATCATCGCAAAAAGCATATTTAGGTACGAACCTCCACCCTACCTCAGAATCTGTGCCACTGACGACATTCATTTCGTGACCTGATAAGGAGTAATTCTCTACAGAATACAAAGCATAGAAGGGGGAATCGTCATAGGTCAATCTATAAGCTATCAAATATTGGGAATCAGCCATCCCCACCAATTCTAAATTTATAATGACTGGACCTATGGAAAGATTACCGTGTTCCCAAACTACGGTTCCAGGCTTGATGACTAAAAATTTATCGTCCCCTGATGGAACAACTTCTAGGGAATTAGGGCCAAACGGACTTTCCCCAGGCGGTAGATACACATAGGCAGACTTTCTATCTAGTCCAAAGTCAATATAGTATCGTTCCGATGCAGCAGGTAACCTACCATAAATAGGTCTACCATCTGGTACCCATTCAGTGGGTGTCTCAAACAGGTTATTAGCCTCTTGAAACTGAACGGATAATATAGTACCAAATGTAGGATTAGAAGATGTTTGAATTTCTCCCCTGCCCCCATTTAAAGGCGTGATAATCTGGCTCATAGACTTAAGGTTCCTTCTTTATAGTCAGGCGGTTGATAGGGGAAAGTAGTCCCAGTATACCAAGAAAGTTGGGGAACATCTGTATTGGAACTAGGGTTCTCCCATACATAAGTGATTTCCTGGTTGGAGTTGGTAAATCTTCCTGTATTACGAGGCACTAATGTTATTTGAGCTACGCCTAATTTAATCGAGGAGGTCTCCAGTCCAAATTGAGAGATAATTTCCTCTTCACACCGGTAAAAAGAGACGTACCTCAGTAGGTTATCGGCAAATTCTTCAAATCTGGCCGTATTGGTGACTGTCATGTTTGTCCAGTTGGTCACCGTTGTTTGGGGGGTGAATGCTCTCATTACCCTATAGATATTCCTGCCATCTTCTGCTACAAGGGTGTCCTCTGCGTATTTGACATACTCCGGATTAAAATATGGGACGTATGCCCGGGGGTCAAATTCGTTTGTTCCAGCTTCTGAGGAGTCTATGAAAATACCATTTTTGTAGTAAATTGAAAAGTCAAATAAGGGGCTTACGCTAGATGTGGCTGTATAGGATTTTACCGAATTACCATTTCTAAAGTAGGTTCTGTCCCCCCTATAGAAAGTAAACATCCTGATAAATGTATTTATTTCCGTCAGCCGGGGGTAAAGAGAGGTTATTTGGATTTGGAAGCCACTGCCGGTGCCGCCCAAGTAACTATTATCTATAGTCAGGACATCGCCAATTGAGTACCCCCTTCCAAAATCTGATAACTCGTAGGAAATAATTGTATTCCCTGAGACTACCAAGTTAATAGACCCGTTGACCCCGACCCCATTGATTGGGTTGCCATACACCAAAGGTAAGTTAGTATAGGCACCGTTTCGGTAACCTGATCCCCCGTTCACCAAGTTGGTCGTCTTTATTCTGCCAGATACGCTATTATCTACTAGATCGTCTAATTGTGACCTTAGCTCGAATGAGGGTGCAAGGTTGATCACTGAGCCATCATTGATTAAGTCCTGAATAGATGTGCTGCTTGGTGTGAAGTACTTGGCGGCAATGCAATAAGTGGGGATTCCACCTGAAACTTCCCTGTATTCTAAATACTGCCCACATTTGAATCTAGGTTTGTATTTGTAAATGGGTAGCCCGCCATTACCGTCTAGTACGGACACTTCTCTTATAATGCCTTGCTTGATTAATTCGCTAAAGTAATCTACGGTTAGTGCCCCATTGGGTTCGTAAGTAAAAGGTGCAATTACATAGGCGTACTTATTGACAGCCCCTTTCGTTACGTCAACATAGTCATAATGGGGGTCAGAAACAGCATCCGGACCGCTCCCAACCTGTGGTGTGTAAACCCAAGTTCCTGCTAAGTAGGACTGACCTTCAACTAGTTGATTGTAATTATTTGGCAAGCTAGAATTTAAAGCTGGTCCTATTTTATTTTCAGTCTGGCCCCCGGTAATGTCATTCGTAGAAGGGAATAAGATAAAATTCTGAGCTACCAGCCAAGCCAATCTTCCGACAGTAGTGGTAGGTAGGAACTCACCGTCTGAGTAGTCATATTCGACGATTTCTGGGTCTATTGTTGTCCCCAGTGAATATTGGTAAGTGTTATTTACGACCCATGCAGAATAAGTCTTTGCCGAAGAAATTTTTCCAGCTACAAAGGCACTGGGGATATCTGCTGAAGATCCAATTACTATGTTTTCAAGGACTACGAATAACTGATTGCCTAAAGACACGATGTCCCCTAAACTATACCTGCCAGCAGTAAGTAACTTTATTTGCTTTAAAGCTAGATTACCGTACACAGTTTGGTCGAATTTGTTCGTTGAATAGGGGCTATATGCTACTTCTACTGGGTAGTATGATGGGTTAGGGTTATTAACTACAATGAGGTCATCACTATTTAAAATAGTATTTACGGGTTCAAAATCATATACATTAGTATAAATAGCAGCGTCTTTACTCAGAAGGACGGGGGTATTGTAAGCTGCAGAGTAGTTAATTTGAGGGTCTTTGAACCTGCTGATAGAATCAAAAGTATTGTAAAAAGCTGCATCAACATCACTTACGGTCGGGTTCGTATCAGTTGGGAAAACATTTCCAGGGGTCAATACTGTGGAGAGCCTATCCCTAAAATTCAAAGTTACAGGCTGATAATTAGAGCCATAAATGCCATTAGCATCAACTTCAAGAGTGATGTTATATTGAGTTTGACTCAGAGTGATAGGGTACAGGTGGGCTTGATTTTCAATGGGGATCGAGAAATTAATTACATTTTGACCCCTTCTTATTTGGTCATCTGTTAATTCTATACCATTGGGTCCAAGCACAAAGAAAGAAACTTGTCCATTGGGCTTCGTAAAGTCAGACAAATAATTATAACCAAATCTGCTACTTCTATTGGGTTGAACAGAAGTCAGAGTCCCTAAACCAAACATATCTATGAAGAAATTCTCCCAGTCTGCTTGGCTAACGGGATTCCTGCGTCGGATTAGGGAGAAAAACCTTTCTTGGACTTGAGCATATGTTTCTACATCACTGCCCCCTACCGCAGGTTCTGGGTTGGTTACTACGGTGCTAGCTTCCCCGAGATCTGGGGGGCCGGTAATTGAATTAGCCGGGACATTATAGATGTTACCTACAAATTTGGAATAAACAGGGATTTCAACTTCGGTCTTACCGGCGGGTATTGTGACACTATATGAGCTTACATATTCAAATCCTTGGCCGCCCGATAATTGGGGGTTGGATGTAAATACAGACCCGGATGGTACAGATAAGTCTGAATTTCTTGGTGCTATTGACAACCTAACCAAAGCTGTAGCAGGAGTACCCAGTCTCCTTAGGGCGCCTAAAAATGGGCCTATCCATTCGATGAGGATCTTATTTGGTAGTTGATTCGCCCAAAATAAAAATTCACCTTGAGAAAAAGCCTGCCCCTCTAAAAGAACCGCAAGGGGATTCCCTGCACTGAAGTCATTGAGGGTTTTGTTAGACGCCTCGTATACTTTTTGCGCTGCATCTTGAACTAATTGTGCCTCGTTCCTTGGGTCTATTGAAACCGAGGGGAGGGGAGCATATCTTGGCATTTAATCCTCTAATCAGTATTCGCCGTTGTCAATGACTAAATTGTTTAGCAAATCGGCTAAGATTTTCTTGGTGATTAAGTCAGCATCATCCAATGACCCGAACTTTTGAGCTACTGACGGGGTAGGTGTCCCATTGGCGTAATTATATTTATTGTTTGTCGTATAACTTCTAGGAGCATTTTCTTTGATGTTTTCAGGGTTGACATTATTATTATTTTCATCTAACAAAGTAGGGAAACCAAACCACCATTTACCCAAGGTAACTTTATTGCCGGTGATAGGGGCTCCAGAAATGAATTCATTTAAGCTAGATAGCGTAGGCTGGTTGGTACCTAAAGTCATGTACCGACTATCCAATCCATTCGGACCAGCCGTAACCAGGGAGTTCAATCCGAGGGGGTCATAGTGCCAATCTAAATCTTGGCCATCGAAAAATATTTGTTTTGCTCCGTTCAACCATGCACTGGTTACAATGACAGCGGAACTGTAAGTTGTCTTTGCCATTATCCGTTGGTAATCCTGTTATGTATGTTTTACCCTGCCTACAAAAAAGCCCCCTTTCGGGGGCAATTATTGAACCACAAAATCAAGTTCTGTCCCAAATATTGACGGTCAGTTCCACTTCAATTTCCTGGACGTTTCCGCTGTCGCGATCAACGTTGGCAGTAGTGATTGATAGGAATTTACAACCGTAGCAGGTGTACGCGCCACCGGCTGGAGCAGATCCTGTACCAGTACAGTCCCTGGGGGTTACTGTAACGGTAACATCTTGACAATTGTAGTTTAACCAGAAGTTCTCTAATTGCTTGAAGATCGTAGGATCATACGGAGCAGTAAGAGTAACATTATCTGCAGTTCGTGGGCCAACGACATGGTACTTTCGGTTTCCAGTGCCATTGGCGTATTCGCTCTTTTCGGAAGAATCTTTGATACCACTGAATTTTGTGAAGACAGCGATTAAAGACACCCCGTTGGGAGCTACGAACGATACCTCGTATTGCGACTTTGTTAAAGGTCTGAGAATTGCCATGGGATCACCTCTTTATTTCCTATCCTTATCAGGACAAGATGTTGGTGATCATAGCGCCAGAACCGATAAGACCAGATGCACCGAGGCCAACCAAGTTAACCACACGTTCGATGGTGATTTCAGCACGCACGACACGGCGTTCGCGAATGTAGTACTCCAATTTGTTATCGTAAAGGCTCTTTATCCTCTACATCTTTGTATTTCTACAAAGTTCAGACTATATCTTTGCCTTACATCCTTATGTAAGACATTAGGCGCTCGTGGAGTTTTCATCTGTTCTAGATTACTAACTCTAGTCGTTGAACGTTCGTTTTCTCCCGAAAACGCTTCGCTGCTGATTGCCATGGTTTGAAGTTCAAACGTTAGGGTCCCAGCAATTCACCTAATTTCTTTTTATGTCAGACCCCAGTAGTTAAGGACGGACAGCGGGTGTTCCTGTGAGTTGATCATTTTTGTTAGCGTAAAGGTTATTTATCCTTCACTTCTTTACATTTCTGCAAAGATCAGACTATATCTTCTTCCTGAAATTTCTTATCAATCCGGTAACATGACTATCAGGTAGATTTAAGTGTCGTGCGAACTTGCGAATTGCTGGTTTACCCAGCTCTACCCAAAGTTCAAACAATTCATCAAACCTAGACCATAACTCTTTTCTCGATCTGGGGTTATTTATTCCCCTTACCTTTAGAGACAAGGTTTTCGAGATTTTCAGTTTATGCTCTTCAGTCATTTTTCTACCAGTCCAGGGATGATTTGACTTATCCTTGAAATGATTTTTATGCCAGTCACTGTTTTTTCTTTTAGCTTCTTCTGAGCTTCCTAATTTGGGGGAAATTAAACTAATCTCCCTTGAACCTAGCCCCCATTGTTTTGAACTTTTCCAAATTGCCCACCATAATTTTTTATTATGGGGTTGGGATAAACTTAAAAGTAAATGGGCTATGTAGTGTTCTCTCCGGGTCAGCATTACTAGGTTTGATACTTCATCATTCCCTCCACAACAAATAGGAATAATGTGATGTTTTTCAAGCCCATTTTTGCTTCCCCTTCGTTTGGGGATTGGCCGAAGTAAAAGTAAACGTGATGTGATAAGATTCCAATACCACTTTTCCCATTTATTAAGAAAGTGACATTCTATCAGGAGTGGGGCACTCGTGGATGGGTTATTATTTTCGGTATTCACCATCTAGTCGTTGAACCTTTTGACTACAACTCTATTATAGCATAGAGTCCGAAATAGTCAACTTGGCTGCTGATTACCATAGCTTTCAAACTTTCGTTTGAAGCCGTAGGCTTCCCAGCAATTCACCCCATTGATCTGCGGATCAGGCAGATAATTTGACGTTACCGTCAAACCACGCATTCAACTCGTTTAAAAGAAACGATGTTATTAACATACGTGTAACTGAAGGCCGGAGTCGCAGCATTAGCACCACCCGCAGGCATGATCGAATCAGAAGGGCCGTTGGGGCTGTAGAACAGGAGGATGCCATTGGCGGGGAAGACAGGCTGCAAGGAGCCGTCGTTGGCCAAATAACGCCCTTCAGCTACGCGCAGGCCACGCTCAAGACCGAAGTAGCGAGCGATGACATCTGTGTCGATGCTATTGGCGGAGGTGTACTTGATACGATCAAGGATCGCTTCGTTGGTCAGCAAGAGGTCGAAAACCGAAGTTCCAAGAACAGCGGAGTTCGGACGAATGCCGATCTGGTTGGCAACAGCACGCTTCAGGGTCAGGATGTCCTCAATGGGATTAGAGGTTGCACCAGACCATGCGGCAGGGCCAGTGGCTGTGCCATAAGCGGTGTTGAAGGCGGTCCAGGTTGTAAAACCAAGACCAGTTTGTGAGCCAGGAGTCCCATTGTAGGGCTCGTATGGATTGTAGCTGCCAGTCACTGAAACAGCTTGAGCAACGGTGTACTCGTAGCTGTTCATTCATTATGTTATCGCGAGGGCTCTTTATCCCTTGCTTCTGCATGTTTCTATGCAGTTCAGACTATATCATCGTTTTGTAAACAAAACGTCAGGCGCTCGTGTCAGCTTCATTACTGTTCTAGTAGTATGCTGTTAGTCGTTGAACGTTCCGTCAATCCCTTGACGGCTTCGCTGCTGATTACCATAGCATCAAACTTTCGTTTGAAACCGTAGGTTTCCCAGCAATTCACCCAATTTTCTAAATGAGATTAATCTCATAGGGCCAATGTGTTTAGCCTAGACATCGCGTTGCGAGTCTCGATGGCGCGTAGCATTTGTTAACTCAGCGGCTCTTTATCCACTGATTCATTACCTTGTCGTTGGTAATGTTCAGACTATATTATTGCCCCACTATGTACACGATTACTGTACTTTGTAAGACATTGGGCGCTCGTGTCAGCTTCATTACTGTTCTAGTAGTATGCTGTTAGTCGTTGAACGTTCCGTCAATCCCTTGACGGCTTCGCTGCTGATTGCCCACGCGGGGGTTCCAGCAATTCACCCAATTTATAGTGGACCTACGCTGCGATCGAAATCGTTCGTAAAAAATAATCCACTTGTGCAGGACCTTCTCCTGCGTTTTCGATTCAATAATGTTATCGCAAAGATTTTATTCTATGCTTCTTTACATTTCTGTAAAGTTCAGACTATATCTTCACCCCTGTTTTTCTTTCTTAGCTTAGCCATATGCTCACGGGCAATCTGCCTATGGGTTTCAGACTTTTCTTTATCCGCCCAGTACTTTTTGGCGGACTCACTTCTCTTTTCCTTTTCCTCTTCAGTTTGAACCCTTCCTCTATTAGCTTCGTGAGCTTTTTTAAGTGTTTTTTCGGGCAGGGATTTACCCATCTTGGTTTTACTAAGTCTTTCTCGCATTTGCTTGGACTTAGGTCTTCCTTTCTCGGCTGCCCCCGGGGCAATACCGAATGAGGTCTTTTGTAGGGAAGTAGCTAAAATAGATGTACGTGGTCGGTAGGTAATGGCGCCTTCTCCGCATTTAACTCCCAACATCCTTCTAACTGCATACCAGTGTTTTACTGAGTTAGCACCTTTCGCAAGGAGGACATGGGCTATGAAGTGTTCTCGGATTGTTAGTTTTACTCTGTTTCCTTTGGAGTTATCCCCACCGTCACACTTAGGTATGATGTGATGGACGTGGTATCCCCTTTCCTTGGAGATTCCTCTATACTTCCTGGAGGAGCAGAGTTCGTGGTACCATTTTAACCATTTGTTAGGGTGCTGGGCGCTCGTGGATGGGTTATTATTTTCGGTATTCACCATCTAGTCGTTGAACCTTTTGACTACAACTCTATTATAGCATAGAGTCCGAAATAGTCAACTTGGCTGCTGATTGCCTTGTGTTTCAGAGAAGTCACTCCTGAAACCGTCAGGGTTCCCAGCAATTCACCCAGTTTTTCTATCAGTTTTTCAACTGACGGAGGCTATCGATCTAACCTCTTCAGGCAATTCCCAAGCCACTACTTCTTGTTCAAGAGCGTAGGGCTCAGAGTCGTAACGGCTCTGTACATACGGAATGTTAGTCCCGTAAGCACGGCGGAAGTCGTTAATAGCAAATTGTTCCTTCAATTATGTTATCGCAGGGGCTCTTTATCCCCCACTTCTCTTTGTTTCCAAAGAGTTCAGACTATATCATCGTTTTGTAAACAAAACGTCAGGCGCTCGTGGAGTTTTCATCTGTTCTAGATTACTAACTCTAGTCGTTGAACGTTCCGTCAATCCCTTGACGGCTTCGCTGCTGATTACCATAGCATCAAACTTTCGTTTGAAGCCGTAGGCTTCCCAGCAATTCACCCAATTTTTCATAACCCCTCACGGAGTTAAGCGGCATATGGAATACCGAAGCGCAGGATACGTCCTGCACGAGTTGGCGTGTCTACCACCGGTGCTATGAATAATATACAAAACTTAACGTTTTGCTCTGCATGTTTCCATGCAGTTTAGACTATATCATCATCTTTGCCTAAGCAAAGAGTCGGGCGCTCGTGGAAAGATTATTCTTGGGTCAGTCACTTTCTAGTCGTTGAACCTTCTTACTTCACTCTTATTATAGCAACAAGAGACCCGAAGTAAACTTGGCTGCTGATTGCCTCTTTTGCGTAGCAAAAGTAAGGTGTCCCAGCAGTTCACCCGATTATTCGACAGGGGTCACCCCCTGAAGGAACCTCATTGATTCGCAATGTTGGTAGACGGTAGCATGAAACCTTGCGCGAGGGTGGTGAGACATTTGTTAACGTAGAGGCTCTTTATTCCCTACCTCTCTTTGTTTCCAAAGAGTTCAGACTATATCATCGTTTTGTAAACAAAACGCCCGGCGCTCGTGGAGTTTTCATCTGTTCTAGATTACTAACTCTAGTCGTTGAACCTTCCTTTTCTCCCGAAAAGGCTTGGCTGCTGATTACCATAGCTTTCAAACTTTCGTTTGAAGCCGTAGGCTTCCCAGCAATTCACCGGATTTTCTTTGTTAAAAACAAAGCCACTCCTTTAAATGGGCAATATGTTATCGCAAAGGCTCTTTATCCCTTGCTTCTACATGTTTCCATGTAGGCCAGACTATATCATCATCCTATAACTCCCATGCTGAGGAGTCAAGGAGCTGGGCGCTCGTGGAGTTTTCATCTGTTCTAGATTACTAACTCTAGTCGTTGAACGTTCCGTCAATCCCTTGACGGCTTCGCTGCTGATTGCCTCTTTTGCATAGCAAAAGTAAGGTGTCCCAGCAATTCACCCAGTTTTCTGCCATCATTAAAATGACAGGGACCCTAATTAATCCACACCTGCGTAGGTCTGTTGTAGATTCATCATAATAGATGATTTCCTTTTCTAGGTTGACTTCAAAGATTGCGTTGGCAATCTAACCCAAAAGTCCGAAAACTTCGGGGTCACTGTAGTTATACCCACACTTTGCTAATGGAAGCCTAACCATAAAAAAGGAGCCCCTTTCGGAGCCCCGTAGTAAAAATTCAATCAGCAATCAGTTGAAGGTTGCAATAACCAAGGTACGACGACCGATCGTAACAATCTCACGAATAAGTGGAGTGGTACCATCTAGGGTAACGTTCACACCGCTGTTGGCGACTGGGAGTGCTTTACCGTCAGTGCCAACAGAAAGGCGGCTACCAATGGTAAAAGCAGCGACAGCCGAAGCGCTTACTTCGACGATCAAAGAGCCGCTACTGGCGACACTAACTTGACGGGCAGTTTGAGGTTGGGATAGTGCAGTCGGGATATAAGACTGGCTAACACCTACGATAGCCCCGGTAAAGGATGTTAAATTACCAGGGGAGCAGACTAGATTAGCTCCGGCATAGGTTGCTTGAGCGACGACCGAAAATTCAGGGATTTCGACTACGCCAATACTACCAGCTTGGTTGTCGGTAGCGGCTTGCCAGGTGGAAGCATATCTGATGTACTGTTTTGCGTAAACGGGTGCAATGTTTAGACTCATGATCTTTTTCTTAATATGTGTTGACTTTTGGTTTACTCTAGGACTTGTTTTTCACCTAGCTGATGTGATAATTGGTTTTACCCCCACTTACGTGGGGTTGCTGATGGGTTACCGGTAATCGACCAGACATCTGCATCTGTCATAGCATCTGCATCTCTGCCCAGGAAGTGGTAGGGAGCCAATGGGTTGCCAACCTAACTTCTCATATTCTTTGCATTCTTTGCAAGTTTTTTTGTCCTTTTTGGCAACTCGCATCATTTCTTTATGGCCTTGTTCTTCCTTCACTAGGTAATCACCCAGTTGAAAAAATGCGTAAGCTGGGGTAACAAGGTAGCGAGAAACCCTAGAAAAAACCCCTTGCCAGGTTTGCCCCACACCGGAATTAATCGAATTCTGTATGGCATCCTGAACCCCGGGGTCCTCAGAGTCGTAGTCGGGATCCTCTAAAATATCCCAATCATAGTCGCCAGATGGTCCTTTGGAGGCAAAATCCATTTCGTCACCGACTATAGAGATTGCATTATTGTCAAATCGAGCCTTTGTCACATTGAGGAATTTAAGTAATGGTGGCACCAATTGTCCGACAACTGTTGGCCATGCTTTTTCCAATTTTGCTTTAGGCTTCGATGATGCTGACCCAAGGTAGACTCCTGCTAAAGATGCCTCTAAGGTTTTGTCAACCATGGCACGAGAAAACTCGTCCCACTTTATGTCTTTGTCCTTAAGAGACTTAACTAAAAGCTTAGAATCCTTAAGCATCATACTCTCTAGATTCTCAATGGTTTTAGCCTTTCTAGCTAGGGATTCGGCATTAGAGAAAAAATCTCCCCTCCTTTTAGTGGCAGAGCCAATTAAGGAAAGGAGATCCATTTAGCTCAGTTAGAAGTCCAAAGGCAAGTTTTGATGGCTTCCAAATAGTCGGAGGCTTCACCGCGTTTTACCATTTCAAGGGCTCTTTCATGGGGATCCATGTTTTCTAAGGTTGCTTCAAATGCTTTGTCTTCCGGTCCAACAATTTCCCCAAAATGCACCATGCTTGGCAGGCGATTTAAAATTCCAAAGAGTTTAGACGTTGGTGTTTCACCTTCGGAGAATTCCAAGGTCCCAAATTCTAAACCTTCGCAGAAACTTTGCAGTTCATCTTGCTGAATGATGGCATTGGTCAGTTTGCCGTCGCTATAAAGATTCTCAACGTAGTGGGAAATCCTTTGTTTATGGGCATGAACTTTCTGCTCTTCGAATTCCTTTTTGAGCCTATCATTTTCTTTCCTAAGTGCCTCAACCTCTTTCTCAATCTCCCTGTAGATTTGGGCTGGGAATCCGGTAGGACGGGCTTGACCTGCAGAACCCATTCCGCTATACTTAACTTCTTCTTCCCCGTCAGAACAAGCTCCCATGGAACCCTTGGGCTCCTTATAAGTCGAACCCTTGCCTGTTACAGTCATTGGGTCTTCCTCCTCTGCTGCCCTTTTACGGCGGGACATTTCACCTTCAGCATGGTTGACGGATGCCTTCTCACCGGACTTCTGACGGACAACCCGGACCTTATCACTTTGGGTAGCATCCTTTACGTCAACTGCCATGTCGAGATCATCGGGATCTTCCTCAGAGCGAGTTGGGAAATCAGTCGGGCCACCCTCGCGGCCACGGGGGGCTTTACCACTGGAAGTCTTGGCGGATTTCGGTTCTCGGACGACTCCCTCTTCATCAGGCTCACCACCTTCGGCATGGTCGGCAATTGGGCCACCTTTGAGTGGGGCTCTTTTGTCGCTAGATGATTGGTGAATGACGCGGGAAGTTTTGTTACCTTTAACTGATTTGACATCTACTGCCATATCGAGATTGTCGGGGTCTTCCTCAGAAAGGTTAGAAACTGGGGTAGGCCCTTCGCTGCGGCCATGGGGATCCTTCCCATCGGAAGTTCCAGGGCGTTGCTTCTCCGGGTACTTGGTGCTGGCATCGTCGTACTGATCGTTGTTTCTATCTTTGGCCATAGTATCTTGACCAGCCCAACGACCTTCCTGACTATTGTCACCATCTTCCTCTCTGGCAGTTTTTAGGCGGTCTTCGTCTTGTTCGCTATTTTTTGCAGTCTTGAGACGGTCCTCGTCTTGTTCACCATCGCTGGTTACACCATCGCGGTCTTCCTCTGGGGCTTTACCGGCCTTTTGACGGGCTCCGTAGCTATCATCTTTAGATCGGGCAGTAACCGAACGGCCAGTAACTTTATCTCCGGTTTCACCTTTGTGAGTGCCAAAGGATACTTTCCCATTAGATGCGGTTTTGTGACTAACTTCGTCGTACTCTAGTTCATTGTACTCTGAATCCTCGTCATCCATTTCCTCTTCGTCCATGTCCGCTTCGTCAACAGGTTGACTGGGGGCTTTCTTTTTCTTGGACTTGGAAACTTCCTTATGCTGAGAATCGATACCTTCCTCAAATACTTGCTCAACAACCTGAACCTCCTGGCCACCAGCCCCTTTAGAGACACGGCGCTTAATGCCTTCCTCGAATTCGGTGTCTTGGCGCTCTGGTTCATCCTCGGAGGAGTCCATCATTTCGGACTCATTGCCACCTTCGGTAACTTCCTTGAATTCCCCGTCTTCTTCGGCATCATTAAGATCGGCTTTGGGGGAAGCCTCTGGTTTGGACATTTTTGGCTTGTTTTCTGGTGCTTTGGTTTCTAGATTGGCTACTTCTTGAGTAGACTCAGCGCCTTCGCGCCCCAAGTTCTTTTTCATTTCAGAGAATTGCTGATTAGGGTTATCGGGGTTGGCGTTTTGATCCGCCGAATTTGTGGTTTCAGGTTGTTGGCCTTGGCCGACATCTGGTTCTGTTTGTTGGTCCTGGTTTTGTTCTAGTTGCTGTAGGGACTGATTGACTTCACTTTTGACTTCATCTAGTCTTTCTTTTAGCATTTCTAGGGGACTTTTTTCTATAAGCAGCGTCGGTCCTAAGTCCTTATCAAAAATTTGGTCAGGGGACAGGGCCACCGCAAAGTCGAAAACTCCCTCTTCTTCGCTGAAAGAGAATGGCTCCAAGCCTTTCACAGCTGGGGGTGCAGCTCCGAGCAATGCCAAATGCCTTGCACTCCACTTGCCTTTGTGTGGGTTAATGGGGGAATCGGGGGAATAGAAGGAAATGGAAACTTTCCTATAATGACCACCTCTAACTAAGTCCTTAGCTACATCTGTAAATTCTACATCTGCATATAAGTCATCACCCTTTTGAGAGAATCCTTTAATCCACCCGTAAGCAGGTACGCTGTCGTTATCTCCAGAGTGGCCAATTACAAGGGGGGCTGAATGGACTTTGGGGTCATATGAGTTTGCAACTTCCTTAAGGTCGTCAGCAGAGAAGTTCCTCTGCACACCCTGTGCGCTAGTTTGGGGGCCAGCTTTAAATACGTGGACTTTTTTTGAGAACACTTTTTTATCGGATTTACTCATGCTTATTTTTTACCCTTGACCTTGTTTTCCATCTCTGATATTATAGAGTCTATTTCCTTACCGGAAATTCCACTTGTGGATTCGGTCTCATTTGCCTCTTCCTCAGGGAGTTCCCCCGGTTCGGATTCCCCTGGTTCTTCAGCCAATGCAGAGTCTAACTCGGATAGTAAGGAGTCTAACTCTTTGTTGGCTTTGCTATTTTTCTTTTTTGGTTGCTTTTCTACAGGGGGTTGCTTTGTTGGAGTTTCTTCATTCGGAGTCGTCTCATCCGGGGTTTCTTCACCCTGAATTCCCCCATCCGGGGCCTCTTCATCTGGGGTCACATCACCCATGGTCACCTCATCCCGGGCCACATCATCCGGGGCCATCTCAGTGGTAGATCCAGGGGGCCCTTCAGCATCGCCACCCGAACCATCTTCTGGACCGAAAATCGACTCATATAGGTTCTTATCCTTTTCAGGGTCAAACGTAGTTTCTCCTTCGCTACCTTGTTGGCCTTCAGCAGATTTGGCCTCATCTTCTAGATCAACTCTAAAGTGCCTCTCAATCCATTCTCTACGGGGTTTGAAACCATTTTGAATCAATAGGGAAACATCAGCGGGTGTCAGTTGGGACTCCTCAATTCTGAACTCCCTAGTTAAGGTCGGAGATGCAACATCAGCACCGAAATTTAAATCTACAATCCACCTTACCAAAGTTTGAGTTAGTTGATGACAGATCATTTCTGATATCTCAGATGCCCTCACCACTCGAACTACGTTAGCAACCATCGACGAAGCCCTGGAACCAGACTCAGCCTGCCCAGCTTCATTTTCACCGCAAATCAGAAGGCTAATGACTTTATCCAGGTAGTCAATCAAGCCTTTAAACACATCGGGGCTACCTTCAGGGTTAATAAAATCCAATACGAACCCTTCAGGTAAAACCATCGCGGTCTCTTGGGATAAATTTGAGATCATCCCATAAATATTATCGATTTCGGCTGTTGATGCACTTAGGGGGGCAGTTGCTACGGTAGTCGGGGTTGCATATCTGTCACCATAAAGGACATAAGACTCTAATGCCCTCTTCCTAAACTTCACCAGGGGGTATAAAATACGACCAATCGAAGAACCATAGGGATCCCCATTATGCTGAGTCCAGTACCTATTGATGATGAATTTACGCGCAGGTAGCTCGATACCTTCAAACATCCTGTTGAATGTCAAGCAACGCATTGTAAAACCTGTTTGAGAATCCTCAGCTTCTTGGAAGACAAATCGGCGCTGGTCTCTAACTCGAACATCAAATGGGATGACACCCCGCTTGGTTTTCTTCCACATTACTTCCGCAACACTGAAACCAACAATTAAGGCTTCGGCTAAGCCTTTGAAAATATCGTCTATTGGCAACTCCTCTAAAACTTCTGCTACAAAGTCCCTGACGGCTAAATCCCCAGGTTTATCGCTGTATTCCTGAACATACCATGGCCTAGACGTAACTTCCTGGAGCAACTTAGAGTAAGAACCCTGGACTTGTTCATCCAATAGCAACCTTTGGTAAGTTGATAATGCGCGATTACCTCCCTTTTGGATTAGTAGGTCGTCATTAGGGCGAACAATGCTGGAACCAGTCCCCGTAAAAGGAGAGCTAGAACCAAACATGTAAATGGAACTAAGCGCATACGGGTTACTGATGTACGAGCTTATTTCACCGGTTGGGACAGGCGATGTCTTAAATCTTTTGGCCATTGCCTTCCCCCTTGTTGATATGATGTTTGACCAAGCTACTAAATGTTACGCTGTAGAGGTTTTACCCCGTGGAAACTCAGTTTCCAAGGGAGAATTGAACAGGGGGCTGAGGTATGTTATTGACGGCGTAAGTAATGGCCACTAAATAAACACCGTCGTCCCCCCTGGTTACCCAATCCCCATTAACAGAGAGGGAAGTTAAACCTGAAACCTGTGATGTTATCGAAGTTTGAAATTCTGAATTAATTTGCCCAGGGTCCATTACATCGAGAGTATGGTCACCAACCCCGTAATCAGCTCTCATCACCCTTTCGAAAAATCTCGTCTCCACTACACTTCTGATCTCTTGAGATTTCAATTCAAAATCAGTACTTGTAGCTAAATTGCCATTTTCAATTCTTAAAGGGTAAGCTATGCCCCTTACAGTGGGGTATGTCGGTTGCGGCACACTCATCTATAACACCTTAGAATTTGAAGCTCTAATTGTCTTACCCTCCTTTTTACCTCCTCTGTAGATAAGTCACTTCCCATGACTTTCTTCATTTCTAACCTAATTTGACCATTCGGTAAAGACCCGTACAGTGATGGATCTGTCAGTTGTTCTGAAACTCTTTGATTGTCGCTATCTAGCATATAGAGGCAGAATGCTTCTAATGAAACACCCTGCCCCTTAGCTTCTTGTTCTAGCTTAGAAAAAAGAGAGTCAGGAATCTGTAGCTTTAATTCCTTGTTCATTAACCCTCTTGTAGATTAACCTAAGCCCCTTGATTGAAGTTCATTGCTCATTTGACCAATGGAAACTCTAATCAATCCAACATCGATTCTTTCCATTGTTGGGACAGGGACATCATAGACTTGGACATTGACGATTCCGTTTTCCAAATCTTCGACCCTGTTGATCCTTTCGTCGCAGATGACTTGGAAAGCATCAGAAGGCTTAGCACCATAAAGAGCACCTTCGTTGTAAAGTTGACCCATGACGCTGTTGCCTATAGTGACAATCTGGTTGAAGATAACTCCAAAGCCATCAATTACCGAGAAGATCTGATTATCAAATACCCTACGGAGCGAACCATAAACAACGTTTTGGATGACGCGGGTGTTGACAAATTGGAACTTACGTTGTTCGGGGATAGCAGGGTTGATCCTAGTTCTTCCGCCCCAGATAAAGATCGCAGAAGAAGCATAGCCAGGTAGGGTCCTAGCAACGTTGCAGCCTCTGGGATTCAACAAGTTCTGTTGAGCAGAGTTGACAGAAAGTTGAACGCTAACGGCATCGACAAGTTGATATTTAGTGCCAGCTGGAGGGAATTGGAACCCTTCTGAACGATAACGTCTTAGCGCAACACCAGCCACATACGGGGAGAGAGGAATGTACTGACCCGCTGAATTAAGGATGTGTGGGCCATAGTAGGCAATAAATCCAAAAGCGTTAAAGTAGCGTTGGCTATCCTCTAGCAAGCGTGCTACATTATCGACACCAGCCTCTACGAATACGGCCTCTGGAACTCCCGAGTTCCCTACCCCACGTAAAGCATCATCGATAATCTCAGTGGATGTAATGGCATCAAAGTTCCACAAATTGGTTAATGGTGTTTGCTCTTCGGTTAATACAAGTTCGACTTGTGAGCCATAGCAAACATGACCAACGGAGGTTAAATCACCGCCAAGGGAATCGGCAGGGATAACCGCCCACTCATAATTAGAGCCGTTGAAGACCACAGCAATACGATCACCAACAACTACTGGGGTTGTCCCATCAGGAGCCAAACCAGCGGCAGTAATCACGTCGAAGTAAACACCTGAGAGGTTAGTAATTCTACCTTGGATGTCCCCTTTACCAGACCCATTCAGCAGACCAACGGCGAGAGTGTAGGGTTTGGCACCTAATAGGATACCTGGGCCTGCGGTTATGGTGCCAACAGTAACTGTGAACAAGGTTCCGGAACCGATTACAGCAGTAGAGGCAGAAAGCAAACTTCCGGCTGTGTGCCCAAAACCAGTGGCCTTCAGAGTCACAACGGTAACAATCCCACCAGCGACAGTGATATCAGCCGTAGCCCCACTACCACTGCCACCTGTGAGGGGGACATTTGTGTAGATGCCATTGGTGTACCCTGTACCCCCGGTAATGGCGCCAAGAGTAGCGATAGGCCCCCTGGTAGCTGTTCCGGTTGGATTGTAGGAGCCACCATTAATAGCATCGATAGCTGGAACTAAGTATGCCTGCGATGTGAAATTTTGAGTTGTAGTCGGGGCGCAAATATAGTTTTGAGTTGTAGTCTGAATATCACCCGGGTCAACCAAGTCCAAAGAAGGTAGCCAACCGGCAGAGGTGGTTTCACCGTACGGGAAAATTAACTCTTTGCCAAGAACCTTAGAACTTCTGTTCAGGTAGATGGATACGGTGGGGTTGTCTATATTTGGTACCGGTGCTACAGATGCTCTAGCGGCCTGGCTTGCGACAATACCGCTGTTTAGACCATATTTCCTGGCTCTAATGAGTGGAATAGTGGTTAATTCAGCCAGGTTAACCGACGTCAGATTGCCACCCAATACACCCGAGTATAAAATAGTCGGTGCTGTGGAAATCGATGCAGATGGATAAATAACATAAGAACCAGACAGGTACCCCGTATAGCTGGTAGCTAGTAGGATAGTGTCATTATCCAGAACTTTGACGTAGTAGGGATTAATGGAGTTAGAGGTCGTTGCCTTTAGTAAGGTTGCAGCCCCCGCCAAAACAGTCTGAGTAAAGAAGACCTTTTGGCCATTGACTAATCCGTGTCCTTTCAGTTCAAAAGCCGCATATCCCACAGAACCACCAGGGAATGTGTAGGAACTAATACTGGCAGAAGGGTTTAAAAGGGTTCTTGAAATAAAATTCAGCCTGTAATCCCTAGTGGAAGCCTGTAAGGTCGCAGGTAGGTGCAGGGTGTTGACGTATGTAGTCTCACCTGTGGTGTTCTGAAGGAGGTTAGAGGGTTGTCCGCTGATTTCAACGGGCCAATTCCAACTAGAAACCCCATAGGTAACAATAGCTGTAGATCCAGTGGGAGTGCCAACCACATAAGCACCGTTCGCTGCAGCAACACCGGACCCAATAAGAGCAGTTCCACCAGCAGCTAGGACTGCAGTCAGTACAGAAGTAGCCTCTGAAGCTGTGGCAGTAATGTAGACGTATTGTGTGTTACCATCTGATGGGTAGGTGCCATACAGATTTGTATTATATGGTGGTGCTACGATGTAAACAGTCGCCGAAGTTTCACCTACACCGAACAACCCAGCAAAATCTGCACCGGCATTACTGATGGTAACTTCTTGAATGTCATATTTGACGGGCCAAACTGCGCCATCAATGTAGAATACGCCATCATCAGATTGACCGACTACAGATTCTACTGTAAAGACGGCAGGGTCTAGAAGACCAACCTTTTCACCAGCGGTTACTGATTCTGTAGATTGTTCTACGGCTACTTGAGGGTCATAGCCCGAAATCAAAGATTGATATGGCAAACGTCTGTAAGTAACGTCATTGCCGGTCCATTCATAGATGGTATTATCAACCAAATACTTCAAACCCATTACCAAATCTTCGGCCGGCTGGTGTGGGATATAGTTTTTATACTTATTGATATCTGTAACTAAGAACGAGCCACTATCTGCCAAAGCCAGCCACTTAAAGTTACCATCTTCGCAATGGGCCGCAGCAGCAGCTCCCACGGCAGTTCTACCTGCAGCATCAAACTGCGCATATGCAGTGGGCGATAGCAGATACCCCTGGTCTTGTTGTCCGTCAAATGCAGTTCTGATGCACTGAACATAGTCTTGAGGGACCCTTTCCAGGCTAGTCTGGGCACAATCAATAGTTCCGACCACATAGCAATCGGTCATTAAGATTTTAGCAGCGCCTACAATGAATTGTTCAGGTACTACTTGGATAGTCCCGTCAAAAGTTGTAGCTGCCAGGACTGCAAATCCGCTTTCTGAATTTGTCTCAGGGCAAAGGGTATTTACTAGGCCCGACTCCCTAACATAGACGGAGCTGCTAATGCTAGGATTAGACTCAATTGCAGCAGCAAATGCGTTGACGATCGCAGATGAAATCTTACGGTTATTTACTTCGTCCCCAACGATATAACCAACGGGGATAGTAACAGGGACACCGAGCCACTCGCCATCGGCAGTATAACCAGTGGAGCCATCTCCAGCCACTAACTTTTGGCCATTAAGGATCATTTGGATATACACCTGGTCACCAGCTTCGAGCTGGGAGGGTAATCCAGTGGAATTGATTTTGGTGCCAGAAGGTAGAAACTCAATTTCAGCAATCTGGGTTGGTGTTCCTACTCTGACAACACGAACGTCCCCAACTTGTTGGGCATTTAGGAAAAGTTCATTTACACAATTATAGCTAAGAAGGGGGATTTTTTCGGTGGGTACTCCGCCTACTAGGGCCCTATAGTCATTTAAAGAAGTGATGACGACCGGGGTGTTAAACGGAAAGCGACTTACTGGGACAGAGTCCTCAGCCTCCACCAACATATAGGCAGTGTTAAATGTTGCGATTGGCGCGGCTGTAATATTGCCAGCGACTTCGTTTATGAATGTACCAGGGGCCCCAGGGGTGGTGCCAAAAGAGAAAGTTGCCATTTTATATTTAGTATTCCCCCTTTACCTAATCCTCGTACCGGCGGGGATAACTCCGGTGGTGGTGCCCGTAGGCCAAGGATTGTTTATGGACAATTAATATTTACCCACCATTGAATCGGCATTCTTTCCGGCCTGAATAGTGATGCCCCTAGCCAAAGATTGGAGGTTTTTATCCTATTGGTTACCAGTATCGGAATGGATACTAGCGGCTGACCAACCGTTGTTTCTTTCTACATCACTTAAAGACAATCTGGTGTATCTCGATAAGGACTCAGCGTAAGACTCTTGAGAAGAGAAAGGGAAGAAGTCTCCAACAGAGTTTGTAACGGGGGACAGTACGGGGGATTGTTGGGTTAACCCCACAGACGTAACTGACCCAGTAACACTACCCGGGTTAAGAATTGTCCCTAAAGGGGGATTTTTTACTACAGACCATGTAGGATTATTATCTAGAACTTCCCTATATGAGAGGGAGTTTGAGTATAGAGCAAAACCCAGTCTTCTCCAGGTTGAACCAGATTGAAAAACTAGGTTTGCCATCTATCAGGTTCCTCTTTTTGCTTTTGCCATCAGGCGAGCACCAACTTCAGTACCACGAGTTAGGGGGAAGCCATTATCCCTAGAAACTTCCTTAACTTCGTTATTAAGTTGACTCGAAGGTACAAATGGGTCTACTTCCGGGGAGTTTAACCTGTTGGAAAGTTTCTCTTGGATGGACGCCTCGATAGACTCCTTAGTGGGTTTATCCTTAATGGCAGTGCTCTCGGCTGTTTTAAGGTCGATTACAGCGGGTTCGTGTGATTCGTGTGATTCGGGCTCTAAACCAGGGGGTTCTGTGGGGCCTGGCACCATGGCTACGGGATGCTCAGGGGTTTCTGGATTGGGTGCAATTTCAGCAGCTGGATTTTCGTCCCAGGCTTCATTTACGTTAGGGGTAGTTGGGTCATCACCAACAAATTTACCGAGGGGGTCTTTAGCGCGTTGTCTTGTCATGGTTATTTAAGAATGTGTTTCCAGGCAATGTCAGATAATTTATCAAGGGAGCTATCTGGTACTCCCATCCATGGGCGAGCGGGCATTTTTTTAGTTCCAAATTGGTTGAACACCCCCCATGGAGTCGTATCGACTAAGAATCTATTACCCCAAGGTCTAACCACGGCTGTGTTAAACATCTCACCGGTCTCCCTTAGGATAAATCTAGACCCATACCCCTCGGCATCTTTTTCTTTTATGGTCTCCGGATCTAGTTTAACCCAGGGTTTACCTTCGTAGTCAGTTTCAGCATACCAATGGGGCTTATTTTCCTCCAGAAGAGCAGGAGCCCATTCCACTTTGGCAGGACCCCACCACCCTAATTTAAAGGGTTGCATAGAGCCCGGTTCCTTTAGGGTGACTTTAATTTTCATTTCTTTTTCATTAGGCTCTCTTGTTCTTCGGCGTATTTTTTATTGACTTCAATCATGGCTCTAATTTTGCTCATAGGTTGAGTTTCCAACCAATCGATAGATGAATCCCACCGTTGTTTGCATAAGTGAAACGCGACTTCAAGCCAATTTTCCACCGACAGGATATTTTCTTGGAAGATAGTTGTCACTGCCCAGTCAATTAATACTTTGAAAATTTTAGACGGGGTTTCATCGATGGCGTCGGTATTTAAGATCACCCTTAGAAGAAGCGGTAGGAAGCTCTTCTCACCATTCCTGAGGATTTGTGCCTTATAGAAGTCTTTGGGGGTTATCTCCCTAAGGTGAAATGGCCCCCACCCGTCTATAGTTACAAGATATGAAAAGTCGTCTTGATCCTCAATTATGATTTTGGGTCAACTACAACTTCCCCCATTGCCTTGCCGACTAACTCACTGATTTTTTTAATGTCCGAGAGACGAAGATCAGCAATTTCGTCAAAGGAAATTTTATCCTCACCGATTGTTAATCGTTCGGCCAATAGAAAGCTTTGCTTGGCTTGTTTGAATTCACCAAGTTCTTCTTCTAGGTAAATTAAATCCCTGCCGGTCATTTCCCTAATTGTGAGGGTTCGGCCGTCAGACAAAGTTTCACTATAAGTCTCAAGCCCAGTGACTGGTGTAGTCTTTACTGTGGTGGTTTCGTTGGATACGGTTCGCATTTGGTTTTTATTGAGGGATACTCAGTGAGTTTTACCCTACTTGCCACCAGATGCCTTTCCAATTCTGCATCACCTTTCCCAGCAGGAAGTTTGAGATATAGATGGTTAGCTGTCTGCCAGCTTTTTTCAGCCCCATCTAAATCCCCCATATCGACCCTATCGCTAACATCATCAATCCAACTACGGATAACTTCTTTGCGAAACTGTGGGTCTAAGGGTAGCGGAAATGGCATGTTGCTGTTTGGGTTGGAACGTAGTAACTCCTATGGGCTTAGTGCCCAATAGTCAAAGGGCTTTAAGCATTTGGACAACTTGATCTTCAGAGTAGTAAAGAGCATTATATGCGCAATCGACTGAAGAAGGGATGAATTTATCTTTTTTATCGAAGGGTTGCGGCATATAGAAAGTACCGAGGGACCCGGGATGCGCAATAACGATGGCAGAAACAGCGCGATTCTTTTTCAGTTTTGGTTGTGTTGTCATGGTGTTTTTGTGATTAGTTTTAGTTAAAGGTAAGTTAAAAGCTAAATGAGTCCTTTCTGGATTGAGTCATACCGGAAAGTTAGCTTACTGACAGCACCCAATTCAAATAGTTGAGTCATTGAGTATTCAACCCCAGGTGGTTCATCACCCCCAGACTGATTGGATGGAGTTACCGTATTCTCTTTTGGGGACTTCCGGAGCCTATCATCAATGGCAACCGAGGAGAAAAACGCACGGCTCAATGGTAATTCGGGTATTTCCATCGCGTAGTGGAATAAACACCAAGTGAAAAGGTGGGCAATCTGGAATAACACGGCAAACTGCTCTGCGTATTTTTCCGGTGTCATAAAATGCAGTTCATCATGGATGCTAATTATGAATCGGTAGGGGATCTTAAACTCTTCGGCCAGCCATGCCACGGCAGTTAAGGTGATAGACAGGATTTCGGACCCTGAAGCTTGAATTGCCCAGTTGGTCCTCCCCGTCTTAAAATCATTGCCGACTGCAGATGGCATCATGGCCGTTGAGATTTTTGTCCCCAAACACGGCAACCGGGGGGTCCCTGGCCCCATGGAAATTCTTTCCATCATATTGAAAGCACCTGAGTCTGATCCACCTTCGTATTTGCCGAACCTTAAGACCCCCTTCTTAGACGCAATAGCTTTAAGGGCAAAAGTTTTGACCGCATCTTCGTCTTTATCGGGGAAGGTCATTCGGATTGGGTTACTAAGGGCTCTGACGCTCCCGCCATACAAGGTAGCAAATCCTACAATCTTGGCCAGGTCTCTAGCTATTTTAAGCATAGTGTCTTTTTCCTTATCAATTGGAGACACCCAGTAGCCATCACGGGAGCGGCAATCATCGCTGTCTTCAGGTTTTTGCTCATATTTATAGCAAATCCCCAGGGTCTTATCCCAAATTAGACCATCATACAATTCCGGGAAGATCGCTCGGGCCAATGCAGTGTGAGGATCAGTACCATTCTCTTTAGAACCAGAAAGCACGTTATACCCCATGGGCGAACACCCAATGAAACCGCCTTCCCATTTATCACTATAGATAGACGCAATCTGCATCTCTTGGCCGTCATAGTCCGCACTAATGATTTTCCACCCCTCCGGGGCCTGTACACGGGTCTTAAGCTCGGTTCCGATGCGCCAGCTCTTGGTAGAGCACATGGTGGCCATAAGGCTCTCTACGACCCTACGGGTGACGGTTCCGTGGCAGACGATCTCTGGCAGGGTAACGAGGTTAGGTTTTCCCAGGGGGTTGGTGGCCCCCATGACAATACGGCTTTTAACTCGGCTGCGAACTGATGTCCAAAAACTAATGGCATTAGCAATTTCCAGTGCCCTTTTTGCCTCGGGTAAGTCACTACTTAGTCTTCCAACTTCCATGTGAGTAACGAACTCTTTAGAGAATAGGCCGCCTACGTTTTCGCCGGGTTTCTTAGGGTGTGGGATTCTATCCAGGGTGCCGTCTCCCGTAGTAAAACACCAACCTTGTCCATCTTCCCATATGATGGGGGTGCCTTCCCATTTTAGTTTCAATAGGAAATGCGATAGTTTGCTTTTAACACCAATCTCCTTATCAGGGTCCTTCTTATAGGGCCTCATCCAAGTGGGGACCCATGCGTAGACACCCTTGATAGACTTCACTTCCCAATCTAATTGGCGAATCCACGGGTCTTTTGACACCCATTTACTTGCCTCTTTGACCCCAATTTCCTTTGTTTCGTGGCTATCTACTATTTCCTTCCATGAATTGAAAGTATCCCATAGCAAAGTTTTACAAAGACCGGTCATTTCCTGGTTATGGCTGTTATAGACTTCTTCAGCCCCTTGCACCCATTCAAACCAGTTGTCCACTAGCGGCACCACAGACCCATTCAGGTGGTAATGCCCGCAAAGCCCCACCATTGATGGTGTACTATCAAGGTATTTTGGCCATAGTGCCTGGAATAACTCTGAAGTATAATAAGCGTCCTTAATGGCGTAATCAACTGTCTCGGCTAGTACCTTATTGATTTCGGAAAGCGTATCAGCGGTGACAAAAATGTTCCTAATTTCCTTGTCGGAATCTGATAGTGGCTTTACATCGCCATCGTCAAAGAAAAATTCTTTTGCCCGTTGAACATGGAAGTTGTATGTTTTAACTAGGGAGTTTGTGCTCCCCCTGTCAAGCCATTCCGGAGAATACTTAAGTTTCCGCTTCTCATCATCATCAAGCAAATCAAAGTCCTTTTCAGCCAGCGCATAAAGCCACCTCTGACCTGATGCTAAGCCTGATACGCCAACGTGCGCTGACAGGGTGTCAAAGTAGAAATTTTCCGGTTTGGTAAAATCTAGCGAATAACCCTCTTGGGCCCTCACACGGTCATAGGATATATTGTGGCCAATGACAAGCCTGTCAGTCCCAATTGGAATAAGTTTAAATTGATCCCAATCATTTTGGGGAATATCAAGGTCAATCAGCTCGGCGGCTAACCAAATATAGGCGGCCCTATCACTTAGAGCAGTTCCAATAATGGGAAAGGCCCCACCTTTAACGAAAGTTTCCGTGTCGAATGTAAATACTTCTTCCTCGGGGTAGGGTACTTTTCTAGTTTGCCATTGCTTGTTGGGGCCATCCCCGATAAGCTCATACCGTGTCCACCCCGGTTGAAATACTAAATCGTTGATTGACGGGATCTTTGGTAGGGCACATTTGGCAAATTTATTGCCTAGTTCCTTATAGCGTCCAACTTGATTTTCTGCAATCTTTTCAAAGTGGTCGCGGATATTGTTAGCCTTTAGGTTAGGCAGGGGGACTGGCCCATCATAGATGCTTTCGGGATAATCAACGGGGGCCTCAATCCCAAATTTCCTCAAAAGGGAAACGGCCTGGTCCTTTTGCTTGCTATTCATTTCGGGCCTATAGTCAGATCCAAAAATCTTTAGGTGCAAGTCATCGGACAAGACCGGGTAGCCAAGGGCAGTAGTTTTCATCGGCGTTAGGTTGATTGACTGTGGGCTATTTGACTGTGGGCTATTTGACTATTTAGCCATTAGGACACGGAGTCCAAAGGTGGTGGTACGAGGCTGTCGGCAACTGGGGAAAGAATCGCACTAAAACCATTGCCAAATATACGTTTTGAAGGCTGCGCCCATCGTGGTTGGTTTCCTAGCCAACTATGGACGTAATAGCTGAAAGTTACGGGCCTGCCTAAAGTGTCACTGGGGCCATTGCCTGATGTGCCTAAGAAGTAAGCAGAGTAAATGTTGCTCCACCCCATGTAAGGCTTGGCTATGATGTTGCCGTATTCACTTACTGACTCCTCCCCAATAATGTCAGCTACGGCTTTTGCCATTACTACTGTAAGTGGTACCATTCTTCCTCTCTTTCGATTTCTTCAATTTTACCCCTTACCCAAGTTGATTCCGTATCCTCTGGGTCGGCATCTAGTTGGAAATTAATTGATTGGTTTAGTTTTTGAAAGCTTACTTCAAAATCCTGAAGACCTGAACTTATGTAAACATCCTTTCTATTTCTCTTGTAGATGTCAAATACGTCATCAATTTTTGAAAATTCATGGGGGCGGCATTCCGGGTGCTGCTGCCACTTTCTCATTTCGAAGAATGAAAATGGCTCATCGATTTCCCATGATTTATCTTTGCCTTCAAAAAGTCTAATAAGGGCGTCCCTCTTCCACCAATTGCTTACCCTATCGATATAATACTCCCATGCAGTTTCGTCAGTCAAGTAAGTATCACAATCTTTACGGATTGACTCAAGTTCTTTTTTACCGTCGTTTATGACATCCATGGTAGCTTCAGGGAGCACACCAAATAGGTACTCAGGGCGGCACTCATTGATGCGTTCATACACACTGGGGAACAAAACCGAGTAGCACATTAGCTTATAGTCGTCAGAATCCCCACAAATTAAATCTAAGATGGTCTCAAAGATTGATATTGACGTTGCGATTTGCTTTTCTAGGTCTGGCTCGTGCTCTTCTTCCCGGTCTGGCAGTCCTCTTTCACTTCTAAGTTCACGAATTTCACTCATCAACCCCTCAATATCAAGCTTTAGCTTTTTGTTTTCCCTACCCATTTCTCTTTCTAGCCGTGCCTTGTAGGCTTCCACTTCGTAGAATAGGTTTGTAACTTTTTCTTTTAGATAATCAAGAGATAATGCCGTCTTATTATCTAGTTGGGTGCGAGCATTAAAGTCTTTTTCAACACTGCGAATACTGGAGAGAACGCTGGTTTTTAATTTGAGGATCGAATCGTTCACGTTAAATTGGTTTGATGGTTGCTTTTAGTTTGTTTTCTGGTTCTCCGGGTTCAGTTGTATCTGATGGCCGGATTATAAAGCTGAATTTCTTTTCAGGGTCTGATAATAGGTGAAAATCACCCATAAAATGTTTGCCTTCAGAAGATAACAAAAATGAATTACCCGGTGTTGGCGGAGAACACAAGGCAATGTCACCTTCTAAATCGGGGTCAGCCTCTTCGATGGCTATTACTAATTCCCTGTAAATGGCAGAGGTCTTAGCCAGATCCTCATCAGTGGTTATTTCAGCCCTGACTTCATCCTGTACGGCCTCTAAGCGAGATTCTAGACCAGTGTCAAGCTGGATGGTGAAGATGGCTCCGTCATTTTCCGACTCAAACATGACTTCCTCAGGTTCAAATTCGCAATCTTCGGGCTCTTGATCTGTGAAATCAAACTCCAGAAGCGAGTAGAAAGCTTCTTTAAGTGTGTCACCGTCTGGGCCACCCAGATAGTTGGCTATGGCATAGAAGATTTTGGGGTTTGCTAACAATCTGGAGACAGGGTATACAATTGACATAGTTCGGTCCATCTACTCTTAGTATAGCAGGGAGGCCCCGTAAGTAAACCCCCCTTGTGTTTTACCCTGTTTCACTCTGGGTTTTCTCTAACTTGTTGGATTCTTTGCTGGGCGATGTCGAGGTACGATTCCTCCATTTCAATGCCAATAAAGTTGAATCCCTCCAGTAGGGAAGCCTTTCCAGTTGTTCCAGAGCCTAAGAATGGGTCAAGTACGGTACCACCGGGCGGCGTAATTAAGCGGCACAAGTAACGCATTAAATTTGTTGGTTTGACTGTGGGGTGATTGTTGGTTTCACCATTGAGACCTTCGTTTCTGTCTTTTTTATTAGCTTTGGCGCAGTAGAAGAACCGGGCGGCGCTGCCCCCGTTGTCGTCGTGGCCACGCACTGTGGATTCACCACCGTACACGCCATAGGCGTTTGATTTGCCCTTGCCCGTGCCACGATGAGCAGCTTTAGCCGGACCCGTCTGTGGAAACAACCCCACCACCTCGTCGCTGCCATCCGTGATCAGGTTAGCGGGCCATCTACCGGTGAGCCCATCGCCGGTCCTGGTTCCGCGTTCCATGCCATAGCTGCCATAAACCTTGTTCTCGCCGCCATAAGGGCGCCCAAGTCCGTCATTCGTCCCCACCCTGCACCCATCAATGTTGATAGCCCCGGTGCCGTGCTCCAGCACGTTTGCGGCCACGGTGCCCTCTGAGATGGGCTTGCGGGCCATGGTGATCGGCTCTAGGGCGGGCTTTAAGGAGCCTCCCCAGCCATCACGCACAGTCTCACCGTTGCTGTCCTTGATGTAGCCCACCTTGTTGAATCCACTTCCGTAGACCCACGCAATCATATCACGAATCTCAAACCCCGCATCCTCAATCCGCACCGCCATCCGGTGCTGCGTGCGCGTGCCAGCAAATGACAGTAAATGGCCACCAGGCTTCAGCACCCGCAGGCACTCTTTCCAAATATCAACACTTGGCACATCATAGTCCCATTTTTTACCCATAAACGCCAGGCCATAGGGCGGATCAGTACAAATAGCATCGATACTATTGTCGGGCATTTCCTTTAATACATCAAGGCAATTGCCATGGTACAGTTGATAGCGGTCTTCGGAAACGTAAGGCTTAATCATGGTAGTTTAATCTCATTTAGGTTTGCAATTTTAGCCCCTTTCGCACCGGGTTTCCCCAGCTTTACAGAAAGGTCAATTTTTGTTGGTTTTTTCTTTGTTGATACCCACTCGACGGTAAATGGTTTCTCCCCAAAATACATAAAGACGGCCCCTTCCGGCAACCATTGCTTGCCCGTGCTTGTGGTTCTACACAGGGTTTCACCATCCATGGCCATAGCCCTTAGTTGACCATCAACCATAAATACAGCCAGGTATTTGCGTCCCGAGACGTATGCTTCCGGTTTTGCAAGCACCACAGGTGAATACCCTGTGGAAATTACACCCTTAAACGAAGCAGGCACCTTCTTTAGCATTCCGTCCTCGCACACTAGGATTAGCTTGTCGGTAGACCCCATGGCCAGGCAACCCTTGGGCCCTTTAGACTGTTCAATCACACCTTTCTTCATGTCGATTTTTAAGAAACGTGGTTTTGCTATTGGGGTGGTGTCTGAGGGGGTAGTGGCCGGAGGGAGAGACCCTGCGTTGTCTACTTTGGACCGGACCCCTACGGCAACAGGAACATCAATCAAAGGGCTCCTGCGGGGGACCCCATATTGCTTGTTGATCCTAGCAAGTTCCTCCAACATGTATGACTTTCGGGCACTGACATTATTGGCTTTGTCCCCCACCAGGGACTCTAGCCTATTGATGTCAGCCAATAGCTCATTTTTCTCACAAGACATCAAATCAAAGTCTAGGCACGTTAATTGCCGCAACCTCATTTCTAAAATGGCATCAGCTTGTTGCTCGGTGAATTTAAGCGGTGCTGACATTAGGGACTGCTTGGCTTCAGATTTGCCATTTGCGGCACGAATGCGCTTAATGACTAGGTCCATACGGTCAATAGCCTTTAGGAGACCATCAACGATGTGTAATCTTTTGTTTTTTGCCTCCAGTTCATGTTCAAATTTAACATCAAGCCGATCCAATCTCCATTGGACCCATCGTTGGATGATTTGTACCGGTGATAACTCAACGGGCTTAAACCCATCGATAACCAAGGTTTTAGCTGAGTATTTGCAATCAAGGTCTGTATATGTGTATAGCAACTGCTTTACCAAATTAATATCAGCACCAGGTTTGAGGACCACCACCAGCCTATCCCCACTAATATCACTTTCATCTGTGATTTCGGCGATCCCTTCAATACGTCCTTTTTCTAACTCACTCTTGATCTGCTCACCAAGTTTCTCTGGATTGGTGCCAGGTGGCAAACAAGTGAAAGTCAAGGTGGATCGATCCCTGGCTTTTCCGCCCCTTTTCTGAATACCAGTCTCAACACAAGCCACGCAGCGTATTCCCCCGATTCCAGTACGGGTATAAGCATCTAGTTGCTCGTCTTGGACGATTTGGGTGCCAGTTGGGAAATCGGGAATTAGAGATAGGCTGGCTTTTTTTATATTATCAAGGTGGGCCTTTTCGGTAGGGGCATCCTTGCAAATTAACTTAATGGCTTCTACGATGGAGCGTAGACTGTGGGGAGCCAAACGGGTAGCAAAACCCACGGCAATTCCTGAGTCACCGTTTAGCAAAACGGTTGGCAAAGAAGTATTAAACCTGATGGCCTCCCGCTTACTGCCATCATAGTTTGATTTAGTTTCCCACACTTCCCGGTCTTGTAAAAGAAGTTCCACTGCGGAAATTCGTAGTCTATTTTCTAGGTACCTTTCTGCTGAGGGGGAGTCAACTGTGCTTCCAATATTTCCATGACAATCAATCCAAGGGACATTATTGTTCCAAGGAGTAGCCATGTTAATGAGGGCCCCGTATGCAGAGCCATGGGGATGGTAATAGGCACTAGTTAGGCCCGTAGTTCGGGCACACTTTACATACGGTTTATTCGGAAGCAATCCCTCTTCAATCATTGTCTGAAGGATGCGTCTTTGAACTGGCTTTAGCCCATCGCAAATGTCCGGTATCGATCTCCCGATAAGCACGGCCATACTATAGCTCAAATAGTCTTCCTTGAGCTGATCGACGAGATTGACTTCTGTGATTTTTGGCCTAGTTTTAGTCATTAGTAATTTCTTCCCTTAGCGAGGGATCAATGCCCCTAGCAGTTTGATATCGAGTGAGGCCGCCAGGTGTTGATATTTTTCCCGTTACTAAGCAGCGTACGCGCCTAGAATTAGTTTTTTTAGCCATATCGGAAAAATGCAGGGGATTCTTGGCCAATGTCACACGCGCTGATCGCCTAGCATGATTGCTAAAAAACTCAGGGTCTTTGCTTAGTTTAGTTTGATTAGCTTTTTCATATGCTTGTTTCCTCTTTTCTGGAGTCATGGCCTTTTTCATCGCCAAATACCTACTTTCTTTTTCTTCAGGGGATAACTTGGCCATCGCCGCTCGACCCCCTGCTTGTTTCTGCTCCCGGGTTTGACTAAGTGCCCCCTTTCTAGAAAACTCTGCTTTTTCTTCAGGGGATAACTTGGCCATCGCCGCTCGACCCCCTGCTTGTTTATGCTCCCGGGTTTCTTCTCTGGGGAGACCTTTCCATCTAATTATTCCGGGAATGGCTTTAACCCCCATCCACTTTCGCCAAAGAGATAAAATCTCCGCCTCAAGGTAAGATTTCTCCCAGCCCCAAATACAAGGGTGGTTACACTCCTCTGACTGCAAAACACCTTGAATAGCGTGGTGCTCTTTGAGCAGAAGAACGGTATTACTTCCCCCTAGGCATTTTGGGACAGGGTAATGACAAGACTCCCAATCCCCGTGGCAAGGATTACCAGGTTCCAGCCGGTTGTCAAAGTAATAGTCTTCGCACCACCTTACAAATTGCTCCTGAGTCGGCATCATTTTAGCATTAGTCAAGGTAAAAAATCCAGATAGTCAAGGATCGTTTCCTTGGCTTCCGATGCTTTTACCCGAACAGGAGTAAAACTTTTGCCGTACTCAGTTGAAAACGAATTAAGATACTCCTCAAGGTGCCCATCCAAACGTAAAGCGTCTTCTTCAGATTCATATCTGCCTTGGGGGTCATACGGGAAATCCCTACTAAGAAGAAAATTCAAATGCACCACACCGTCATTAGTAGAGTGGTTTACAAACCCCTTGGCCGCCTCATCGACGTAACTGGATATCACACCGTGATAATAGGTGGCATAAAACCCGGCAAGCAATACCGGGGAGTCAGTGACAATGTACCTCACGGTGCCATACAGGAAAGACTCATAATGGGATTGTTTACCTAGTAGGTACAATTGGTCGTACTTCCCGATTTTCCTCTTTGTGTAAGCCCAGTGTTTGACATATTCGCGAACAAGTTCTGCGCTTTCGCCTTGTTTCTTGAGTTCGCTGTAAATGTCGGGCGCAGCAGTGGATTTACCCGTACCTGGGCCACCAAATAGATTAATTACGGTAGTTTGCATGGCGAATGTGGTTTGTGAAGATGGTGTCAATCATGGATATTGTATCGTTTGGCGCCCCAAAGTCAATGGCTGTAGGTATGGATGTGGCTAGGGGGGGTTATTGTCGGCATGCGCCTACTTCCCTCAGGCAATCAGGACATTGCCACCCGGTAATCTTACCATTTTCTAAAACTCCTATCAACCGCGAATGAAAAGCCCCTGGCTCGCATGTGTGAGGCAAAAGCATTTCGCTTGCTATGAGATTTGTGCAACAATGGGGGCATTGCTTGCAGTGTAGAATGGTGGGATATGGCATTAGGGTTATTAGTGTAGAATAGTGGGGGCTAGTATGGGCTAGTATGGGCTATTTAGACCAACCCCTCAGCATCAAACATCGATGTCAACGTATTCTAATTCACCTAGGCTAATAATCTCGACGCCGTTGTAAATTTTACGCGAAGACAGATGCCAATGGCCATGCACCCATAGGTCCGGCTTATGAATTTCAAGCATATTGTCGAAACACCTTCGGGTTACAGACGGGATATCATACTTATGTATTCCTTTTTCATGGCAAATACGGGTTATGACCGAATCCGGGCACTCATGGGTGACGACGATTTTTGGTTTTATCAACTCATAAGCATCCATTATATTGGACAATTCACCATAGGACAATTCCTCATCGTGCCACCAGTCGTAGTTTTCGGTCCGCCGATCTCTGTCAATGGAAAAAGCCCCGCCAACACAAAATATATCGTCGCGGCCAAAGGCAGACCCACCGTCTTTGATCCAGAAGGGGTGTCTCTTGCAAGCTCCGGGACTATCGTGGTTTCCACGAATGAAGAAGTGCTCCCCCTTGGCCATGTGGTCGTAGGGCGGGTTGCTATAGGGTTTGTTGGTACGAGGGTTGATGAATCCGACTCCAAAATCCCCAACTTGCAAGGAACGGTTGCACCCTTTAATGATGTCCTGAAATTTACTCCATTTCGCGTGGACATCTCCAATGAATCTAATTTGCATTTTGTTTTTTGGCGATTTTGTTAAATTGCTTCACGATAGACTCAGCTTGTGCGGGGCTGTCTACTTCACAGAGAACAATGTAGATACCCGCGAATAGGGACCTGGCTATCCCTGAGCCTTGGGTAGTATAGGTTGCTGTGCCGACTGTGAGTAAGCGGCAAAGAATAGGGCTAAGAATGGGGATTTGTGGTACTATCATAGTTTTTGTAGGTGGGTAGGGTTGCCCCCAAATCAAACGGACTCATAAGATACGACAGTTTTTTCTTTCATCTTGAAGAAGACATAAGAGTTACCACAATCTGACCAAGACATTTCTTCACTGAAAACATCACAAACTCCCCGGATGCCAAGTAGACCACCCTGCACCTGAATAACAGAAGTTGAAAGGGCATACCATCTGTGCCTATCGTAGTCCAGGTTATCCTCCAAAATGGTGAACCCATCACTGAAGTACTCTTCATAGAGATCATATGGTAAGTCATCTTCCCAACAACCCGCTTGGTTTAGGTTTAGCGATTGGAGTTTGTCAAGCATTTCGTCAAATTTGTTCATTTTAGGTTGGGTTTGGTTTGGATTGAGGTAATTCTCAAGGTTGTCTCCAGAAGCTTGTATTTATAATAGGTTACCCCAAGACGTTCAAATCGGGATACAAACTCAAAAGCTCCTCCTTCGAAAGAACATCATACTCATCTTCCGGTTGCCAGATAATCTCAAGGGCGACTAGGTCATCAGGTGTGATAGATCCTAGGGCTACCAGATTTGACTTTAGGCCCTCATGTGAGTCAGATGGCCTTAGGTTAAGATCCCCGTTCGTAACTACCAGGACATTCACAAGGATGTATTCGTTGTCTTGGGTTTTTTCGTGAGCCTTTTCCTTACTCTTTGAGAGACGACCGTCAACGTTCGTCAAAGTTTCTTCCGACGCTCGGGAACGCTCTTCCATGGAGAACTGGTTAAAGAGATCTTCCGCATTGTCAATGGACTCCCTGTTCTTATCACTCCAAGCGTAGATGACCTTATCAGGGTGCCGGAGAAGAGCAAGGGTTGTTTCTTGTAGGATCTTGGCAAGGCCGTATGAACTGTCGGTATCTCCTTGTTCGGCCATCCGAATTAGGTCAGATTGAATGTCTTTGGCTGACGCAAGTAGGGCCACTCGTTGACGCACTACTGTGAGTTTCTTATACTTTTCCTTTTGGGTGCTTAACCACGGGCCTACAAAGTCTTCCCACCCTCCGCACAAAAGAATGCCTGCAATAATTACCACACCCATTGAAGCAAGCAGAGTCAAAAGAACCACCGGATTGGCAGGTTGTTGACTGACTGTGGTCACCCGCGAAGGCAAGGAGTATGGGATAGCCGGTGCAACATTTGGAGTCAAGTCAGGCATGACGATGATGTTAGTGCTCGAATGACTTGGGGGGTTGTAAGAGGGTCTGGGGACAGGTGAAGGAGTGTATGTTCTCGGTGCAGAGTAACTATGGCTGGGACGGCTGATACTTGGGGAGCTGGGGCGACTATAGCTAGGGGAAGGGCTACGACGGCTGTAGCTCGGGGTGCTAGGACGACTATAGCTCGGCCTACTATAGCTCGGGGAGCTTGAGCGGCTGCGAAAGCTACTACCGCCGATGCGACCAGCAGATGCAGCAAAAGCGGGGGACGCCGTCAATAGCATCGCAACCGTGAGCGTCAGAATTATTGTCTTGAGTGATTTGGTGTTCATGGGTTTCATTTTCATGTACTAATGGTAACGGTTCTGCAACGCAGAAACAAGGGGAGAAGCCGAAGGCTTCCGTTCGGTTAACCGACCTTGGGTTTCATCAATCACGGCATTAATCACTTCCACAATCAAAGCCGCCAAAGTCGTGACCACCGCAATCATGACCCCCGTAGTCATGGCTGCTTCCATAGTCATGGCACCCGGAGTTATAACTGCTGTGGCTACTATAACTAATGAAAGTATCATCGTCTACGTCTCTTGAGTAACGTTCAGTTGTAGCCCTTCTTCTTGTTTGTGATTTATTTCCTATCTCGGATCTCGGGCCACCTGCTTGGTGTTTAGATATGAAATTGACAGCGGCTTCTTCGCCGAACGAGGTACGAATGCGACTAAGGAGTATTGGATCTATAGGACCTTTGAAACCTTGATACAGGGCTGAGGGTTCAGGTTTCTCGGCAGTATCCTCTTTGCGTTTGACTTTGGGGGCTTTTTGAGTTAAGCTCATGCTTGCGGTTAATGCCGTAGTGATTAGGAGAATGGCTATGACTGGTAAAAGAAAGGTCATTTGTGGGTTGGTTGTAGAGGGTGGTGTGGGCCGGGTATCGCCTGCGGCGCCCGTCCCTGGTCGGGGGCTTACGCCCCCTCCCGAAATTTTTAGGGGGCTGTCATTAGATGGCTACCCAGCCAGCCAGCACTCTTTGGCGTTTTCGAGGATGACGGCACCAGTATTCACAGCATGGGGCCATAAATCTATGGGCAAGTGATAGGTTATTTGTATTGGGACTCCTCTACTCCCCAAGTCCATCCCTGCAATAAACCAGTTTGGGTCACCAAAGGGGATCTCCCCGTCATGGTGTCTCAGGCTGATCCAACTTCTTTGGGGGTTGGAACGCATCAGTGCCAAAAACAAAGCGTGCCGGTGCTCGTAGAGTTCGGCAAAAGTATGGTAGCCATCTGATTGGAGTTGGGTGCTTTCGTGTGTCATGGTACTGCTGTAGTTTAAATTTAAAGGAGGTTCCCCCTAAGGTATGCGATTGGTAGGGTAACTAAGCGATTTTGTAACTTCCCAAGGACAGAACATTCCCTAGTTACAATTGCTTCTATTGCCATCCAGTTGTTGCATTCGATGGTCCACCCATTCATACCCTCAATCGGTACTGAAACCTTGAAAAACCATTCGGTCATGAACGGTGTGATGTCCTCGGGTTCAGCAGCATCCGCAGTGATTACGGCTACCTGGCGCCCAGTTTCGTTGTCATACACGACTATACGGGCTTTGTAGGGGGTGTTTAAAACAAGTTTTGCTGTTACCTTGCAGTTCTTAACCATTGGTTAACCCCTTGGCGTCGTCATACAAAGCAATGCCCCACCTCAGAGCCCAACAACACCATAGGAAATGATAGGTGTATTCCGTGCAGTCGTATTCATAAAAGTCCTGGAACAAGTTAGGGTGGGCACTATGAGTAAATTCATAGGCAGCCTGCTGAGCGACATATTCATTGTCGTCTGCATAATATAGAATTTCATCTTCGACTTGCTGCCAGACATTGGCAATTAGTTTCTCCTTTTCGGAGCTACTATAGTCACCATCTCTCAAGCTTTCGGCCCAACTATCGAAACGATCCTTGATGTTTTCTTTGAAGATTCTGGGACTAAATTTGGATATGCCACTTCGCTTATCAATGGCTTGGAGCTTTTCTGCCCAGTAGCTGTAGCTGATTTGGTATCTATCGTGGCCCCCACGAAAGAACTCAAACATATCTGTCAAGCGACTAAACACATACGTGCCCATATCACCATTATAGCACAGGGAACCTGGCCATGTGATGATGTCGAAATACTGGTTGTTAGTGTCAGGGCACTTAAAGCGTAGGTGACGGTGGGTACCTTCGTCTTTGATTATGGTTAGTTGGTGGTTAGCAACTTGCTTTTTGAATAGCTCAAGTTCCACCTTGTGGTCTTCAGGTAGTTGGGACATTTTGGGATAGAGGGATGGCATTGTTGGCTGAGGAGTTGCCAATGGTATAGCATGGTGTAGGAGGGTATGGCAATTTACAGGTACTAATCAGGAACCACCAGATCCCAACTCTCAGGATAAAACCGGGGCTCGCGCCAATCTTTGATTATGCCATCGGGGCCAATGTTCAGAATGATGTAATCCCCAAACCCCTCATCCCCATGGCAAAGATAAGGGTCGGGAACGTAATAGTCCCTATACTTGAATAATCTGCGGGATGCACTACGCAACCAATACTCCCCTTCGTCACAAACTTTGTAATACACCCGTGCAGTCACCCCTTCAGGCCAACCCATGACTTTACCATCGCTGAGTCGGATCGTAGGGACCCATAAGTCTCCATTACGGAAAGGTATCAAAATACCATCAATGTCCCTGTCGCCGTTAACATGAGCATCTTCCCAATATCTGACTTTGGCGGAAACTTCCAAGAATTTGGGCTTTTCTGGTACTGGTTGTTCCGGTACTGGCTGTTCCGGCACTAGCTGTTCTCTTTTTGTAATTCTTTCACCCAATATCCCCTTAGCCGCAACTAAAACGTGGGGCCAGGTCCTCTTGGGGTTGGTATCAATAGCAATGTCCCCATGGTAGGGCAACCGCATCGTTTCCATCTGTGGTTCACCTAGGGGGATCACCTCAATAGTGTAACCTTCGCCGTCGTTTGTAAATGAGTTGAATTTTGTTGCTTCTCCGGAATATAATGCTTCGGCCAAACAGTCGAGTAATGCAGCCAGAGACTGGCGGTCACCGACGATATAAGCAGAATCATGCCAAGCGTCTTGGCCGTAAATGTGTAGGGTGTCCATGCTTGTGGGGTGTTTATGGTGGGATTAGCTAATTAGAATCGGAATTATTCCGGTTGCAGTTACCGAAAGTATTATAGGGGAAGATCCAGCCAAAGTCAATGGCTTGACTGGCTTTTATGTTGTGCAGTGTAATTATAGGGTCAGGGTCAGGGTCAGGGTCAGGGTCAGGGTCAAGGCCGAAGTCAAGGTCAAGGTCAAGAAAGAAGTTTGTTTGAAATTTCCGTCCGGAGGTTCAAGATGGGGGTTTGCATTTTGTACTCGATGGCTTTTGATAGCGCCCCTAGTAGGCCATCCTTCAGTACAGCATCGATTGTAGTGGTTACCTGCTCGGAATTATCCTGAAGCCAAGTGGTGATCGCTTTTTCCATCATGGGCTGTACTTGTTCGGTTACAAGTTCTTGGAATAGGGATGGTTTCTTTTTATCTCTACCGTAGTAACTCGAAGAGGGAACAATTCGTTCTTCGAAAAATGACTTTTCAATGGTTCTTTCTAGGAGTTCTTTCAAGTCGTCTTCTGAGAGAAGTTCTCCCATTGATTCACGGATGCGTTCAAACATTCGCTGTTGAAAAGTGTCTGCTTTTGTAAGTTCTGTCATTGTGGGTTTGGGGTGAGAAGGGTGTAGTTAGAAATCGGGATCAAGTTCTGTTGCGATGTCCATGAGTTTACTTCTCGTGGTATGACGCTGGAGACTTTGTGCTATTTCTGTCAGATTAAATTCGCCGGTAGCGTCATCATAAAAATCATTCGGTCTGGAATGCTCCCATAGGAGTTCCTGTTCTGTTAATACTCGGATAATAAACGCAACATGCCCACGGCATTCTTCACACGGCTTCACGCACGGGCCTGCAGACGCAGGGTATCGACGTTGGCATAGTGCATTTACCAGGTCTTGGGCGGTAGGGGATAGGTCAGCCATTGTGGGTTAACGGGGGGGGGTAGATTACTTAAGTCGGGGACTCTCTTTTTCGAGACCCGCCGAAACGAACCAGACAAGTGCCATGAAGCCAAGGATAGGAGAGTTTGCTATGAACGACCCAACCAAGCTGATCGTGCCACAAAGGGTGTAGAGTTGCTTGTCAGTCATTTGATTCACCTGTTTCAACACGCAAATGGCGCACAGTGGGGTATCTCTCGGTAAGTTCTGCGGTCGCGCCACAGTGGGTGCAACTATGCGGATACTCCACAGGGTCAGCCGGACATGCGACTTTACCATGGGATTTCATGGTCCCGATCCCGCACTTGTCGCATATGTATTCAACACCGACGACTTGGATTGGAAAGTTTCTTTCAGCCATTGGGGCCCTCTAGATCGGTGGCAATGGCTCTGGGTTTTCGTTGCACAAAGTGGTGAAGATCGCCACCGGGCCAGAACCTCTTTCTGTTGTTTAATGCCACCTCTTGTTCTTCATAAAAAGCATCTCTCCAGAAATCATTGCGAGGATCGTTGTGGAAGCCTTTGTATCCTCCGCGATTCTCCCGATAGTATAGAGTCATTTTTGAAGCATACCATTCGTCAAACTCCCAAACTTCTCGGGCAGACATAGTAAACTTGCACTCGGGGATGTCGTTTGTTTTGACTCCCCAAACTCCGGTATATGCCTCAGGATTATTGTGCCATACGTCTCTGGCGCTTAGCCATTCTCCCGAAATAGCGCACCAACTTTCAATGGGGTGAAGACCGCCCATGGCCACTCGATAGTGGATGCAGGATGAACAGGGTGACATTAAATGGGGCCCTCCAACTCGGTGGCAATGGCAAGGATCTCGCGTCGAGTTTCGTACCTGGCCGACCACTTTGCGGCACCTACATCACGAGGTAAGCAGTCGTTTGCAACTGAAATATGTAGATCAATATCAGGCACCACCAAGTCTGCCAGGGCGCGGATAGCGGCGGCTATGGCTTCGCGTTGATGGTGTGGCTCTGGTTTTGCTTCTGCGTTGAACGCATTTAGTACTGCTTGCGCGGCAGGAGATAAGTCAGCCATTGAGTCCCTCCAGTTCGTCAGCGATGGCGAGAATGTTCTTTTCAGTAATTCCAATATACTTGAGTTCCTGTGTAAGAGCACGAAGGGCGGCAGCCATACCCGCTGTATGCGGCCTATTATCGCGGTAAGCAATTAGTACCGCCTGCGCGGCAAGGGAGAGATTGCCCGTTGGTTTAGGGGTTGATTCGTTCATTTTCCTTAAAGGTTTAACAAATAGCTCGTGAGGCATAACATCATCCATTGGCGTTTCAGGGGGTTCGGTAGTTTCTGGAAACAATAGCCCCCCAGTTCGGGTGGTCAACAGAATTTTGCGAGGTTCAGATTCAATCATTGGGGGTCGTGCATACTACTTTCAATTAGATCGGCAATTTTATCTTTGGTAAGATGTGGAGGGCTCAAACGGATCATTTCAATCGCAAGGGACATCCCTTCGTCCATGGCATATTCGATTTGTTGTTTGATTAACGCCTTCACAAGTTGCGTTTGCTCCGGGGTGAACCCAGGTACGGATGTCCAGTCTATGTTGGGGGGTTAGTTGCCTCAAGCAATTGGAATAATTTTAAGGCTCTTTCTGTGTCAGTCATTGTTTCTAGGGTTGTACATAATGAATGAGTTTAACCATTAGGCGGTTGTTGCTCAAGATTCGTCCAAAATGTCAAGTTCGTAAATGCCAACAACTATCATTTTCTCTCCGTGGTGGTTTGAGGCTAAGTCGGAGATTTTGTGGATTGTTCTCCTAGTTAACTTCTTCACTTGGGCATAATGTGTAGCGGTTTGCACTTTGTTTGACCCTTGAAGAGTGAACATAAAATCCCTCCAAGGTTCCGTAGGAATAGGTACATTTGCTAGTAACTCATCGTCCTCTGCTGCCATTTCTTCGGTGTAAACCACGGGATCTCCATCGGGGGTTTCCATGACATGTATCAATTCCAAAAGTTGCTCTTTTGTGAAGCTCCCGTCTAATGCGAGTGAGTTTGGCCCGTCCGGAGCAAACCAGTTATTTGAATGATCCGGGCGATTAGCAATTTCATTAAATTTTGTCATTTTGCGTAGGGTTCGAACTGAGCGTTTGAGATTTTTTCGAGAGGGAGAGTCACCGTGCTGTCAACCCTGTGAATAAAGTTCTAGTTGTTGTCTTAGAAATTCTAAACCCCCGTTGATCTTATTGTAGGTATCTTCTATATCTAGAAAAATAAAGTATTCTACCTTATGTAGTTTTTCTGAAATGGAATCAACCTCGTCATTCAGGATTCTATAGCTGTCGGTCACTTTTTGAATGATTTCCTTAGGGGCTTTGGCCAGGAAATTAGTGTCCTCTAACCTACTCTTATCCTTGTTTCTTTTTATAATGGTTTTATTTAAGTTAACCTTGGCAGATTTAAATTCAGAATTGAATGATGATTCTTCTACGATTAAAGGGTCATCAAAACCATCACCCTCAGAGGGAGTTCTTATGAGACAATGATGTACACCGTTCTTTAAAAGAAAATGAGCATGTAATAGTTTTGGACTTAGGTCCGATAATACATTCCTCTCCAAGCTAACTCCAAACCCATCCTCAAAGGATTGGCTACAGATGTTAACGATGTATGGCTTCATTGGGTGGGTTAAATAGCGAGGCAATCACATTGATGCAATCTGGGCAGGGGACAAGGCGACCTTCGTCCCTGACAGTATAAGCAGCGTGGTCGATGTCCACGAAAGGAAGGTCAAAGTTACTCAAGGGGAGGCCGCACCATGACTGCTTTGAGAGAGCCTCGTGAGTGTGTCGTATGCAGCGGATGTATGAGGGTCGTGAAGTTTTCACTCTTCTTCCCCGTAGAAGTAAAGTTGGGGTTTCATGGCTTCTTCATACCGAGAATAGCCAATGAATTGGCCCGAATAGGCATCAACCCATGGTAAGATCCACTCAAAGAAGGCTTCGACTTCCTGACTATAGTTCTTAATGTCACCCTTTCCTAGAAGAGACCATTGCTTTGGAATTTCGTCGTATTCTAAGAATTTACAGTGCGTTCTCGGAGTGTAGTAGCTGCAATCAGAAAAGAGTCTGTGCCAACGGTCTGGGAACTCTATCAGTGCCTCGTCCGCCTCACTCTCTTCCAGTTTCCCGCACATTGCCTTGAGCACATGAATCACCTCGTCAGGGGTTTCCTGTTTGAGGTCCACATTCACATAGATTTCTGTGTACATTCCCATTTGTTTACTCTTCGTTGTTTATTTCGTTGTTGGCTAACTGCTTGGATTGCACCCGGCCGTAGCGTTTGCGGGCCCAGTGGGGGCAGGTACGTCCCCAATCTGACTTAGTAGACCAGTCTAACTTTTCGCACAGTCCCGCTGAATTTTGATTTTTAGACTTTACGAAGCTAACGCAGGATCCGCAACTTTTGCTCATTGCCTTAGGGGTTTAGATGGGTGGGGTGTTGGGTCCGGTGGCACCGGCAATGCCCGTATACACCATGAGAAAAAGAAATGTTTCAATCATTGCTTGTAAAGTTCAGACATAATCAATGGGCGGATAGTATTGTATTGGTCATTCTGGATCAGGAAGCGTAACATCTCCTCTTCCAAACCCTTAGTTACATCCTCAGCAATAGACGCTGCAAGTTTCTTTACGGCTTCAACTGCCGAAGCTCCATTATTTGCTTGAATCCCAGATGTTGAAAAAGTAACATCACGAGTAGTTTCTTTTCCGTTTAATTTCCACCTCGCCCGCAGTGTGCAATTATTGATAATAACTGAGGTGTTGTGCCAATGGTCTACAGCCACAGACAGGGAATTTTCCGGTGCGACTAAGTCTTTTGTGTATAGAGACAGGTAGTAATCAGAAAGCTCTTGCCATTCGGTAAGTTGTTGTAGCGGGGATTTGTCAGTCATTGTTTAATGGGTGTGGAATAATGGGTGTGGAATTTTGTCGTATGGTAACCAGTGAGTGAGGCTGTATTGGTGTCGTGCCCCTATTTTTAGATTCGCGCTGTCGTACCGCATTAACTCCCAAAACCCATCATCGCAAAACACCCAGATTTCCATGAAGGGGGACATGCAATCGTTTTCAGGGTCGGGTAGCCGTGTAGTGAAGGGGATAGGGGTAGTCATTGCGGTTGAAAGTCTTGGCGGGTTGGGGGTTGGGTCCGGGCATAGCCTGCGGCGCCCGTCCCTGGTCGGGGGCTACGCCCCCTCCCGAAATTTTTGGGTTTAGCTCAGAGGCAATTTGCCTTAACTTCTCAACGATTGTCATTTCGCCTAAAGCCTCTAAATTCTCAAATGTCTCATTGAAGTACAGATTCTCGCCATTGGGGCCAATCCACGGGGTTCTAGATGGGTGAGGGCACAGGTGGTTTGCAGCGGCCAGGAAAGCCACAGCCAGAATCTCCCGGTTAGCATAGCACGAACTGCACCCTTTCCAATCTCCATCCGACGGGTGGCAAGGCGGGTCGTTGACGTTGTCCCACTCCCAGAGGCACTGGGCTTTGGTTACTGCGTTGCAGATTGATTCGGCAATTTGGTTCATTTCAGTTATACAACTTTCAGAAAGTGTCATTTATACAACTTAAGATTCAAATAGGGTAATTTGATCAGGGTCAGCAAGCATGGCCTTTGGTGCTTTTACTTTTTCCGAAATTAGTTGCCGGTTAATCTCATCACACCATGTTTTATAAGGGTAATACTCCCTCAACCCAAACGGATAAGCCTCCCGGAGTTTGCTGCGGAGGATTTTCATGTCGGTAGTTCCAACTTCGGAGATAACACGGGAGATTATCGGAGCGGCTCGCTCTCGCCAGGTTAGGTATTTCATTGTAGGGTGAATTTATAAATTTCTTTTTTGGAGAGCCTAATGATTTGATTGTTTAGGGTTTCCACTGAGGGGACGATCGTGGTGTCATCCGATACCTTAATTCCGGACAAAACGACAGACCCGGCTCTGATTTTACGTCTGGCATCGCTAGTGCTTTTTACCAAGTTGAGTGTTTTAAGCAGGTTGGCTAGTGGTATGGGGAATGTAATGTCATTGAGAAGGGCGGTTGGCACGTTGCTGTCCGTAGGATCTGCCAGGCCAGAAAAGACGATGGACTCAGCACTCTGTTTGGCATCTAAGGCTTTGTCCATGCCGTGAAAGGTCGCTGTAACTTCGATTGCCATTTGCCGTTGCTTTTCACGGGGGTTGGTAGGGAAATCCCCCGGCTCGCAATCAGTAAGTAAAGTGATGAACTCATTGACGGCACTATCGGGAATTTTCTCCAGTTTGGAAAACATGTGGAGAGGGTGCTCGTTAATCCCGATGGTATTCCCAAGGCTTTTTGACATCTTTTGGTGGCCGTCGGTACCCACAAGAATGGGCATTAGTAGCCCGATTTGTTGCACTTCCGAGCCAAGTCCTCTTTGGATGGTTCGTCCGACACTGATGTTGAATTTCTGGTCAATGCCACCTAGTTCTACATCGGATTGGACAACAAAGCTATCGAAACCTTGCAACAACGGGTACATGAATTCGTGTAGGCTAATTGGTGTTTCGTTTTTTAGACGGTTGGAAAAATCTTGCTTAGCCAGTAGCTGCTGCACAGTAATTAGAGACTGGAGCTTGATGATGTCGTTGAGTTGTAGCGATGCTAAGTGGGTGGAATTAAATATGATTTCGCATTTTTCTATGTCAAGGAATTTTCCCATAGTATCCAGAAAGGACTGCCCATTGGCGCTCACTACATCAGGGTCAAGTTGCGGGCGAGTTGTGTTTTTACCGGTTGGATCTCCGATCCTGGCAGTGAAATCACCAATAATTACAACCGGAGTATGGCCATCTTGCTGGAAGGCACGGAGCTTTCTCAGAAGCACAGAATGCCCCAGGTGCAAAAAATCTGAAGTCGGATCGAATCCAAGCTTGATGCGTTTTGGTTGTGATAGGAATTGGTTTAGGTTGGTGGCAGGTAGTACATCAACGATGCTGCTTTGTATGGGTCTTATCATGTTCCTATTATAGGTTTACTTAGGGGGCAAGTAAAGGGCGGATAACCGAACGTGCCTTGACCCCGTGTTGTAAACAGTTTTATATGCCCCGGAACCCTAGTCTGTAATCACGGTATTCGTCGTCATAATAAAAACTACCAAAGTTATCAAGGTCTTGCAAGGTCTGAGATGGCCGCATTAGAACAGAGTTAAAGTAAGATCTGATTCTTAAAAGAGCATCATCTGTTAGGGAATGTTGTTTATGCAGAAGTTCACACAGGATCCTGTAATCCTTATCTTTCGCCAATGTTTCTGAAACTGCTGGGATATTTGTGCAACTATTAGCCACAGCGTACCTCACCCTGGGTTCAGGGTCTTCGGCTAATTCTAGTATAATGTTCTCAGGGATGCCCATATACCACCATGCTACCTGCTCTCTTACTGAGTATTCTGCATCCCTAGCTAGCCTCGTTAGCATCTCTTCGTCAACACGAGGGTTTTTAGCTGCAGAAGCTCTGACTAAGCTACATTGGTCTTTTGACAGTTCCCGTAAAACTTCTATATCTGGTGTATTTCTAGCCAGGTTCGTTTTGTGGGAAGTATCCGGGCGGAGTTGGTGGTTTGTCACGATTGGGGTTCTCTTATAGTTTTATGGTATTCTGGGATTACCTTTCGGGAAACCCATCCTAGAGAAAATTGCAGCTTTAGCCACAAGGTATTTGTATTCCCTAGAATTAAAACTAGGGTTGTGACCAAAGCGACCAAGATTCTTAAAAACCTCTTCTGCTCTTATCGGGGTCTCGTTGGTTTTTACAGAATTGAATAGAGCCTCATTAGAACAACCACTCAGCATACGAACTACCTCCCTAATTTCCATAACCGGGTTTCGCGACATTTCAAGATAATCATCGGGAGTCCGACAGAGATTTTCATCTAGATACCACTCTATGACATCAAACCCTGTACCGGTGATTACCTCAAAGTAAATTCCGTATTGAGGGTTCTCCCCGTATTCTTTAAGACTTTGAATTTTCTGTTCAAGGAGGTTTCTAGAAGAAATTCCTTCGGTTGACCAGCATGTGGAACAAAAGGACTTGCAGTGAGCGGGTCGTTTAATGGGTGTCATTGGTTTTGCGGTGTTTTTTTTTTTTCAACGTGATATGGCATTTTGATGTTCGTTGTTTGATGGGTTACTAATAATTTCAAGTTATGCCATATTTGCTATGGGGGTGAGCTTAAATACGCTTTTGTCACTAGACTAATTAGGTCAAGATTAGCGATATTGCTGCTCCAGCGGTTATAAAGTTTGTCATAGGCATATTTTAATTTATACGGATTTGATGTGGGAATTAATGTCAACACGGCAATTTTCTTGGGGCATTTCTCCAAGATGCACGCTACTATACTTACTAATGGCAAGGGGTGGCTTGCTATGTTGCGGTAGTCGTCGTCCGTAAGGTCATAGTCGTCGTCAAAGTATGTCTGAACCTTAAAGAAGTATGAATCACAGGGTGCGAACTCACCCACTTTAATGGAAATTCCCCATCGGGGGTGTACCATTCCGGTACGGATTTTTTAATGTAACCTTCTTCAAATTCCTCAAATACCATGGTAATCATACTTTGCCCTCCCCTAACAAGTCATTTATAAACTCAGAGATTTCGCTACCGAAAAAGATAGCAGTAGCAATGATGTCGATACCGACAATGCCAGCAAAGACCTTGGCTGTGCTCAGATCGTACCCCCAATTATTGGCAACATCATGTGCAACAATGGAAATAGCATAGAAGATCGAAAATTCAATGGCTTGGCAAACTAGGAAAATTAGGAGGAGACGGTAGTTCATTGGGGGTTCGGGATGGGAGCGTTTAAATGGTTGCGTAGTCCATTATAGTAAATCGGCTGGCTTTTCTGATAAGGTTTAAAGTATCGGCACTAATATTGGTGGCTTCGGGACTAGCTTCGGCACTGGCTCTGACTTTAGTGTGGGAATTCGCTGCATCCCTTATATCGTGGTGTGGGTCTCTCAAAAGCTCGAAAAGGAGACTCTCCGGGAGATAATTCAGATGGGGCAGCAGCATTATGCGAACGAAACAAGACGAGTGATTTAATATAGTTTCGTAGTTTAAGTTATTGATAGAATTTTTGTTAGCTGTAACTATAATAGAGCGATGTCTGTTACCATGTCGCTGGGTAAAGTTCCTTACCCGGATAGAAAAACCATTAGGTATGTCATTGAGAAAACTAACATGGTCCTGGTGAAGCTCAGAGATGTTATGTCTATGCCCACTGTAGATGTATATCCAAGAGTTTTGGGTTTGCAAAAAGTATTCCTTACCAATAGTCCAGGTTTCTTCCCAAATAGGTGGGTACATTACGGATACAGGCTCACACATAACAAGCAATGTCATTTTGCCTTTCTGCCGAGGCGGCTGCAGCTTCTTTGATTAGGGATGTACACATCGAAACTTGCTCAGGGGTCAAACTAGAATGGCATGGTCCTTCAATCTCCTCTATGGTGAAATTCTCCGGGTCGCCCCTTAGTTGTACGGTATATTTCGGCCTTTCTTCCTCCTCAATTAGGATAATTCTAGATTCCCCATTGAGAATTCGGTCCTCTCGGGAAAGTACGCAATTTTTAACTTCTCTCCCCCATTTGCCCAACTCGACCGTATCCGCAGGTTGAAACACCTTGTAGTTGTCTTTTCGGTATGGGGTTGAAATTAAGTCGTTACAGTACTTGGTATTCCCAGTGGATCTCTCAATGTAAAGGGCTGAAATATGGTCGTGGAAATCCCTTAATCTCCATCTACGGGGTCTAGGGACCGGTTCTGAACTTTTCCTTAGTATTTTATCAAGTTGTTCTAAGGTATCTCTTAATTCGGATTCTATTGTAACCAGGGCCTGTTTGCCGTGAACCCTGCTCAACATATTTAAAAATGAACGCAAACTAAGGTTATTGCCGAGCCAGTTTAGGCATTCGGTCGTTGCTAGATTTACACCGTTATTACTATAGAGTCCCCCCAAAGAGATAGACTCAATGAGTTTTTGGTATGTCTGGAAATGGTCGTTAGGGGAATCGGGCCAAATACGGGACAAGACACTCACGTTTCTCACGTAGTTGGTAAATAAGAATACATGAAGGTGGGCCCCCCACTCTTCCCCCTGGTCCAGGGCTTGCAAGCGGGTTGAGGCCAGGGTTTTGAAGTATGGGGTCTGCAAGAAGTCGGAAATATGATTTAGATCGCAGTCTGCTAGTTGTAACGCTTTGCTCAGTCTTTCCGGGAATTGCAGTTTGAGGAAATCCTTCAGTTCGTATGCCATTTAGGTGAAATTGGTTTCAGGTTGGTTGGTTGAGGGGTGAATGCCGGCTCCCATCATAGTAGCTTAGGGGTTTTAGACACGGTGCGGTTAACCGAAGGGTACCCTTATAGGCTAAGCATCGGCAGGCAACCGGTTCAGGGCATCCCGGATTGTTTCAATGTCCTGGCACTGTTCGCGGATGTCATTTGCACCAGATGCTATTGCGTTCAGGGCGGTCAAGGCTTGTTGGCGTGTTGGTGACGGTTGCCCACCACTTCTCAAGCTGTCTAAGGTTGTTCGTGTTTCACCTTTAAGCTCTCGAATTCTGACCACACTAGCTTCGATCCTGAGATCGGCATCTCTGAGTTTCTTTTCTAGCTCGGGCAACTCTGAGGCGTCTGGATCCAAAATAGTTGTTGGGTGCAAGGAGCGTAGTTTTTTGATGATTTGTAATTGTCGGCAATATAATCCGTACACCATAACCATGGTAACCAGTAAGCCAATCGTTAGAAAGATATCGTAGGTTGTAGTCATTGCGAGTCCGGTGAGTTTAAGTTGGCAGTTAAAGCCTTGCGAATCGTATCTGTGATTTCTGGCAAGTACTTGCCGTCTTTTTCGATTGTGCCTAGGAATTGTAGAGCCAACTCGTCTAGAGTTGGGGACTTTGGGCGCCGAATAGCACGAAGAACATTCCCAGATACATACGCTCCATTTATTTCCATAACGTTACAACAGTCATTCAGTTCACCATCGGCAGCACTTTGCTCTAGGTACTGGATATACTCTCGGAGATATTCTACAATCTTTTCTGGAGTTGGAGTAATTCCTTTCCACTGCCAAAGAGAAGGGCCGTCACCTCCAATTTCGTCAATGAAATTTGTGAGTGCTTCTGCCCACTGGTTTGATATTTTCTCGTTGGTGTGCCAAAGAACTTCAATTATTTCGGGTTCAATGGTGAATTCAAGTTTGGTGGTCATTGGTTGTTGTTATTGGGGGGGGGGGGTTTCAAGTTCGGTTGCGATTGCAAGGATCGATTCTCGGATTGGATTTCTCTTCTCGTACCAGCAACCTTGGATTTCTTCGTCCTCAAAAGGAACTACTTCGTCAGCAACGACCCTGAGAAACGCAGCGAGGGCATTGCCGTAATCATCAAAGACGCCAACCTTCTCAGCTACATCATTAAAGGCGTCCCATGCGGCTTGGGTTGTTGGTGAGAGGTTTGGCATTGGGTGTTACCGTAATAAATGTTTCTAGTTCGGGGCAATGTCAAATGTTAGCTTCGTGGGTTTGGTCATGGTTGGGTGGTGGTTAAGTAACTAAGCTTAGCGTTTTAGCACCGCGAAAACAAGTGTGGAAACCGGCGGTTCCAGGACGGCTAACCGACCCTTATCAAGCTACGGATAGCGTCTGCATTTTCCAGGAACCACTCCACTGCTTCCCAGTTATTTGCATACCAGTCATCTAGGGACTCTAAGTAACCGCCCCCAAAAGTCTCCTCATCATATGGGCGGCGAGGTGATACATGGGGCATGCGGCTAAGATTCGGTTTTTGCGATTCCATCTAATTCGGTGGCAATATCGCAAAGTTGATCTTTGCAGGAAAGTAGCATTCCGCCTTGAGAGCTTATTTCCGGGTCTAGAACAAGTTGATCAGCGGCGGCGCGAAGAACGGCAGATGCGATATCCCGGAAGGTGGCTTTGTCATCATTAGCCCAGTTCCAGCCAGCTTCTCGAAGGGCTTCCAGAACCGCCCGGGATGCAGGGGATAAGTCAGCCATTGTCACCATCCAGCTCGGCGGCGATCTGAGCGATTCGGCCCATTGCCCCATTCCAACCTCTCTCATATTCGTCAGGGGCTGAGCCTTCCCAGTCTTCTGTGCCTAGTTTGAGTTGGTCGGTAACGGAATGCAGGCTAGCTGCAATTTGACGGCGGCGTGTTGTTTCAGTATCGCCGAGTGATATGGGCAAATTCCACGCAGCATCGAATATGGTTTGGGCTGAGGAACTTAAGGGTTTGACATTCTCAGGGTCGGCCATGTGTAAGAAATATGCGGTGAGGTCGTTTTCTGCTCGTAATTGCAGAGCGGCACGTAAGAGAGGTGGAATCCGTAAATCAGCCATTGGAACTATCCAATCCAAAGGCAATAGCGCGAACATCTTCTGGATGAATGTAGAGAGTCTCGCAATCAACGACCCATGGATATTCCGTGAGGTCAGCAAGGGCGCGGAGGGTGGCAGCGAGACCTTTGCGGAAATCGTATGTTGGGGCTGAGTCTGAGCCACATGCCGCATCAACAAAAGCATCCTGCAAGGCTTTGGCGGTGGGACTTAGGGATGGCTTTTTGGATGAAGACACCGATGCAAGAACAGGCTCCTTAACGTATAACACTGATGCTAACCGGCCTGAACGTGTGGGTCGCTGAGTTTCCTTGCCAGTTGAGGGGTCGGTCCGCTTCTCTAATTGACCCATTTGCACTAATTCCCGACACCGGGCAGAAGCAGTTTGGTGCAACATTGAAAGGTCTTGTTCGATCTCGTCGCAAGTGGCACCATTGGGTTTGGTTTGGATGTGGTTGAGAACCTTTAGCCTTAGGCTTCCTGCGATTTGGGCAACTGAGTTAGCGGCAGCTTTTTGGGTTTGGGTGGCGGTTGGCATGGTGGGTTTTAGGTGAGGGTGGTGGGTTTGGGTGGTGGTTGGCATGGTGAGTGAGACCCCTCGTAGCTACTATGGCAGGCAAGCTAGGTGCGGCGGTGCTTTTACTATCAGCAGTTTGACCCTTAGGCATAGTGACCCACTGCTCTAGCATAAAAGTCATTAAGTGCCTTAAGCACATCAGGCTCTAACACAACCACAGGTTCATTACGGTGGTCATTTACCATTAGAGAAACGGCATATCCGTCAAACTGGGCATATACGCCATCGCCCAAATAGTCAATCCAGGGGTCTTTCATTATCAGTAGTTGAATTTGTGATCATTACAGCCATCTCCATCCAACCCCCCATAGTTGATGGGGCGGATAGCCTAATAATACGGGTAAACCAGTCCTTGTACCGGCCAGTGTAGGGGAATATGTCAAGAATAATGGATAAGCCATCAGCATTACCGCTAAACCATGTGGGGTACTTATCCCCTGCCTTGAGTATATTTGGGCCATTGGAATTCCTCCAATTCAGAGGCAATGGCACGGATTTTCTGTCGTGTAAGTTGGGTTTGTTGGTCCATACCCCAAATCATAGCATCTCTCCCGCTATTAAGATTCTCTTGGGGTTTGAGAAACATGTGGGGGGTTACCTCATCCGCAACGGCGCGGAGGGCTGAGGCCAGGCGCTCTGGGTCGCCTTCTAAGTAAATGCCATTTTCGGATGCGCTCCAGGCATTCAGAACCGCTAGCGAGGCAGGAGAAAGGAATTTAGTCACAGGGGTCTCAAAAATGTCAGATTTGCAGAAGGGGCGTGATACTTTGGTTCAGTCATTGTAATGTCAACGCACGGTCGGCTTCATACGTGAGCAGGGCTCGAAGTTGTTTCCGGAAATCGTACTCATGCTCTACCAATCCGCCCCACCAAATGTGGTCTAATGGTTCTTCTTCTGGTACAAGCCAGTCGCGAATAGCTCGGATTCGAGCAGCATTGTAGTCTTCGTCGTTTAAACACTCATTGGTGTTTCGTTCTATTGCCAGAAGTTTATTCTCTGCGTCATCTATAGCTTGCCACAGTCTAGGGCCGGATTTTGTACTCATTAGGTCTCTTCGTTTGGTTCAAGCGTTGAGTTCATTGATCTGCAGGCGCTTATCTTTAGGCCGTACAGGACGCCGCTTTTACTTACCTCATTAAAATAGTCACTCCAATGTGTATACGGCTCTGGGGGCAGACCCGAAAATACGCAATTGGTGATGTGAGATAAAGGACTGTTGGTATTCATTGGTGGGTGATTGTCAGTGGTCATTGGTGGATGGTTTGGTGGTTTGATGGTTTCAGTGTCATCGTCTTGTTATGGTATCTTAGCCAATTTACCATTTGGCCGAACGTTTTTTTTTCGAGAGTTTTGGTTTACTTTGGTCCATATTTTCAAAAGTCATCGTAATTGGCTCACTAAGAATATGGCTAATCCTATGTAGATAACTCCTGCTACAACCACAGTGCCAACGGCACCAGCGGCACCGTAAAGAAGCCAAAGTGGAATTGTGAATGTGAATGTCATTGGGTGCTTATGGTAATAATCAAAGGTGCGAGAAAGGGTGTCGTGACAAGGTGTTGGCCATAATTAGTATCACCATGGCCCATTGGGGCCGGTAACAAGTCCTACGAAAATAAAAACCCCTAAACACATAAACGCTAATGCCACAAGTGCGGCAAAGCCTCCTACTGTGTATAGCAGCCAGATTGGAATTGTGAATGTCATTGCAGTTTAATTGATCGAAGGTAGTGAAGCGCCAAGGCTCCGAAGCAAGCTAGGGCAAGCGTCACAATAATTGCACCGCCTCCTACAAATAAGAGCCAGATTGGGATGGTCACTGTCATTGGCGAACCTCAGGTGTAGCCCCTAGTGCGCGACGAATGATGTCGCATTGGTCGGATGTGAGTTTCACCCCTGACTTACCGCACGTCTCAAGTAAACGCAAGGCCTGTTCTTTTGGGGTCGGAGGTTGTGGGCGCCGAGCGCTGCGCAGTTTGTAGGTATCAACGTTGAGATCTAGGTCTTCAAGCCACTCACAGCAAGCTACCAATTCCATGTCGGCCGCCCATTTTATCAATGAGTCGATTTCTTCGAAGGAGAGCATCCAACCTTGCATACCGTTTATACTCTGGTCGGGTGATGCCTCCTTGAGTTTACGGATTTGGCAGTTTATTTGGTCTCGGGTGAGTGTCGGCGGGTCAAGGTTGGTCATTGTGGTTAGATCGTTGGTTGGCGGAATGTTGTCTCGTGATTTCATACGATTGATTGCATTAAGCATTTTTCTAGGTGTTCTTTTCGAAGGTTGTCCCAACACCAAGCTCTATAGTCTTTTCGGGTTGGTTCTTCTACGTGAGTGTCGTACCAAAAGGCTAAGAACTCTGATTCCATATCGAGTCCCGCCTGGTGCAGGGAGCCTGGTCCCCTAGCGTCCATGATTTTCTGGAGAGATATGGGTAATCCGGTTTCTTCTACCGGGTGTTGGTTGTTGTTCATTGGCTTAGACAATGGGGTGACATTCATCGCATATCATCATAATAAAGAGTCATTCTACGGTCGCATAGCTTGCACTTGTGGCATTCGCAATGGAAGTCGGACCATGTTTCTAGCATGTTCGGGCTTGACCATGACTCTTGTTCGGTGTTGCATCTTGTGGTTTTATCGAAGACATTATTCATCTTTATTGCGGGTTAATGTCCTTAGCAATTCAGGGTGTGAGGTCATTGCGGAATGCAATCCATAGGCGCTTAAAGACATTGTACTCACAGAAATCGTGAACCCTTCACCTGAGATCAAAAAGTTTGTCATTGGTTGACAGGTACCTATCATTCAAAGAGGCATTCGTGCTTAAGGCATCGTTGAGTTTTTCCTCTAGTTTAGATTTTTCCTGCCTGGTTTGGGTGAGGCTTTCAAGGCACTTCTCTAACTTGCCAGTCTCTACCCTATTCTCATGCTCTAACTTTGAGATTTTTCCTGCAACTTTTTCTTCATTAAATACGTGCCATAGGATTCTTTCTAGTTCGGGTTCGACGGCGAACAGGTGGTGGTAGGTGTCTACGGTGTCGTAAGTTTCTAAGTCCTTATGGGTATCATACAATTTCCACGGTCCCGGGGGAGAAATTCTAGGGATGCCCTGGGTTATCCTAAACGATTTACATACGTGGTGCAAAGGTAGGTAGGTCTCTTTTAAATACGATGGAATATACAAGGATGGTCCTCCTTCAACCCGGAGAGGAGACACTTCCTCAGTCATGTATCTCACACTTTCGTGATTGTATACCGGAATGACTTTAGATTGAAGGGTGTATAAGGTGGCGGTTTGCATTTTGTTGCTGGTAGATTATGCGATGGTATTCGATGGATAGGCAATCAGACGGGGGGCCGATAGAACCCGACGCCAGCAACCTCTTCCCAAAGCTGCCGCATCGTTACTAGTATAGCAGCTTGGTGCTTAGAGTCAAGCAGTCCGAAATCGTGGCGGTATCGCATGGCCATGGACTCAAGGAGAGCCGGGTCGGGCTGTATGGGAAAGTTAATAGCTTTGTCGTTTACCATATCAACATTAATCGCATGATAGTCGTTAATTCCCGATTTAGACACGATCCAGTCCCCGTCCCAGCGCTCAAAGGTGATCCATCGTTTGGTGCCAGGACATTTGGTTACCCTTAGTCTGTCACCTCGCTTTAAGGTGGTTTTGGCCTGAGCTGTTGCCAGGTGGCAAATTCGTTTCCTTTCGGAGTGGTCGGGTGTTTCAGTTTTAGGGTCTTGGGCAAGTTCTAAGTCAGTCATTGGGAGGTGGTATTTATTTAGTTTGGGCGGCGATTCCAGGCTTCAATCAGCGGCTCCGGGGTCTCTCCGGCAACTTCCATGCCAGCGGGGCATTCTTCGCAATCTATCCACCATGTTGGAGCGTAAGTATCTCCGTGATAGTCGGTGCAGTGCGGGCCTCTAAGGTTTATGCTTCCGCAATGGGGACATGGCTTGAGCGTGGTTGGGGACTCTGTGTCTTTCATGGTTTTTCGTTCGTGGTTGTTGAGGGATCCCGCATTCTACTTTTGAAATGATTCTCAATGTCGTTATCATCAGTGCTCACATGGGTTCTGTTGGGGTATTTTCTTATTGTTTTGCCCCATGGTCCATCGGCCACATTAACCATTCGTGTAAGTTGATAGGGACAATATTGGCCATACAGTTCCCAAATGCGCCTCAAGAGTGGGATTCTAGAGTCGTATTCTCGAAGAGTGGGGTAACCGTCGGGGAGTGAAAGGCAGGACGGAATTGGCTCACATCCAAACTCCCCAGCAAAGCCATAAATACTTTGAAATCCAGGTCCCCATGGCATCATCGTCACTACTTCGCTAATGAGGGGCTTACCAAATAGGGCCAGGTGCCACCCATAAGCGAAGTATACGAGTTTTTGCAACTTGGATAGCGTGATTTGCTGGTCATCTCGCCTAGCAGCATCTATGAACCAGTTGGCCACGGATAAGGTTTCTGGGTTATTCATTTATTTTCCGAATTATTCCAGGGCAACATCAAAGCGATGCTTTGTCGCAGGGGTTCTAGCCAATCATCTTCAGGGTGTATCATATTAGGGATCTTAGCGGTATACCACAGGCCTTCAGCCAAAGGGTATCGCGGCCGATGCGATCGGCGATCACCTTAAGCTCAGAAATATCGCATGGTACCCCCATCCAGAATACTTCTGGATCCACACAGGCAGACCCGGCATGGAACCCCTGAGCCTTAATAAGAATGTGGCCATCATCATCCATACCGTATTCTTGCCCATTGGCATCCGTCACAGTATTTCCCGCCAGCAAAACTCGAAGTAGGATTTCTATGGGTTCTTTGAGACTTGTGGGTTCTTTACCAGTTACAGTCATACTCCTAGCCCCACAACATCACGCAAGGTGCCGTCCGAATCGCGAAGAATCACATTGCCCCCTTGCCGACGGGTATCTATTGCTTTTTTGTAAAGGGCCATGGCGCGGCGGAAGATTTCACCACGGGAATGGCCTGTCTGTTCAACAAGGTCTTGCATGTCCTGGGCGAGGTCAAGTGGCATAATTACATCGAAGCGGCGTGGCGGTGGTTGTCGATTCACTTCCTCACCCCATT